GAAACTTATCCGCTACTATATGATTGACGGACGCACATACTACAAGGCTTCCGAGATTAATGATTTTCTTAAGATGAAAGGTGCCTTATGAAAGTAGTTGTAATAGAAGAGAAGGTATTTGAGGATCTTTTGTCAAGTATCGAGATGTTCGTTCATAAGTTTGAACAAACATTAAACAGTGAATCAGAAAAGCGTTTAGGAAGATGGTTGGATACCCACGAAGTGTGTGCCTTACTAAATCTATCCAAGCGTACTGTGCAGAGTTTAAGGGCAAGTGGAAAGTTGCCTTCGACGCAGATATGCAAGAAGAACTACTATAAGCCAGAAGATATTGAGAAACTATTAAAAGAAAGAAACGATGAATCATGATACCCATACTAACACTCATCGTGTAAAAAGAGCTATAGCAGCCTTTTCTAAAATGAGTGCTATCCTTGATAAAGTCAAGGAAAACTACAGGCCTACATTGAACGGGGAAAAACTGATAACCGATAAGGAATTGGCAGATTTTCTCAAAATAAACAAACGTTCACTGGTCGAATATAGGAAGAATGGAATACTGCCATATTACCACATAGGAGGACGAATTTTGTATAAAGAATCCGATGTAGAACGGATAATGCAAGAGAATTTCTATGATGTATTCGGCAAGAAGTAGTTTGAAGTGTTAAAATACCTATAATAACACTCTTAAAAACGCTACGAGACTTGCGTGTAAGCCGATTTATGCTTATCTTTGCATCGTTGAAATTCACATGTGCACGTAACGTGTTTCTGAAATAAGGTGAATTCTATTGTAGATTAAACGTGCCAGTCTCGTGGCTTTTTTATAGAAGCCAAAGGCAAAGCGTTGAGATACAAGTGCTTACAAGGACACATCAATCCCTGGTGGCACCACAATCCACTTCAGATTCAATTCGGAAGTGGATTTTTTGTTAGGTGGAATTTCATTATTGGTAGTCGCAAGACACTATGGATGAGGTTCTTTAGTTGAGTCCGACAAGGACACGGAACTCATTAAGTCGAAAAAGGGCGAGTGTACATTTTTTGAGGGTTTCATCAAATGAGTGTACCAAAATGCACACTGTACGTCCTGTCAAAATCAACTCATGGGGTTCATCATCTTCAGTCAAACTCAATTAAAGAACGATTATGGTGAAACTAAAATTCATTGTTCTTGATGGTGTGCTGGCTTTGCGCATCTCGGAAAACAAGGCTCGCTATTACAAAAGAGTCACGCATCTGCTCAAAGGAAAGCCCAATCTTGAAAAGCATTGGGTGAAAGAAAAGGAAAGGTTCTCGGCCTATGCAATATCCTATGCTGAGAACAATCAAATCCTCGAAGACTTCAAAGCCGTTTACTGGAAACTTGTGACGGAGCATCCAGAACTGACCGCCAAACAAGTGGCGAACTACTATAAGTCTAATTTCACCACTCCTGAAGCCAAGCCACAAGAGAAGGTATCAGAATGGCCAGTAGAGGAATACAAGAACTCTGTTGAGAAGTACCTGGAAACGGTTATCTTGCGAGAGAAAGCCAAGCTGGGCTGTAATCACGAAACGTATTACAAGTTGCTTGCACGGTGCCGTTCAGACATCCCAGGCTTTGACACGATGGCATTTTCAACCATTGACTACAATAAGATGGTCGGAATCGCCTACATCTTCGCAAGGAAAAGGGCCTACCGCAACACTGCCAAATCATTCCGTGCGTTGCTTGGCAGGGCGCACAAGGACAAGGACGTGATGTTCAATCTTGGGCAAATAGGCACATTCTGCTTTAGCGACTACAATCCAGACCGATATGATGTGGTAGAACGACACCCAGACGTGTTATCTGACGAGCAACTGAGGCGGTTTATGAATTTCAGCGTACAGGATATTACTCCATCGTACAAGGACAGGAAACAGGTGGAGCTTTACTACGATTTCTGTGTATTCATGTTCCACACTTTCTTTTCCCCTTGTGACGTAATCAAGGTGAAGCGCAGGGATATTACCAGAAAGGATACGTTATTGGTGAAGCGCAAAAAGACCCATCGCACGGTAGAAGTTCCCATTACCCCTATTGTCCGTGCCATCATTGATAAATACAAGGGCCAGTCAAAGGACGGGTATATTTTCCCGATAATGGACGATGAGTATGAAAAGAAACACGCCACAAAGGACTATACATACAAGAAATTCAGGGAATACCTGAACGTATGGCTAAAAGAAGTAGGAAAAGAGCTGGATACGGACTTCAACCTGTATGCCTATGTGTTCAGACATACAGCAATCACTGTTGCCATTAACAACGGACTCCCCATATCGTATATAGCTAATGCAGCAGGAACAAGCGTGGAAATGATACAGCAGCACTACTACAATGGCGAGTGTGCCAAGAATCGTGAAATGCTTACCTCTGTGTTTATGAGGGCTGGAGTTTAGATTTATATATATCACCAAAATAAGTGGTATATAAACTTGAGATTAGTATATAAAACGACCTTGTACCACTAAAATCGGTGGTACAAGGTCTTATAGGTGGTACAAACAAAACTACTTTTCGTTGCTTGAGTTATTCCTTTTCCTGTCTGCCAACGCCTTGTTTATTCCACCACCAGCCATGAAACAACCGACACACATCATAAAGATACCCAAGCTATCCAAATCTGTTTTGATATATCCGTTGCTGCACACATCGTATATGAGACAGAAGCAAACACACAGCCCCATAAAAGCACCGACAATACATGACAACACAAGCGCAAAGCTCTTGGAACTGTCGAGAGTGTCGGCTTTTATCAGACTCTTCAGATATTCAAATGCTTTCATTTTCCCAAGTAAGACATAATGCCTTTCACATGAATATCAACCATTGCTTGCTTTCCAGTATCGCTCATCAAGATAGCAACATCTTCCTTGTTGTCTTGAAACAAGTTTTCGGTAAGAACGGCTGGGCATTTGGTGTCACGCACAATACCATAGTTACCCACCCAGTATTTCGTGGCAGGAACGCATCTGTTGCCCTTGTAGCCAGCTTTGTCGGCCTCTTCGTACAAACACTTGGCAAGACGTTTGGAATTACTGGAAGCGTTGGGGGCAACCCATACGCTCCATCCTCTTGCGCTCATCCATCCAGAATTGCCAGCGGCATTGATATGTATTGACACGAGCAGGACGTTTGAAGTGCCTACCTTGTTGCAGATGGCATTTACCCTGCGCACCCTTTCATTGATTGAGATGTCAGTTTCTTCAGTTACTATTCGTTCCGCATCAAGTCCTTTTGCTTTTAATGTGTTTTCAAGTCTTTTAGCGATTTCTCTCGCCCAAGCATATTCTCTCAGCTTTCTGTCTGGAGAACACTTGCCTGGAGTGTTGCTTCCGTGGCCATTATCTATTAAAATCTTCATTATCATATTGTTTTAACGATTATCTGTCTTATAATGAATAGGCCACAGAAGCGCAGATAGTTGAAAAATCCCCATAGAAACCGTTATCCTATAGGCTTCTATGGGGCAAAACAATCTTAAACCTTAAAACTACTAATAACCAACTTGGTTGTCAAGCAAGCAGGACTTGAACCTACAACCTTCACCGTATCATGGTGACGCTCTACCTGTTGAGCTACTGCTTGGTGTATCAGAGGCAATTTCACAACTGGCTCGATACTTGAAAAAAAATTACCAAATGAGAAAGAGCCACAAGTAGGAATCGAACCCACAACCACGGACTTACAAAATCCACGCTCTGCCAGTTGAGGTATTGTGGCAATTTGTCAGGCAGTTGATTTAATCCTGCGCTGACCATTCCGATACTACCCACTCGGAACAACGTCCGCCAGCATACGTTCTGGACCCAACGACTCTGACATCACCTCGGTTTACTCCGATTAAGGCGAATGGCATGGGTGTCTTCGTTCCCTTGTACTTCGGGCTTATTTCCTCCACTGGGCGTAATGCTTCCTGAGATAGAGATAATACACATCATCTTCGTTCTCATAAGCCTCACGCTCAAATGATATGTTCCTGTAAGCATTGCCAGACTTGCACAGCCCGTACAACCATTCAATCACATACAAAACATAGAAGAATACATAGCCCAGCTCTTTCATCTGGGCAGTATGTATTGCTTCATGGTTAAAATCCGTACTTGTCATCCGTGCGCCTTTTCTCACGAAAATAACGCCGAATAAATTTATGGCTTTGAAACCCTTAAATGGTATGAGTTTATTCTCTATTACGACCACCATTTCTAAATTTAGGTTAGTGGAGAAACTGGGAATCGAACCCAGAACCCTCTGCTTGCAAAGCAAATGCTCTTCCATTGAGCTATAACCCCATTTGTTGCGGAGTTGGGAATCGAACCCAAGACCTTCAGATAATGACTCTGACGAGCTACCGCTGCTCCACTCCGCGATTTGTATAAGAATAGCCACTGCATATACCAGAAGGTTTACGAAGTGGCTATATTTTTTTAGATTTTCCTCAAAAATCACATCACAACCTGCCAGTCATCGGCAAACGCATCATCAATTGACGGCATCCAAGAATCAGCCTTGCCTGTATTTGGGTCATAGATGAGGCACTGGCTTGTGTAATCAATGAACCCTGTGTTGGCCATTATCAGGTATTTTGCCGACTGAGGAAGAGATTGCATTCTGGGAACAATATCGCTTCCGATATGGGCTGGAACCTGCTTAATGACAAACGGCCCATGCTACCCCCAGCTACAACGCCTTACACAAAGGCCAGCCTTCAGAAGCTCAATCGCCGCACCGAAATTGAACTGGTTAAACAGTTGTAAATGCTCTTCCATAACGTCTTCACGAACTTCCAGCATTGAGATATAGCCGCTCATTATGGATGCCTGAGCAGACAGAAGTCCACGAGCCAGTGCGCTAAGTTTTTGGCCATTAGCACTGGAAAGAAAAGCATTGAGTTTGTTTAACCGTTCCTTAATCTCTCCACACTCAATGTGCATACGGTCAATGGCTGTTTCTGAAACTTTGTATGCCTGTTCAAACGCCTCTGCTGGAGACCAACTGATATAGCCATCCTTGTACTTCACGATATATCCTTTTTCTGAATTATCGTGAACTTCAGGGGCGTTTATATACGGATTGCACCCTGTCTTCTTGACGTAATCACCCAGAGTCATAGGCTCTGCTTCTACCTGTTTTGTTCCAATGTACTTCTTCATATCAAGTGAGTTTATGCGCCAGCAGTGTAAGTTCCAGTTATAGCAGCCGTAGTGCTATCCGACAGATGTGCCGTTCCTGTAATGTTTGTTCCAGTAATATTCAACTCGATAGAAGTGATTTTGGCTCCAACATCTCCTTTATCGCCTTTCGCTCCATCGGCTCCAGCATCGCCCTTGTCTCCTTTGTCTCCCTTAGAACCTGTAGCACCTTTTTCTCCTTTCAAGTTTTTGAAAGCAAAACTTAATGCACCTCCCTGAAGGTCAACAGAAACTTCTGGCGTACCAGTATTGCCATCCACAGTAGCAGTTGCGGATGTTATAGGAGAATCTCCTCCACTTCCACCGCTGCTGCCAGCATTTGACTGTACCACGACTATCTTTGCCAACTTTACAGGAGTCTCACTAACGATACGAATCATCATACCAACAGGTACATCCAGGTCGATTGTCCGCTTTCTGGGGTCAAATTCAATTCGGCTGTCTGCGCTTGGCTCCATTCCTTCCATGTGCCTGTAGATTGCCAACGGCGTTAATTTCCCATTGTCTATCTGCACTACGCATGGGCCTTCAGACTTAAAATCTGCTTCATAAACGCCATCTTTACTCTTAAAACTTATATCCTTCATTGTCTTATGAATTAAGTGTTTTACTAAAGAATAGATAAGCAGACTTGGTTAAGTTGTCTGCTTATAATTATCATTTACATATTTAAGTCCGAAACACCATTTAATCATCCAGCGTTGAAACCAATTTATAGGCTTATATACCGATATTGCCGTTTTAGTCGGTTCATGGACCAATTGGGCTACCACTTTGGGTAGCCCAGTAATTCTATATCTTTCGTTCTCGCTCATGGTATCCTGCTTATATCAATCCAGTAAACGGAGACGAAATAGAACAACCATCCAACGCATAGCCTATAGCCACTATTGCACCACCGATAACAGTAGCCGCAATATCCAGCCAATCAAATCCATTCTTTGTTACTGGCCATCCCTTACATCCTTTATATGCCCAGTCCTTGTACTCGGCAGCAAGAGCCGCCACGATTGCTGTTACAACACCAAACAGCATTGCAATAACCAACCCAGCTACCAGGTGCTTAGGTCGATTGCTTTCTGTAATCCATTTGAAATACTTTTTCATATCAATAAAATTTTATCTATCTAAGAATAGAGGCAGTCTTAAATTTGCGTTTTTGAAAAACGGTTATTTATTACCAAAATCAGCAGGAGTTTCGCCCCATCTGCGATTATCCCAATGTCGGACTTCAATCGTATCAACATCAGTTGCCAGTACACGAAGAAACAGCTCGGCCTTCTTCAGTTCATTGTTTCGTTTATTGGAAGCCGTTGATTTGGCCTTGAACCAAGCAATAGCGGTCTGTGAGTCTGTATAAATGATACGAGGCTGGAAGTCATTTTCAATTATGAACTTCACAGCCTCGACCACAGCAAGAAACTCACCAATATTAACCGTTTGATTACCTAAGTCTCTATAAAAGATTTGCTCTCCAGTAGCAAGATTGACACCCTGATATTCCGTCTTTGATTTTTTTGTGGAATGTGCCGCATCAGTTGCGATTCCACACACAGGACGTTTCATTTCTTGCGTCTGTTAAATCTTCCCCATCGGTCATTTTCCAGCAGCGCAAGTATCTCGTTTGCAGCAGTGTCGAAATCTTCCACGACCTGCAATATATTCTTTACATCAACCCTCCTCTCCAGTATGGCCTTGCAAGCTGGAAGTGACTTGATGGACTCCTTGCGTCCATTAAAGGGGTCAAATCTGATTGTCTTATTGCCAAATTTGACCTCAACAAGATATATGTTGTTTTTGACGTATGTCTTAGTAACCGTTGCTTTGAATTGTACAGGCTCGGCAGCAATTACAACATATCCGTTTCGTTCTGTCATCGGGATAAGGGTACAATCATACAACACATTCAGAAGAATCTCGCTTGCCAGCATTTTATCAAGGATACAAATCTTCTTCGGATATTCCGAATCCTGACGTACTCCGCAGATTCTACCTGTTTTTGGATTTTGAGACACAAAACTGATGATTGCACCAGTCTGGTCTGATTTAACGAATTTCAGCTTTGTGTACACACGAGATACCTTTGCCTCGTTCTTGTCTGAAGTTGTGCTTTTATTGTTCATTCTTGTTTGAAGTTAAATAATCGTATAACAAAAAACCGCCCCCGATTAATTCGAGAAGCGGTACAAATGTACTCAAAATACAGTTATTTCAACTATAATAATGAGATAATTTTATTTGCAATATACTGAAAATCAGTACAATTACAGTTAAGTTGATTTTTGCTTATAAAGTCATGCAAACTCTTATCTATAAGCAAGTAAGCAATTAATGAAAAATATCACTTACCGTTAAGTCTAAAATTTTTTCAATAGTCCTCCCTTTCTTCTTGTTTTAATCGTTCAACATCTGGATAATCGAGTTCCCCAGCGTCATTTCTGTATGTTACCATCTTCAGTTCCATGCCTGAATCGGCCAATTCACTGATAAGAAAAACATCCGATACTGGAAACACGGCCATCTCTTCGGTTGAATTACATTTGTTACCTAATGCTTGGGCTACTTTTGCAGCATCATCTGATAATGCAACATAGTTTGTACCTATCTGGAACAGAACTATTGCCCCTGGCGACAAACTCTTGTAGTAGTTATACGCCTCAATTTGTTTCTTGTTCATAATTCTATAATTTATTTAAGTCAACTGAAAGTGCAACGCATTTATCACACAAGCTATCATTGCGAATGTATTGTGACTTTTTCATTTCAACCCCACATTTTTCGCAATAATACTTAGGCTTGTGCTTACTATACACCATATTTTCCGCAGCATACCGAGATATTTTATACTTGTTTGTAAGCATAAAAAATATCTGTGTTGGAGTATAATTACCCATTTTCTTTATCTTACCATAAGTGTACCTGACAAGACATTCTAATGCTGCGCTTTCTTTCAGCATACCCATAGCATATAGCTTTTGGAGGTCCATAACGGACACCCCTGTCGCATCTGAAAGTTTTTCTATCTCATTATTGTCAAGACGTATCATTTCATACCTAACAATTTTGAAATTATGCCAATTAAGATAAAAAATGGAACAGTACATAAAACTGGGAATATGATTCCGTCCTGCTGTATGCCCCAGGCCGCAAGCCATAATGTTACAAAAATAATGACAACAAATAAGAATACGTTTCTAACTATACGCCAACGCTTATGTTTTCGCATATCGTAAGGTGTTTGAATTGGAACAGGGTCTATATCGTTCAGTTCAAACCCATGAACCATACAGAACATCTCAGCCAACTCTTCATCTTGTGTTGCCATATCTCGCTTCAATTTCGTATCAATTCCATAATCGTTACGGTATCTACGGAACCAACAAATCATACGGTCTTTTTTATCTGCAAATTCGCTTTGAGCAATACCTAACAATTCCGCCTCCTGTTCAAAAGTAAGTTTTATCGGGTGCTTATATAACCAAGGCAAACAAAGTTCGCAATATGAATCTGAGTCTGCGTATAATGGCATATCTTTCCAACAAAAATCCACAGATTGAATAGGATGGTCTGTTTTTACTGTTTCCACAAACCTATCTATTTCATCTGGTGCAATATCTGGATGCCTTGAACGCAATCCTCTTGATATGCTATTCCTATTTTTAAGATAGACATTCGTAACCAGCCAAGCCTCATCCATAAGATTCCAGCATTCTGTACAATCGTCACTAATCTTAATCCTATATGGATGAGATTTTGTTGCTAACAGAGGAGCTATAGCACTATTCTTTTTAAGAAGTAGGTGTTTCTGCATTTCTCTCTGATTTAATAGCTGATTTTATACTTTCCACTTCTGGCTCTGAAAGTACACCAAGTTCTGCCAACGAATCGGTTGCGTTGTTCAGAAGCTCCAAATGCTTTTCGTCTTTCCAATCGTTATTTATCTTCATTTTATCCATAATCTATTGAGTTTTATTGTTTGTTATTACCTTATCTAAAATCTGCAATTCATACCCAAAAGCATTGATTATTGCAAGAAACACATCAATCGTTACTCGTGTCTGGCCCCGCTCGATGTTGGCAACAGTGATATGAGATATATTACACTTGCTGCCAAATTCTCGTTGAGACATCTCATTTTCGTTTCTAAGCGTCTTAATAAATTCCACTATATCGTCAGTAGAATTTATGTGTACGACCTTTTTTCCAAAAGATAACTGAGCAATAGTTCCTATAGCATTCATATAGGAAAGCCAAGTGTTGCAGTTGTAGTTAAACAATGCTCTCTCCAGCCTATTGATTATATTAGCTCCAGCATCCATTTGTGCGCAAATTCGTTTAATCAGAACGCCATTTTTATTTCGATGCTCTTTGAGTATTGAACTTAATTCTTGTCTATTCATATTATTACCAATCAATTACGTTACCATGCAAAGGTAAGCAAAATAAATGGTATTACCAAATTATATACAGAAAAGCCATAAAATTATCGGAAAATATGGCTATTTCTTGTTTTTGATGTATTTTTCAACTTTATCTCGGACTGATTGAATATCGCTTTCTATTTCGTCTAACCAGCCTATTGCCTCTTGAATAGAATCTCCAGTTTTAGATGACTGAAGGCCATCTGGAAGGTTGTCGAAGCTATCTTGTTCATCACTACGGATGTCTATCACTTTGCCCATCGCATCATCGAGATAGCCGTAAACATCCCAGAGTTCTTCTCTACGTTCTTTGTTCATAGCAATTACTTTTTAATTATATTGTTCTTTGCACCAATTATCAAACGCAATCCCATTACTAAGATTTGTGTCAAGGTTCTCCCAACAATCAGTAATGAACATTGCAATATCAGCATGGTCGGCATCGGGATATACGGATTGTAAGTACCCTTCAGCATTTTCTTCCCACGACTCAAAATCCCAGTCCTCAATCTCAATATAATCATTCAGATTGTGAATAGGCGACTCGCAGAATATTGTTCCAAAACGGTTTATTCTCACAGTCTTCTCTACTGTTGCTGGAACGGAATCGTCATCATCATAATGCCTGATGTCATAAACATACTCACGCCCCATCTTATCGGAAGACGTATCAACAGGCTCATCAATAAACAATCCACGGATTTCTTGTCCGTCTGCAAGATACAATACGATAAATTCAGGAACATAATCCTGTTCTTGCATCAGTTCTTTCAAAGTCTTCATCTTTCTTCTGTTTGATACGGTTGATATTTATGTACCACTCCATCGGCACCTTTATACTGGCAATCACCGACATAATCCAGTTCATAATATACGCAATAAATTATGCACTCAATGTCATCCAGTGGTTTCTGCATTTCCTCATCTGAAAGGAAATAGAAAATTTCTTCGTCAATGGCCTGTGCTGTTTTGTCAACATAATCTCCATCAGGACCAAATAACTTCTCATCAAGACGTTTATCTACGGCTCTTCTCGTTAGCAAAGAATCCGTTTCTTCGTCATAAAACGTTACGTCAAAAGCATCATAGAACTTGCCCTCGTAACCAAGCCTTATCTTGCTTATCATAATTCAATTTGTTATTAGTTAAACCTTTCTGACCACGCCACAAAATCCTCTCTCGCCTGAGCAAGAAATTCTGGTGCCTTGTTTTTCAAATTCTCCAATCGGGCAACTGGAACTCCGTCAAAGGAAATATATTCTTTTCCATTAAATTCCATCATTTGCAACCTCGTACAACTACGGTGTTTCAAATATTCGTGTCTCTGTGCATCTTTGCGAGCCTTTGCGCTCTTCTTTACGTTTAACCACCAATCTTTAATGGCCGATAAAAATTTTCTGATTTCCATTATTTTATTGTTTTGAATGATTCTTCTTCTGAAGTGCGATAACGGATGTCGGTAATGGTTTCAAGTATATCGTCATCATCGTTTTCATATACATTGATTTGCATATTGTTTACGGTAAAACCACCGTGTTCATCCTTATCTGCCAAAATCTCAAAAGTTATCTTTGTTCCGTCTGGCTGTGTTGCGCCAGTCCACCAATCCCACATATCTTCGTAATGGTTTTGGTCTATCAACTGGGTGTGAATACGGCGCACATAGGTCTCGCCTTTGAACTCGAACATGATTTCTACGAATGGTATGGCATCCAGCAAATCAGATAATGGCACCTTTGTGACTTCGTTGGGAGCGGTCAAACATTTAACTTTACCATCTTCCAACGCATATAAATGATTCTTGCCTGATATTTCCACTCCTTCAATGTCCTTCATGTACATTGTCAGGTAGTAAGTATGACCAATCGCAATGTCATCAATATTTACATCAATTTCAGTTGCGTATTCTTTTTCCAAAGCCTCTATTTCTACATCGCCATACTTATTAATCCATGCCTTACAGATATACACATCAGTCGGTCCTGAATGTTCGTGGTTTACCATTACGATTGGAATATCGTCCACTTCATAAACAGGGATATAATCATCACTATTTTCGTCTTGCTCTGTATCATACCAAGTATATGAGCCACCATGAGCTTTCAGAGCTTCCTTTAGCTCGGCAATCTCCATCTGTTTGATGTGTTTGCCAACTTCATAAAAATCTGTTCCTTTCATTTCTTCTTGAATTTAATTTGTTTCAACTTTCCGTCAACGAACAACTGCTGTTTTCGCTGGCGATATATTCTTTTCTTCTCAGTCCAATACTCTTTTGACCTTTTGCAAGATTTTGTATGTGGCTGAGGGTTGAGAATGTTCTGGATAGAGCGTCTGCTGCACCCAAACATCTCAGCTAATTTACGCTGGCTGTACCCCTCACGGCTCAGGAGCTTAATCGCTTCTTTCTGCTCATCGGATAACTTCCTGCGTAAATCTAACTTCGTTCCTGTTATCGGTATCTTTTCACTTTTGTACGGCATTAATGTTTGTTTTAGAATAGTAAAAATCCGAGCAGAAGGAGTGAAAACATATCCACTTTTCTGCTCGGATGCTCCAAATTATGACAACTACAAAATGTCTAAATCGTTATCCCAATTCCATTATTCAGTCTCTTTTTCTCTGTTTCCTAAGTAGTCATAAACTGAATCATCTCTCCAGTTTTGTTCCCACTCGTCTTTCATCATAGACATCAGAACTTTTGCTTCTTCATCATGTCTTTCATCTTCAAAATATGAATCCATTGAATCAAACAAGTCTGGGTCTCCTTCCATACCACTGTTTTGCAATCCACAATCTTCAAACCTCTTCAAATTATCAGTAGTAAAATACATTGTGTAGTCCTTTCCATAAAAGGTAAGACTTACTTCGTATGTAATTGGGTATATGCAGTCATCGTCACTATATCCCCAGTTATTCAAGTCAACCATGTTGACCACAAGATTATCATTCAGTTTTTTCATTGTTTATTGCTATTAAATGATTAAGACGTTTTACCGTTTCGGCATCAACCACTTTATTAAACTTTCTGCAAGAACTCTCATGCAATCCAGTAGCAAGTTTTCCACATACGCAAAACATTGATTGCTTATCGGAAAGTTCATTAAAAACTCGTTCTCTGGTTAACACAAAATCAGAGAAGAAATGGGTTTTAAGCCATTCAATTTTATCTTTTAAGTTCATATCATATACAATCGCTGCAATGAGCGTCTAAATTGATTATTTTATCCAGTCGTCATAAGTTTGCTCCCAGTTATCCATTAAACCAACTCTGGCTCCAAAAGCGTTATAACAACATTCTACCGTTTCTTTTGGTGGTAAATATCTGCCGTCACTTAACATAATATATCCATCGTTTATTTGCTGTTGAAGAAATGTCATATCAACTGGCAACACTTCATCTGGAAATAAAACAACATTACCTTTACTTGTCTGATAGCTGATTCTTGGTATCTCATAATGACCATTCTGACCAGTTAGTAGCGAACAAATACCAATTTCACCTGTGATTAAGTGAATTTCTGTAAGTGGCGAATTTGTGACCATGAAATATGCGTTCTCATCATTCTTAAAATGATTGACCAGTCTGCAAACTTTTTCCTCATCACAATTTTCTATTCGCATATCAAATCTATACCCAAACTCATAATGGTCTTGAATAAAACCTCTTACATTACTCCACGTTCTTACGGACAGGAACTTTGGTACAGGTAGATTAAGAGTTTTCTCAGTTCCATTGTCATATTTAAGCTCATGCTGAACATATTTTCTACGAGCTGGTATGAGTTGCATATCTATGATGTCAAAGCTCTCGTCATATCCGTTTTGAGTGTGGTATTCTTCAATGACTACATTTTCACTTGTTGTCACTTCATCTACTATTTTTTGGAACTCCAATTTAGCATTTGATAACAAATTGTTTGTGTCCATCTTGTCCTGCATAGGAATCTGGGCTACAAGTTTTATCGGATATTTCCGTTCTTCATTGTCGTAGCACATATTCTCCACAACTCCGCAATTCACCCTGCCACATTTTTCGTGGAAGAAATTCATTGTACGAAGAACATCCTGATTGCTGAGTTTTGTAGGCTGGGTAACAAATAGAACATAACTTACTTTCACCCGACTGAGAAGTTCTATGTGGACATTTGTAACGCTTGGTGGAGTATCAATAAGAACAAAGTCGGGATTAATTTGCCTAAGTTTCTTTTTGGCCATTTCAAGATATTGCCTGACCATTGATTTTTCCAAGTAAATAAACTTGTCAAACATATTTCCAGAAGAGTGTACCCAAATGCTTTCTTGTGGATGTTCTCCGTCAAACTCCGTGTTCATTGATGGAGTATTTATATCCGCATCAATGATAAATACTTTATGACCTTGTTCGGCAAGCAATCTGGCAATATTTGCGGTTGTAGTGGTTTTCCCAACCCCACCTTTTCCTGAATAGACAATTATAGCTTTCATAGTGTCTCAATTTCTTTTTCCAAACTTTCTATCTCGGCATCAATCTCGGCACGTATCTGAAGGTCGTGCTTATCAAGAATGTCAGAAATGTGCTTAAAATCGTATGGATATAGCTCTTCCCCTTTGGATTTGCTAACGTATGTAAGTTTGTTGTCAACCCTTGAAAGGTCTGCCTTTATCTTCTCCAGAGCATCAATTCGATAATGAATTTGGATTGCTCTTTCATATTGTTCTTTTTTCATTTTGAATTTTCTTTCTGAAGTGGAACTTCGATTAATTTGTCATCTACTTTATTGATTATCTCAACAGCAGCCTGAAGAAATGCTTTGTTGGCCGCACGTATGCAGCCTAAGCCAAACTTTCCCATCTTATATTTATCAGCTGTGAAAACTATATACTGCTTTGCAAACAATACACAGATACAACACTTCAATCGTTCAATCATTTCGCACCTCCTTATCTTTATCTTCTTTTATTTCGTTCTTTACTTCTTTAAGCAGCTCTCCACTTATTTTGATTGTGTAAATCTCTGAACCATTTTTAGTAATTGCGATTTCACTCGTTTTATGCTCAATGCAATAATTCCGAGCATACCATTCAATTATACCAAGTATCTCATTTTCACTTATTGACCTCCTATCTTCCAGCATTAAATTAGGATTTCGCTTCGATACCTTGGCGATATAGATATTTCGCCATCCAGGGCATATCTTGTAATCTTTTGCACTCATTGATTGTATATTTTAAGCTGTTTGAGATTTCATATACTTGTCATATTTCTTCTTCAGATACGATACGACTAATGGGTCATCAACATAATAGTTGTTACCTCGCTCGCCAGGACAAATTGAAACATAACCTATCCCATTACTACATGGCCGTTGATAATGATTATAATCATCCAGCCCATCACCTTCGTATATGTATGGTATTTTAGAGAAATACTGTATAATTTCACGCCGTTTTGCCCATTCTGTTTGAGGCCATCTATTATAAAAAAGATTCCGTTCATTGTGTGTGTTTACAGCAATGTTAAACTCCTCTTTAGTAATTCCTCTAAAAATCTTCTTACGTCCATCGTAACGCTTATCATACCAGCGTTCTATGTTGAATATCGCTACCTTCATACCCAACCTCCAATTAATGTTCATAATCATCTGGAGTCAAATGATTGATTGTGACTTCATAATTGTCATCTTCAATCACAGCATAGTGGATGTTATCCAAATCATACTGGCACCAGCATATCAAGAAGCCACATACCAAATCTTCTTCGTCAAAACTTTCGCCGTATTCCTTAAATTCCACATCAATAAGGAATTTAGGCAATTCGTTCTTCCAAAATTCTTTTGTAACAGAAATTACATCAACATAACTTCCGTCATTATCCATAACGACTATCTTCATAGCTCAACGGTTTTTAATTCGTACTAAGCAATCGCAATCTACAACACCGCCAGGAAGTCCAAATGCAGGACAATTACTGAAATATTCTTCGCTATCATTTACTGGAGAAACTATCTCATAATCATTGACATTAAGCCAATTATTAATCATTTGTATTTCTTCATCAGTCAGACCGTCTATATCGCCATTAACGATATAACCCAATGCCCATGACGGCACTCTTTCCTTATATGTTTCAAATTGCTTTTGCATAATACGTTTTGTTTTTAATCTGTTGTTTGGTAATAATAATCAGCATCCTCCCCTTCCAGAGTGTCGCAAGAATACTGGTCTGCTTCACGCCATAGCCTGTCATACAGCCTCGCAATAGAATCGTTGCCAGAGTCGTGGTGCTGCCAAATTTTCCAGTTTAATACCATCACAAACTCGGTAAGGTACACAACGCCACCGACACCGTTCTTCAAATCATTCATAGAACGGTTATAAGTGTCTTGCACAGCTTTCTCGCCAAACTTATCTGCTATTGAAAAGTCCTGCCAATAAGTAGTCTTCGGTTTATAACCAGTCTGGGATTCTATACCCCAGACTGGCAGATTGTTCAATGAGTTTTCCATACGTCAATTATTTCGTTTACTTGCCCATTCCTGGAACTTGGCGTTGATGTCAATATGATTATCTTTCAACGCCTGACGAAGCATACCAAGCATCTTGTATCCTTCGCCGTTCTTCCCACACTCTTCAGCGTAATTGCCAAGATATTCAAGCGATTTATCTTTGCTCAACATTCGTCCGTTCTTTCCTCGCAGTATGCAGCCATGAAAGCGTATCATGTTCTGCAATGTGAAGAATGCTCCAGAACCTTTGTATGCGTCAATCCAAACCTTGTGTTGAGTAGTGTCCGAAGGAAGTTTCACACGATATTGATTGAACAAAACGACAGCCTTATATAGTTGCTCTGGCGTTCTGGCATCCAGCATAACTGTTAAAGCCCGATACACACCCTTGACAACCTTATTATAGATGTCGCTGGTAAACATATTTTTTCCATTGATACGCTTGTACGGAATTTTCTTGCAAGTATGAGTCGGAAGGCCATCAATGTAGTTGTTTAGGAGATTTGTGTGTTCGTTTGCCATTTGTACTGCCATTTCCTTGTTGAACCATCGGTTGCGGTCAATGAAATTGCGATTGTCATTGTGCTTGTACATCTTCCACTGGGCATACAATTCATTCTCCAGCATAGTCCACTGGTAGTTGTAGCCAAGACGATGTAGCTTCTCATTGTATGAGGTACGGCAGCACTCAGGATTTGTTTCAGCGTACAGCATACGAAACATTTGAGCCATTACCCAACGCCTGAACAGCTTACGGCTCGGAATATCACCGTTCTTCCTGATTGCATTGAAAATTGGGTCGTTCTCATCCAGAACATCAAACCTAACTCCATTGTATTTGGCAATCATTTCCTCACCGTTGGCACCCTGCATTGCGAACAGGTTGCTTACATCAACACCAGCAGCCTTCAGAGCCTCAATGCGCTCTTTCGCCTTTGTGATTTTTCTACTTCCAGCCTGTTCAATCTCTGGATGGATTTCACCAAGATTTGAATCCTTGCCGATTACAATACCGATTGCAACAGATGTCTTGTCTTCGATTTTGAACTCGGTGCCACACTTAGGGCACGTTACTTTTGTAGTTGATTTGCTCATAATTGAATATTATTTAAGTTGTGGATTTTCTAACCAATCTCTAAGGATTACCAAATCCTTGTCTTGCTTGCTTTGCCAAAACCATTTTCCCATTTGTCGTTCATTCCAGACAAATCCATGAATCAATTGGCACAGAATGTACATCTCCAGCTTAAATTGGTTTATTTCTCTGCCTTGTCCATATAACATATCTTCGTCTGTCAGTTCTGATTCTGGCAACGCTTTGAAGTATAAATGTTGTTTTCCAGCACTTCGCTCGCTTGGAACAGAATGCTTGTACCAGCCATACAATCTTTCCACTTCTTTTAGGAATGACTGTATATCGGCTGTCTTCTCAATTCCCAAATTCCCATCGTAAATACCATTGTTAATTATCCGTTTACGATTAACCACAAGAGTTCTGGACTTGAAATCAATCCGAAATCTCGCTCCGTTTGTGATGCTATCAAGCACCGTTTTGTAAATGCTTTCTTCCATTTTCTTAATGTGTTTTAGATACACGCTCAAAGTCATCGGAACATTTCTTTATTGCATTGATATTAACAGTAATGCCAGATGCTCTGACTGGAAATAGCCAGTGAAGAGCATCTGGTTAATACTGTATATTAAACATTGACCTCTTGCACATATCATTGTTGTTCTACAATTTTGTCTCATTGGCATGACACATATCTATATAATCTTGATATATGAGGCATACGGTGAAGGAGGGAGGCCACCTCCTCCTTTCGTCCAGTCGCCTCGTATTGAAAAAATGCCAACCTTGACACATAAACTTGGAATCTCAAACAAATGGCACATATCTATAAGAATTTGATATATATCGAGTGAACACGTCCTGAAGCGGCGTCGTATAAACGATATGTGGATACGACGCCGACTGAAAGACGTATGTCGGACTCGATATGATTGAATTGTATGTTTCTTGATTCCATTTGCTGTGCTGCTATTGCAATACTCATAATACCGACACGTTTCTTTATCTCGTTGATATAGGCCGCTATGGAAGCTCCCAGAAGTCAGTCATCCAGCGATGTTAATCCTGGATGAATGCTGGATGGTGAGCTTATCATTGCGGATTATTAAACTTCGTATTCCTTGTACTGCCATATCGTGCTATATGAATTTCAGATGTCAAACAACTTAGCACATAACTATAAATCACTGATATATACAGGTATTGAATCCTGAGTCAGGATGGAAGAAGCTGGTAATAAACAGCTATCCATCCTGACTCAGGATTTATTACGACCTGTAGATTGAATTGATTATTGTTCTTCATCTTCATAACCTGTGCTGGTTCTCGTTCAAAGCGACATCACCAGAGTATTGTATGCTTCACGACTTGTAAGCAAAGCATTTCGCATACAACACAATGTAATGTATCCATCAATTTTCCCAGATTTCTTATTTCGATTGGCCTTTACATTCTTACCAACCCCACGTGAAATACATCCATTCGGCTTAGTACGAACATATCCGAGACCACCAAGATGACATTTCTTTGTATTGACCGCTCGCAAACAATCCATCACAAACTTATTCAACTCCTGAATATCATCGGTAACATTGATTACCGACAATACTTGTGAAGCCCAACTATGTTTACCATCACCTTTATACAAGTAACGATTAACAGAATTGACTGCCTTTGCAGGGCTTGTTTTGTGCTGTTTGATTGTCCGTTTTTCAATTTCTTTTTGAAACGTCTTGATGCGTGTTGATGATAACGAAATCATGTTTCCCTTTATGCTAAATCCAAGGAACTTGAACCAAACATCGTTTGTCAGATATTCAACTTTTTTCGGATTAAGCACAAGCTCCATTTCTGCAAGTCGGTCTTTTAGAATATTCATCGCAAGTTCTGCATCATCTCCAACAAAGAGAATGTCATCAGAATATCGTACATAAAATCCATTCAGATTTGATAATAGTTCATCTATATTATACAGAACAACATCAGCCAGCCAACTTGCGACTGCACATCCTTGCTTCAATGATTGATACTTGCTTTGTAACTTATTGCTCTCATCAAAATACAAATCGCAATGGTAATACTTTCTCAGTACATCAATCAAAGCGGAATGGCCATACTTTTCTTCAACTCGGTCAAAAGCCAAATCAATGTATCGAATAGGCACGCTATCGAAATACTTGCTCAAATCAGCTTTCCAACCGACATAAGAAGATTTGTTTGAACACTTTACCATGAACTTGCTGACCTCCTTAACGACCTTTCCGCATCCTATTCCAGTTTGATATGATTTACATGATTTATGGACCATATCAGGCATAAGCTCGAACAATAGGTCGTTTGCGATACTCAGCACAATACGGTCAATCGGCTCATTTACATATACCGTTCTAAAATCACCGTTGTCTTTTGGAATCTTTGCTGTATGCGGAGGAGAAATCTCATATTTGTCTTGCATCATCATATCGGCCATCTTCAGTCGTGTTTTCTCACTACACAACATAATTAGCTGGTCTTTACGGATGTCTTTTCCAACGCCTTTCTCAATGGCATAAGCCCATCGTTGAGGCTCAAAAAACATTGTCAATATTTTATCGCTCATAAGTTAATTCCGTTTATATGCCCTCCGCTTCAAAGAATCGGAGGGCGTTAAAGAACAAAGATTAAATCTCACACGCTACAGAGGGCCGCACAGCGTAACTGCCGTACTTGTAGCCGTACCAAGTGTTGCCACTGGTGAAGTAGACGAACCACGAGCCGGTGGAACTGTACTCGGTGGATGACCAGTAACAATTATCACTTAACGGCGTTCCACCCACATTCTCCAGTGCTTGATTGATTTCTTTTATGTTCATCAAAATCAGATGAAGCTGGGCGACAGATGGAATGTACTCGAAACTCTCCAGTTCAATCTGAGGATTCAGGTATCCTCTCATGCTTTCCGTATTGCCTTGACCATCCCAGTCATACATGGCATTCCAAAAACTTCTCTTATAACGCTCTGGATTACCAGTATAATCTTTACTGTCATCTACCAACGCAACATCATCGCCATTTGCAACATCATTCAATGACACCGTTGCAAACTTGTCACCCATCACGATTCCAACACCGATGCAATCGTCTTTTTCATTTTCAGAGAATACTGATTCATGCACTGGAATACCTCCAGCAAGAATGTAATAGATTCCATTCTTCCGAGGTATTTCTAAATTTTCTTTTGTACTGATTTGTGGCTTCGTTTCTTCGTGTCCTATCACAAAATCCCAAACTTTCTTGGCTTTTTCTACATCATAAGCAACTTCCTTTACCAAATCTGAACGGAGTTGCTGCATTTCGTTAAGATTGCTCATACTTTTATTTTTTTGAATGTGATTTATATGGTTCTAACTCTGATGGGTAAACTTCAGCTTCGGAGTATTCTGATGAGATGAGGATAATATCGCTATCCGATGTTACTTCATCTTCATCAAGCCCCAGAATGGCATCGACTACCCATTCTGTATTTAATTGCTCTTCCCTTTCTTCTGGGTCATAATCGTGAATTGCTGGGTCATTCCAACGAACTTTGGCACCAACCCTGATAAAATCATATTTGTCTTCCATCATGCTACCAGTCCAAGTTGTTTTGCCACATATTCCATTTCGCAATAGGCAATTGAATGACATCCAGCCGTCATAATGTCGTTCTGGTATCTGGAAATCTTCCACGTACTTCCGATTGCTCTAACTGGCTCCGTACCGACAAATTCTGTTTTGTTATTATGCCAGCGGTTTATAATCATCCAAAGACGCTGACATTCATCTTTGGATATTTTTATACCCTTCGATGTTTCTACATATTCTCCGTTTACAACACGCAACAGAACATTTCCACCGAAATAGAAAGACAAGCTCTGATTCCATACAGAAACCCTGAACCCCTCATGCCATGCTTGACGCAGACCAGATTCGCCTTGTGAAAGCAGTTGTGCCTTATACCCAGCTCTTTCAGCCTCCCACGCATCCTGCTTGGCTTTTCTCTCCATTTCAATGCGCCGTTCCTCTTCGTATCTGGCATGACGATTTTCGTAATCAGTACGGTCTTGCTGGAGCTGTTCAAGCATCCAGCGTTTCTTATTCTCTATCCATACTTTCTGCTCTTCTATTGATAAAGCAGTAAAAGCATTATATTCTTCAGTTGATATTTCACGCTCATCGTATCCAAAGCAATCTGAGAATCTGATAACCGTACCGCAATAATCAAATGTCTGTATTCTACGCTGCCAGTTCATATAATGATTCGTCCATCCTCGCAAACCGCAATGACGCTCAAGTCTTTTACGAGCCAAGTCTTTTCTGTCTCGTTTTTTATTTGCCTCATCGACCTTGACCGCATATTCGATATTTTCTTTCTTGATTGCGTACAGCTTTTTTATGAGATTGCCAGTCTTTTGTAACTTTTGATATGTCTTGCTGGTAATTGAGCCTTCCTTTTTAGCGTTAAAGCAACCATACACACTTGTAAACTGATTGTTCCATCCTGAAGTGACATAGCAACACATCTTTGTTATTCTTCTCATCTTCTGGCTGAGTCGCAATCCCTTGGTACGGTCCATATAATCGTTCCATGTGCCTTTCCCATTTATTGCATCAACGATTTTCTCATCATCCGCCTTTTCTACAAGAAGCCTAAAGAATGTTCTGAATTTCTTTGCATCAACTTTCAAGTCATAACTGAACGATGCTCTTACAAACTCAAATAATTTGCTACTGCTTAATTTGAGTAGCTTGCTTGTTGTTGAGCATCCAGTAACTTCCAGCCATTTTATGAATTGCTGAAATCCAGAGCGATTAAAGCCATTGTCAAGTTTATTGCACTCTTTGATTCCTACGCAATCGGCATAATCTTCGGCCAACCAATCAAATCCGAATCTCAACAAACTGCGAATCTTATCTTTATCTGATGTGCCATAGTATCCGAGCCACAATAGGTAACTGGCTCCACGCTGATACCTGTCAATATTGAACACAAATACATTTTTGTCTTTTTTGGGTATCGCACCATTCATATAACACTGATGCTTACTGGTAGAGCTTGAATAGTGGCAACTGTTCATTATAAAGATTATATTTTCTCCAAGAGCAAATCTCTGTCCGATACAAGTGCTGTAAGAATACAGCAGTCCGTACCCATCATGGTGCATATTGCTACCATATTGATGTTTGCCTAAACCGTGCGCCCAAGCATGGGCAACGTCTGAATTTGATGCCATAGCTTTAATGTTTTTGATTGTTTATTTATGAATAGTATTTTCAGTTCTGTAAGGGGTGAAAAGTTGTCCAATAAAAATTGAGGGTCACTGGTAAAATATCCAGCAACCCTCTCATTTTGGCAGCGTTTCGACTGCCCTCAAACAAAATGGAAACTTGTTAATTAGTTATTGAATAGCGTGTCAGATAAGTATCTGGCAAATTCCTCGTAGCAGAGCCAACACATAAATGTGTAATGTGGAAGCTCTCTTGTGTTTTTTATAGGCTCTCCTAATTCTTCTTCAAGTTCAGATTTGAAGTTCTCCATGTCATCTATATGGTCTATATAGAACTTCTTGCAATCCGAGTTGTATATAAACATTCCAATCATACCGCTTACACAACCGCCGTATGCAAGGTCCTCGAAAAAGCCTTTCGCATCCCCATATCCTTCCATGTGATATGCAATATCTTGCACAAAATCATCTACATAACTTCTTTCGCTGTTGTTACATGATTCCTTCAAAATTTTCACGACCGCAGCATTTGAGTCAAAACTGGATGTAGCACCATTATGTACCCTGCCATATCCACCAAAATGTTTCCAGAACCATTCGTCCGCTTCAAAACTATCAAGATATTCGTAATCTGACTCATATTCTGCTGGGTCGTATGGAACATCAAAATCCTTTGGGTTGTATTCGTTTCCAGTAACTTCGGCAATTACTTCATGCTGTTCATCTCCATAAAGGCCATCAAACCATTTAAGAACAGCATCCTTATACTTTTTATAAAACTTCGCTTCCATTGTTTGAGTAAATTTGATATTCTTAACGTGAGTTACTTGCAGTCCACGTCATTTACTGCATAATGAGCAACCTGCATATCATCTTGTACGATTTCAGGATACATTTCATTGTCAAGTGAAGCGTCTTGCGAATACGCCTCGGCAAGCTGTTTCGCTTCTTCATAACTATCTGCTTGTATGTGTAAGTCAAGCGTGATTGTGAATGGATATAACATAATTATCTCAAATAACTTTGAATGTAACGTGTTTCTCCGATATAGTCCTGACCAGCACAATAAGTTGCGTAGAACTCGTTTTTACTAAAAGATTTCTCTATCCACAATCTGTCAAGTATGCCAGCCCCATATTTGCTGAACCGCATAAGCTCTGCATATTTTCGGATAGCAGCCTTAGTTGAGCAAATACCGCTTGCCATAAGCGTCCGTACCTGTTCATCAAGTTCTTCAGACAATTCAAACTTGACGTGTTGCGATAGTGATGACACCCATACATACTTCTTTTTGTAATCATTGAATGTCAACCGCCGCAGTTCTAATCCTTTGAATAAACCTGCGAGCGTTTTGTATTTTCTTGTTCTCATAATTTCGGGATTTCAAGTTTTTCACAAGCGAGTTCCAAATCTTCACGATAACCATATTCAAGGTTGTAGTCATTCATCTTATTCGCCAACCGTTCCATTGTTGCATCATCCAGTTTGTCTCCATCATAACCAGAATCTTTAATGTCATCACGGTGGACGCAAGATATATCAAAGTATTCGCAACTATCCTGCAATTGTCTCCGCAGTTTTTGCTCTTCTTCAGTTGGGTCTTCAATCTTCAGGAAATACCCCAACAGGTCACGTTTCAGTGTATGCTCCATATTTAATCGTTTTTAGGGTACAACAAATCATCATGCAGATTATTCGGACACCGTTCATCAAACCAGTGCCAAACATCGAACTTTGATGTTCCAGCAGGGAAACAAAGAAAATCTGAAGTAATGTTATCATCGTTATCAACACCAACCTCAGAAAAATCATCCCAAAGCTCTTTCAAGGTACTTAACCCTGTATGTTCCTCGCAGTCATCACACCATGTATCATCTTCCTCTGGCGGATTGTTGACATCAGAACAGTATTTATTCGTGTTCGCATCAACCCATGCCATTATCTGTACTTTTGTACCGCCACACTGAGGGCAATACAGTGTTTCCAAAGCCTTTTTCATAATATTATTCGTTTAATCCACAAATTTCAAAATCGGTTACTTTACATTCGTGCTCTTCTTCAAGTGATATTCCGTCCAAGCATAAATCTGTAGCCAATTCTAAATCGCTTGAATTATATTCGTCAGGACATTCTATGTCAACTCGAACTGTTAGATAAATGCTTCTTGTTTCCATTTCACGTGTTTTTAGTTATCGTTAATTTCATCAATTTTTCTGTGCCATACCATATATCGCCTACTGGCATCAAATAATTGCGAAATAATATTTGGAAGCTCATCGACTTCCATCTGTGATATTTTCGCAAAATAGACTACTCCATTGGTAGGATAACAACAGTTACTTACCAGCCTTATAGGACATCCAACAGGACCATGTATTTCAAAGCAATCATTATCTCTTACTTCAAAATATTCAGAAAGAATTTTAATTACTTTATTTCCTTTTTCTACTGCTTCTTCAATAGAATCAAAAGCCCCAATTAAAACCGTCTTGGTTCTGTAACCTATGTCTTGGCCCCAATTCGGTTCATCATGGTATCTAAATTCAATCGTAACGACTTCTTTTTTCATACCTAACCATTTTATAGTGTTTCATAATTCACGTGATTTTTAGCATAATCACACGCTTCTTGATAAGTATTCCAGCCCTTTCCAGGAACACATGAAATCGCCCAGTATCTTAATTGTCTGCTTTCTGCTCGGCACAAGTAAACAGAACCTTTGCAGATTCCATTTACTATAATGTTGTGTGGAACAGTGTTTGTGATTACTATTTTCATACTCAATCAACCCAAAAAGTTCCACAATGAGGACAATGATGGCCGCATGGGAAATTGTTATCATAATACACATCTCTATGCCGCCGCATATCCATATCTCCATGCGTACAGCCACCAGCACGGAATGTTTCTTTGTACTTTTCTTCCTGTTCTATTTGGGCTTTGGCCTTTGATGTTTTAGCTTTTTTACCTTTAACAGATTTCATGTCAAAGGTGACATTTTCAGTATCAATCACATCTCCACCAAAAATTTCCTCCAACCCCCAGTGTTCTATTTCAGAGATGAACAAGTTATTACGGTTGAACGGAAAAGATTTATGCACTTCTATCTCTTGAAAATCACCAGAACCATTGCTTGTATCTATAACTCCGATAGACACAACGCCATCCAGCTTAATGCTCCGAAAATCCTGTTTATATGACGGTTCACAATACGGTTCACCAGCTATCAGGTCTTCAATGTCCGCATTGAAATACACTCTCAAATCGCCGCCAAAATAGGCTTGTACTACCAAATCGTGTATCTTTGCATCTTCTTTGCTACCTTTTTTGATTCCAAGAAACCTACGAATTTTATAAGCCGTCACATCTTCTGACTCCTCACAGAAACTTCCGCACCAATCATTAACATGGCCACAAACATCCTTCCCGAATGAGTAAAAACAAGTTACTTGGCTTGTGTTCCTCAGCAAATCCTTTACTGGATTGCTTTCGTCATGGTCCCAAAGATATTGCTTGATGTCTTCTTCGTTCTCATCATACAAATCTTCAAGGTCATCTTCAGACATTTTCCTTCGGATTTCGTTCAGGTACTCGCCTTCTGGGAAATCCCACCAGTCAAACACGTTTTCTTCCAAAGGCATAAGATTATTTTTGGCCACGCATTTCTGAACCAAATCCATATTGTTATCAAGATTGTCTCGATAATCAACATAGTACAATTCCACAGAATCTGGCAAATATTTCAATATTCGATTATCCATAATCACTTCGATTTTGATTGTTCAACAAACCGTTGCGCATCTTCCAGTGTTTCAAACCAATCTGTATAATAATCGGCACGGCTGGTAGATTTGCACTTATTCTCAGGCTTCGTTTCAGCCTCAACGGAATCAACAATGCTACATGAGCATTGACCGTTGTCCTTTACTGTCGTTGCGACACAATAGAAAGTTCTCATACTCTGTAATATCTTTTGCCCAAAATCTCATTCACATCCTTAGCAAGCAGATACTCTTCATCTTCGGTATCGCCATCCTCCCAGTCAAGATTATCAGCAAATTCCAGACTATGTTCCTCACACGCATCGAAGACCTTTTCAATATCTGAGATGGTCTTCATTTCTTGGTTAAAACTCTCATCTTGGTAGTTCAACCATTCTGCTATACGACGCAGTTTATCGCACGCAAATTCTTTATCTTCTATTTCCATAGCTCACAATTTTTTATGATTAGGTGTTTGTTTTATATTTGTAATTCCAGTTCTTTTGCCAAGAGCAGATAAGGCTCTTTTCGTTTGCTCAGACATCTTATCACGAGTTCTACCTTCGTGACCATGTTTATATCTTGTATGTTTTCCATTTTTAATCAGATTATTAGAAATCACGACATCATAATGTTGGTATGCGTATTCTCTCATTTTCTGAGCATATTCCTTACTGCAAATACCTTTACCTACGTCAAGACCAAAAATTTCACAATAGTCACGTGTTTTTATACGATGCCCATTCCATATATGGGCACCAAGTTTAGGGAATGATTTACCACATATATGACAAATTGGGTCTCCATTCACATCATATTGAATTTCTCCGTAGTGTGGATGAAGCTCTGGACATTCCAAATAATTTTCATTCATAAAACATTATTTCAATTATGTGTGAATGCACCATTTGTCACCGTGGAAGATAATTCCACCGTTTATCCTTAATTTCCCATTAACATATTCTCCAAAAGTGAAGCTCAAATCGCAGAAGTCGATACCAATACGGATTTCATGGTCAACAGCAAGCCTCGTCCATTTTTCAAGACGCTGAAGGCATTCTGTAAAACTGTCATTTCCCAGTTCACGTTGTTTCTTTTCACATTCCAGTTTTCTCTGCAATGCACCTTCACTGAATACCAGTTTCAACGGCTTGTTTACCATATCTACCTCTTCTGGATGATTGTCAAATTCTTTTCTGATAGTATTACCCCAAAGATTGTCGTACAGTTCGAGGACTTTGCCATGTTCTATTTGCACAAATGACAGTCCATCAAAATAGAACAGCTTTCTATCCTTTAATGACTGCTGGTACGATATGACACTTATTGGGGCACAGCAATCTCGGAAAAGTTGCATCCTTAATGATTCAGTCTTCAGCCATCCAAGTATCGTAGTTGGTCCAATCATTGCCAGATGCGTTCCGTTCTCGTACACTTCCCATAAAAATGGTTCACGACATTCAGAAATCCTTGCCACATCGTATTTCTCAAAATCCTGTTTGCAGAAGTGAGTATCATATAACTCACTCCGCATCTTTTCAATCAGTTGTTCGGTTGTCATAATTCAGATTGTTTTGTTTACGAATAGCATTGTTTGGAGTGAAAAGTTGTCCACCTACACCAAAATTTCGACTAAACATTGTTCGCTCTGGTGGCATAATTGGTGTTGTGCAGCTTATCCAGTTTCTTCTGTATATGTTCGGAATGAGCTTTCCACCAGCATTTATACAGTGCGGTTTCGATATTAAAATACCGTTTCAACACTTTCTTATCAAACTTCAGTATGGAGCGTACAATAAAGCCTATGCACTTTACCAGACCGTTACCGATTGCTCGCAAGATTGTTTTTACAGCACCTGCAACCGTTATTTCCTTCGTTTCCATATTATTTCAGATTATTGGTTTCAAGATATTCGTTGTATTCTTTCAGAGCCTCGTCATACTCATACAGGATTTCATCAAATCCATCAGCAAGACAAGTTCTGTGGTCATGGTCCATTTGCCACACAGCACGCAGCACAATTTCCAGACTCGGAACTCGATATGTTTCTACGATATTCCTCGTATCGGCATCCACAGAGTTCCAATAGCTCGTTTCCTGCGCTTCCTCGCATAATGTCAAGGCTGCATCGTACAGTTTCGCACGTTTCAGCTCGTATTCGTCAATGTCGTAAGATTTGCATCCCACAAAAAGGACACAAAAAAGTGCGGCTGCAAATGGCCGCACCAATGGCACAATTTTCATATTTCAGAGTTTTTAGTTTATATTCGCTGGCACCATCGGGGTTTGCACCGATTACACACTATATTCCTGTCGTGCCAAATCTCACAAAATCACTGGGTTTCTGTGACTCGACTTGTTGCATAGTTTTCGAGCCTTGTTGATTTGCTTGTTGGTTATGTTTCGGACTTTCACACCTCGCTCACAAACGGTCCATTGCAGGTTGTTTTTCTTGCAAAAACCGACAAGCAAAGACACGCTTTTCAGCATATTTGCCGCAAATGTGTAATCCCAGTGCGTTACAGGTTTTGCATTTTTGGGATTATCCACATATTCGTCACGTTCTTCCTTTCGTTCTTTCGGGGTATATGCGAGGATACTGTACAATCTCCTCGCATTTCGTTCCATTTCGACTTGCTCCATTTCGCTTGCATTTACGAAATAACCCCAAACCGCACATATTGCGCAGTCTGGGGTTATTCGGTCCGTGTTTGGTTGTTATGCTTCTGTTTCATCTGCAATTTCGGCACGCTCCATTTCAGGCAATTCGCTATCATCAAATTTCGCACGGAAGTTGAGCGCATCGAAGCTCGCTTTGCAAGCCTTGTGCATTTTCTTCTTGTATTCTCTCGCACATTCTTCCATGTCACGCTTTGTCGGCACCAAACCGATACGCTGCCAAATGCTTGCCTCAACATCCCAGCGTTCTGCCTGTTTCTTGTCGGCAGTCCGCACGATAATTTCGGCTGGAGTAGAAGAGCGCAGTTTCGTGGCAATTCCGCCATTATCCGCTTTCAGTCCTGCTTCGAGAATTTTGACATTCCAGAACGTGCTTACGACATTCTTCCAGACACGGAAAATTTCGTCCTGTTTACGGCTCTTCGGGGCATAGTCATCCCCAGCGAAGTTTACGGCGGTTTCGGTAATTGTTCCGTCACGTCTTGTACTACGGTAAACCAAAGTTACACCTACGAGCGAATTTTTGTCGCAATTCTCAAATTGTACTGCATTGAATTTAGAAATTTGTCCCATTTTGTTTGAATTTTTCGGGTTTCTGTGCAAAATCACACATTGTAGGCAGTGCAGGGGTCGAACCTGCACTCTTACCATAAAAGAGTACGACCATGCACTGAAAATTGTACATTTCCAGCACATTTCGTTAAAGCCTAAATACGGATTTTGCGCTCTTCAATGCTCCTCTCACCTGTACAGCATTGCAGAACTCAAACCAATTGGAACCGCACATTTTTTCGACTGGATATAACATCGGCATACATTTCGGTCTGCCTTTGTATTTCCTGACGGCTCGCCCAAATCCTTTTCGGGCATTATACAGGCATACTATTTAGGGATTAGTTACTTCGAGTGCATTTTTTCGTTTCGGATAGTTCACACAAGGGCAAACTTTCTGCACATTTCACTAACAGGGCGGATAGACTTTGCTCCAATGGCGGCGCATTTCACACCTTTCGCTAATCTGGGCATATTTCTTGCACAAGGGCACGAAACCCATTTCACGCTTTTCCCTTTCGCTGCATTGCCTACTTTGCCCACTAAGGGCATACTTTTATGCAGACTCTATGTAGAATGTAGGCACAAGTGGGGCACACGACGGTTTGCACTACCCTCTTTATATTCGAGCATTACGAACACTTGAAAATCTTTCCTAACATTGACTTACTTGTATTTCAGTCAGTTAGAACGGCTTTTGCTTTCGCTTTCCGTTTCTGTTTGCTTTTTGTTACTTTGTTTCTGTTTCTTGTTTCGTTTCTTTTTGTTTGACGGTGCAAAGGTATGTATAATTTTTGATATATCCAAATAATTAGCAACCTTTTTGCCGTTTGGTTTTACATTCTGTTTAATAACTCACTTTGTTAGCGTGTTTTACACTTGCTTTCCTTTGTTGTGTGTGTTACCTTTGGGCGTTGTATGTGGGATAACTCGTAACACTGAGAGTAACCGCTATTTGTTGTTTGATGTTGCAAAGGTATGGCAAATAATTGAAACTACCAAATAATTAGCAAAGAAAATGCGCCCAAATTTGAAAGTTTTTTATAAGTGGTTGACAATCAATGAGTTATAAAATAGGCTTTTGAAATGGGGCAAAATGATAGGATAAACCGCACGCACACGCACAGGCGCATACACGTATGAGCGCACGCACACTCATACGCACGTATGTACACACGCACGCATGAATTTAACGAAACAATACATAAAGGCAAAATTTGTTTACAAAAATTAAGAAAATTAGCCCTTTTTGCCTTTTTGACAAAAGACAAAGAAACAGGCGTAAATAATTGATATATAGGCATTTAATTTTCACTTTTGCACAAAGTGAAAACGCTAAAGCATTGAAAATCAAGCCGTTATAAAATAGAAAAATAAAAGGGAGGGAGGGCAGTGGTGTGGGAATACCATATATATACTCCACCCCCAAAATTTCAATCCGTTTTTTCGTTCATTGTACTGAAAATAGCTGGAAGATTCCCAGCATTTATACTTCACACCTTCTTTCAGCCCAGCAAATCACTTCCCAGCCTCATCGCATTTCATTATATCAAATTTGCAACCTCTATGAGACCTTCCAGAATCACCGTTAAGCCAAATTTTTCATTTTCCCACCATAAAACCGCCTATATCAAATTCCCAAAATTTCCCCCGACCCTCTAAAATTAAGTCGATTTTTCTGCGCCATTAGCACAATTCCAAAAATTATGTGTACCTTTGAGCCACAAATTGAAATATTTAACTTCAAGCAGTATGAAATCACAGTTTCAGACACTATCTTTTCTATCACAATATGCTCCAAAAACGCAGTTGGATGCCGAAATGATTTTTGGATTCTTGGGTGAACGCTTCAAGAACGCCAAGAAAACCATGTCATTTTGCCAGCACGAGACCGAAAACATACTGGATGCAGCATCGCTTCTCATGTGGTTCTCAAACGGATTTGGAGCAACAGAAATAGCATTGTACAACGGCACAATCGTAATTCTTGGCGTATGTACTATTGACAATACTACAATCATTGGCAAATTATATGATGGGCGAATAAATATCGCCAGCAAAACCGTTAAGCCATCCGAACTATCCAAGGCAACCGAAGAAGATTCTGAAGCATTCTACAAAGCCTTGTACGCTTCCAAACTTCAATTCGACCAAGCAAGCCTCACGCTCGTCAAGAAATACATCCCAGCACCCAACGAAAAAGTAATCTTCTATACCAACGATTTCTCACAGTGCGGAACTGGGGTTGTAAGAAGCGTTGATGAAAGCACTGGCGATATAGAAATGTATTGCTATTATCTTTATCCTCCAGCAAACATCGTAGGGTATTCCATGCACGAGAAAGGTGTTGCAAATCTTATCACGCATATATTCGAGCCTATGCTTGAAGAAGACAAGCGGTCCAGTAAAATGAACGGAGTAAGTTGTCTGAGAAGAATGAACAACGAATTGGGTAAAAGAGGAAAAGTATGGAAAGACAAGATAAGGCGTATTGAACCTGTATCATACGAACTGGAGCCAGGAAAGAATTACTGGTACATATCCGATGACCTTAAAATCGTTCAGAAAGAAGATAAAGGAACTCCTACCAGCCACTTCCGATACTTGGCTGGCAACTATTTCATAACAAAGGAAAGTGCCGAAATGATGAAGGACAAGATAACTGAACTAATCCAGTCCTACCTTGCTTCATCTGATTGGCCAAATGTCGAATAAACATTAACAAACGATATGACTAAAAAGACAAAAATTATTTCAGTTGCATTTGTGGTACTGATATTGGCTGGTGCCACTTATTTCGCTATCAACAGCTATCAAAATGCCAAGATGGACCAATTGAACTCCGAACTGTTCTTGACTAAACCTTCAAATCTTAGCACCTATGAAGACCTTTATCGGTATCTTACAAATACTGAAGGTCTTACAATGGAAGAAATATCTGGCTATCGTGCGGACATAACGATGTGTGAGAAGAATGGGTTTCCAGTAGAACAAACAGAGCTGTACAAGGATTTGTGGATGAAAAACATTGCGAAAAATCCAGAACTGAAAGAATACTGTGACAAGAACCCTGAAATACTTGGAATAAACATGGATAAAGACTGGATGAAATGACCCAATAAATTATGCCGTTTACAGTAGCGCAAACATCATCGCCAATCACTGTAAACGGCACTTTTTGTATTTATACGTCATCACGCATCAATAAAACACCTCAAATTTACCACTTTTTAGCCATCCTGAGCGACTTTATCGTCTTTTCCGTATAAGTTATCATGCGACCCTGAAAAGCCGCCTTAAATCGAAAATATGAGGCTTTTTAATTATTCGCTGGGTGTTTCTATCTCAATTTTACTCTCAAAGCCATGTTTTTTGTGCCATTCCATCGACCTCTGGTACGAAAATATGTTGTTAACACGTCTGAGGTCAAGCTCCATTCCGTCCTTGAAGTTCGGCTGGGTATTGAACAGGACATAGAAATCTTCTGGAACGATGCCAAGTTCTCTAAGCGTATGTTTCCAAGTCTGGAACTGATGCCACGGTAGAACCTTTCGTGGAGTTTCCTCTCCTGGAACGTAATTGTCGCATATCTTATTGCCTTGGTTATCCAAACACCACTCAATATTTCCTCGCTCCCCGAACATAATGAATGTCTCCATAAACGACTTCATGGCCTGTTCCATTTTCGTAAGCTGAGAGCCATCTATTGCCATCAATGCTTGGCAATATGATTTGTCCTGCCGATTCCGCTCCCTCTTGCCTTGCTTGACATCTGGTGATGGCTTCTGTTCTATTACATCATCTGCTTCAATGTTTCTGATACCGCTGAAGGAAATGATGTGAGCCTTATTGCCATCTTTTGTAGCGGCACCCTGCCAGTCAAAGATATGATTGAAGTCTATATCCACCACTTCGCAATTTACCTCAACCGTTCCGTTATCTCCGTCAATATGCCCGTCCTTGATGTTTTCAATCGTATAATTGCTGGCAGTCCTTATACACTCTCTCAAAATATCATCAGACAGAATCTCGCCATCAAGGTCATCAAGTAAGAACTCTTCGGAATTAAAGCTGGTAGTTTCTTCATCATCGTTGTTTTCTTGTTCTTTCTCATCTACGATTTGGTTATAGACCTCAAACCAGAAATTGTACAGAAACAGTTTGTAACAAGACTCAATACATTGCGTAGGGTCTGAAGCAATATCCAACATTACTGAAGGCTGGAAGTATGGTTTGTCTCTGTAAGGGTTCAAAGATTTCCTGAAGACTTCTCTCATTTCGTTCCTTTTTGAATCCTTTTCAGAACGATTGTGGTCTCCGCTATCATCGTCTTCATTGTTTTCAGATAGAGACTGGGAAATTACATCCGAGTTGACTTTTCCAAAAACTCCAAGATAATCTTTTCGACCCTCTTCAAAATCTTCTTCTTCGTTTTCCCCCTTATATAGCAAGCTCACTTCGTTCGCTTGTTCATTTTCTTGTTTATTTATATATTTATTTACTGTGTCCATATCTACCCACTTTTTGCTGCTTTCGTGTCCATATCTACTCACATTCGTGAGTAAATCTACCCACGAAGAAGACAGGATTTCGCCCAAAAGTCCATAAACGGCCTTATCAACAGCATCCGCTTCCAGTTGTTTTTCATCAAAAACACAATCACCTAACTGCTGTGCGTAAATCTTCGCATTTTCCGTGGGCATATTTACGCACAGTGAGTAGATGTACTCACTTTTTGAATGAAAATTGTCAGAAATTGCTTTGAATAATTGGTCTTTGTGTGTAGATTTACTCACATTGTCCTTATTTACCCACTGTGGGTATTTATACTCATCGTGAGTAGATTTACGCACAGTGGGCATATCTGCCCACGAACTATCGTTTATGGGCAAAGAACCTTTCATGGATAGTAATATTTGATTCCCATTGCCACTTGTGTCAAGCCCCAGTTCTGAAAGTCTTGTCAGGTTATGGTTCCTAAACGCATTTCCGACTTCTTCTTTAAGGACGAGTGTTTTCTGTTGTGTATATAAAGTGGCCACGCCAATGAAGTAATCTACATTCACTGCACAAGATTTTTCTGTAAGGCTAATAACGCCCATTGATTTTAGTGCTTCAAGGTGGGATGGGATAATTTTCCTGTTCATGCCAGTAAGGTACCCCATCGTTTTTCCTTGTATAGTTATAATAGGCATTTCACCAGCTCGAATCATGGTTATGTGTTTACTAAGCAGGTGTGTGAATAAAATGCCTCTGGCCATGTTTTGAAACAGTGGCCAAACACAATAATAATAGTGTCCGTATGGGATAATGGCCGTATTCATTTTATATCTTCCTTTCTTACGTAAAAACAGTAATTCACATTGTTTATGGTTTGCCTCATTTTGACAAACCCTTTCTTTTTTGCCCAACCGCCAACATTTCGATTGTTGGGTGTTAGGTACGGATGCTCTTTAGAGAACATTGCACACAATTCATCGAAAGTAATTCTTTTGTCTTGCATACGATTTTAATTTGGCGTTACTTTAACGAATAGTATTTTGTTGTATTATAATGTTTAGTTTGCACAATTGATTAGGGATAAACTTTTTGACCACCGACAACATACCGCCACCGATGGCCAAATAATGTAAATTTATCAATGTGTTTTTATACAAGCACGAGGATTACAACTAAAGCCACGATAGGATTCACGGAATGCAATGACACCCAGCAGCGGCTTCTTATGCGGTTCCAGTGATTTTTGTGACGGAATCCGTTTCTTGACTTGCACATTGCCGTATGATATTTGGCCAGCCACTTGAAATGCGTTCTCATTTGTTTGAGATTGCTTGCAATTATTGCCTTCTTGATTGACAGGAGCAGCGCAGCTTCCTCTGAAATACTACATTCAAATGTCAATGTATAGGATTCAGAGTATTTGCTCTCAACAGTACCAGAAGATGATGTAACATTATCATCTATTTCAATTGGGTCTTGTAAAGTTACGGTTACATTGTTCTCTGGCATATTAAAACCAGGAACCGTTGCTCCGAGGCAATAATAAAGAATAGTTCCTTCTGAAATCATATCGCATTAAAATTATTGTTATTGAAGTCTGTGTTCTGCTGGCACGGAGGTGTGAAATCGTTGTTTGAAGAATTGTTTTTACAATCGTCCTTGTAAGGACAATTATCACAAGCAATTGCCTGAATGACTACCAATAGACCAATTAGCACCAAAGCTATTCCGACAATTCCAGTAATAAAGATGATTGATTCTGTTGTATTCATTTCTGTATTTCTGTTTGATTGATTAATTTGTCTATTTCCTTAATGATGTGTTGGCACTGTTTGGCTTCTTCGTAGTCTTCTCTGTCAACCGCTTTTCTTTGGATTGCGATTATGTAAGGACGGAGACAGGCGAGAATCCAAGCGTTAGTGGTGGCCATGTCAGAATGATGTTGGCGCAGCAATCCCAATAATTCGCCAATTAACGCATGACTGCTAATCATGCAATTTGCCAATACATTAAACAGCCGCTTGATTTCATTTTGCCTTTTGGCAACCCTGTACATATTGAAGCTGCACACGAATACAGAAAGTGCCAGCAACGTAATGCTAATCGTTGTTATCATACATTGTGAGTTTATTGATGAATCTTTCGCATTTTTCATCTCCGACTTGATGATTCTTCGGTATGCGGTTCCACGGACCGTTTGGCTCTGTTATGGATTCATCATACCAGACACAATGATACCTATCCCAACACCCTTTGCTTGAACAATGATGACACATATACTTTTGTAGTCTGAAGTATATGTCTCCAGAAACAAACCTGTATTCTGTCGGCAATTCTTCTTCAAACTGCTTTGGAATACGGCCAATTAGTTTTACTTGTGCAACATGAAGCAGCTCTTTGGTTGTAGGGTTGAAAATACACTTGATTTCTGGATGGTTGCGGTGGAATTTGAAGAACGGTGTCTTCAATGGAATGTATTGCCATGCACATCCATCAATGATTTTAGCGTTTTCTGGACGGTTACAGATAAAATCATGCCAGAACAAGCAGTCAAAGCACAGCTCGTTCTCTCTTATTTTTGAAAGGACTTGTAACCTGTTACTGAAATAATAGGTGTCAATTACCTTTCCGCATTTCTTGCAGGTAATATACTCTCGTGCCATACCCTTGCACGGCAATAGTGTGCCGCAGTGTCGGATTTGAAAAATAAAGATGCAAGGGCGCACAAGTGCGCTTCAATTTTGGATTGGAATCAAAATTTTATAGCATTGAATATGCCGTTTATTTCATCCTGCGTGATTCCTATATACGCTTTAGTTACTTGGATGCTTGTGTGGTTAAGTATTCTGTTTAGAAGCAACAGGCTTTCTGCGCTGTGCTTGTTTGTGTCATACACATATCTGCCGAATGTCTTGCGGAATGTATGTGTAGAAAAGTTTTCTATATTCAGACGGTATTTGTGTTTGAACACTTTTAGCATCTGATTGACACGCTGAATAGTAAGAGGTTTATCTCCCTGACTGCTGGCCATTACATAGTCTTCCAAATCTGGATGCCCCATCAGCCCATACAGTTCCTTGAACTTTTTTTGAATTGACGGATTCAGTGGGATTCTCCTTGTCTTCCCAGTCTTTTGTTCTGTAACATCAACTGAAGCCACGTTCAATATTTGGCCCCATTTGAATTTCAACACATCGGAAGCCCGACAAGCTGTACAGAAAGAAAGACGAGCATACATTTCCCAACGATATTCTTTATCGTTGTGAAGACAATCCAGTAGCCTTTCGTATTCTTTGTATGGGAGGTGGTCACTGGTTGTTAGCTGATTTTTCTTTGCCATAATACTTCATTTTCACTTTTGATGTGCAAATATAAAAAGAGAAAATGATACCGCCAAAGGATTTAATTAAAAACTATACTTTTGGGATATTATTTTTTTGAAAACAAATACGGCAACGATTCATATCGCTGCCGTATCATACTGATATATTGATTATTATCTAACAAACTCATCAATTGTCATAATAGGTATTCCAAATTGCCTTGCCTTTATCGTTTTGCCGGATTGACTGTCCTTGTCTGCAACGATAAGGTGTGTTGTTTTTTTAGATACGCCGCTACACACAGTTCCACCTCCAGCAATGATTGTTTCTTCCAAATCACTGTCTCTTATTCCAGTAAAGCAAACTCTGACATCGGAGTATTTGTCGTTTGTTGGTTTTGGTGCGGATTTAGGCAAAAGGATTTGTAGTGCATTTTCAGCTACAAACTGGTAGAAAGGTCGTATGCCGAGGAAGAACGACTGCATCGTCTTGCTTTCTTTATTAAACCATTCAGCTTCCCTGATTTGCTCTTCAGCCCCTGGGTCACAGAATCCATTGACAAACACTTGCAATTCAGCATCGCTCATTTTGTCAAGTATCTGCTTTGCTTTTACTTGCCCGATTCCAGAGAAGCAATCACTTGCGTGCATCAGCAAAGGCAGCTCAACGCCTTGCTTTATTTTGTTGTTTTGTGCCAAAATTGTGTTTGCTATTGACTCCCCAAACCCTTCGATATTGATAAGCTCTTCAAATGTAATGTCAAGCATTGAACGGAGTGTGGTAAATCCAGCGTTGAACATTTTAGCGATTGTGTCCGCTCCCATATTGTCTGCTTTCAGGGTGGTATAGAAGAACACTATTTTTGCAAGCCGTATTCCTTGGCATTCTGGATTGGTACAGCATAATTCTACACCAGATTCATTCCATTGTATAGGATGGCCGCAATGAGGGCATTTAGAAAGCTGTAATTTCATCTGCTCCATCGTGTCTTTTACAGCTGGAGATAAAACATCCAGTATTTTAGGTATTACTCCACCAGAGCGAGTGACATTGATGACCGCTCCTTCTCCGATTTTATTTTCAAAGATGTATTTGGCATTATAACCTGTTGGATTCTCCATCTCACAGTCACCAGTGTTTACTGTATCTATTGACACTACTGGCTTAAATGCACCAGATTTTGAAATGGCCCAATTAACGCCAAGAACATTTGTTGTAAATGTAGCCGTGAAATTCGGGTTTTTGTACGCAATAGCATAGTTTGGATTACCAGTCGTACTTTGACGGCCAACTTTTTTCCATATATCGAGGTCATTCACATAGATTACAAGACCGTCTATATAGTATTGTTGGCTCCATTGCTCATATAGTTTCAGCAATGTGTCTTCATCTATGTATTTGACTTTTATTTTTGCATATAATGGCATTTGATTAAACTCCATGCACAAGTACGCTATTACATCCTCGTATGAAACAAATCCAGATAATGCTTTTTCATCAACTCCATATCTGAAAAAGTCGATGTGCTTTAATAATTCAGACGGAACATCTCTATTCAGCATACCAGCGGCGGTATTTCTTGGTGACTTGTATTTATCACCTGTTTCTGGTGATACCTTATCTTTGAAGTTCGCATTCCATGAGCGTGTATTGAACACGAACTCACCATAGGTATATGCAGACCTTTTGATTGATGACTTGATTCCAGCCATTTTCACGTGAGCCGTACAGTCTTGTCCTTCATTTTCAGAGCCGCCTCTTGAATATGCCATTCCGTCTGATTCATTATGCAACAATGATAGTCCATCAAATTTTGGCGTAACAACAAGATAATCCCTGTCATTCAAGTTTAGCGACTTAATCCAAGCGGAAAGCTCGTTGGCCGTTTTCACTTTATTCAGCGACTTCATCGGAACAGGAAGTTTCACTTTTCTGCTTGATGAAACAGGAGATGGTTCTATATGTTTGAACCAATCATTATTTGGGTCAATCCGTCTCAATCGCTCAACCATATTATCATATTCCTTGTCAGATACTACGGGGGTTCCTGCACGATACAAGTCATTACATCTTTTTATTTCGTTCAGCAATGTTTCGCTATATGCCATATTTCAAGATATTAAAATGGGGAGAGCATGAGCCTCCCCAAAATTTGTTTATTGATTATTTTACTCCGCTATGTCCGAAGCCTTGCTCACCTCTTTCGGTTTCACTCAATTCGTCAGCTTGTTCAAGTTTACCCATATAGCACTGGGAGATTACCATCTGTGCTATACGAGAACCTTTTGGGATGATGTATTCCTCAGATTGATTGTTCTTTACTATTACACCAACACTTCCACGATAGGTCTCATCAACGGTTCCCAGCAACACATCTGCGTTGATTCTAACGGTCTGTGTTTTGTCGGCAGTAAGGCATTCAAAACCTTTTGCAGAAAATCCGCTGCGAGGACGAATTGTTGCTTCATATCCGTGGTCAAGTTGTATTGCAAAATCAAGCGGAACTATGTTACGGCCTGGAAGCAATCTTGTATCTTTCGGTACATAGAGGTCATAACCTGCTGCTCCAGAATCTGCTTTTGTTGGCATTTGTGCCCCTTCTGATAGAAATTTAATCTTCATGTTTCTTTTTATTTTTGGTGTTGTACTTCATGCCCTTTCGGGTCATTTCTTTTGTTGCGTAATACTTTCTTTTGACTCCGCACATACTGTCGTATTCTTCGAGTCTCAACTTGCTGAAATCCTCAAATGTGACTTCTATATTCTCACTTAACTTTCTAAAATATAGGTTATTGCATGAGATAGTATCTCCAGTTACTGCCAAATGAATACTTACCGAAGATACATTGAATGCTTTGGCTGCTGCGGTTTCTGAACCGAAAATCGCCACAAGCCTTTTTAGGGGATTGAATACGAGAATGACGTTGCCTTTGGGATTAATTACCTTCGTTTCCATCGTCTGTCATCGTTGATAAAACCTCCTTAGACAATCGTGTACGAGCCATTTGGAGTAAATATGTATCAGACACAGCTACTCCGTTTGTAAATAGGTCGTTCATCCTGTCGCACATATATGCGAGGAAGTTCGGTTCGACAAAAGAGATGAAAAGGTAAATGAAGTTACCGTCAATTAGATAATGCCCAGATTCATTGACTTGGCAGACATCTTCATATTTGATTTCATAGCTATCGCATAGTGAAAGAATCTGCGTCCTATACTGGGAAAAGAAATCATTTACGGATTTCTCAATATTGTTTTTGTGAAGATATAAGGTGGCATCGAAGTATGTGATGCCGCTTTCAGCTTGGGTTCCGATGAGCAAGTTCGGAAATTCAGAAAAGGCTTGCTCTGTGCATTGAAGTTGTATTGAGCCTTTCGACTGCTGACCCAGCATTGTTATTGCAGGTCCGCTTTTTTAATTTTGCTTTGGAAGATGTCTTTCGGCAGATAGATAGCTTCTGCTTTATCAAATTTCACGTCACGTACAACGTAGTCTGTCATTGACCCTTTCAAATAGTCATTTATCCGATTCGTGGCATCAGAGTTTCCGAGTGCTGGAGTGTAGAGCGTTTCAGATGTACGCTTATTTTTGCCGCTTTTTTCGTCAATGTAGAAATTCACGATTTTTACGGCATAAAGTCCTACACCGCTCTCATCGCTTTCTTGGAAGTAGCTGCAAATAAGGCCAGCGGTTGTTCCTTCTTCCTGCGCCAATATGTCATTTATCAAAACATCATTGATTTTTGTCTTGATAATTTCGATGTTGACGCTCCCGAATTTTCCTCGGCTCTGTACGTCTGCGATAGAATGCGCAACTGTCTCGGCTTCTGTGTAGCTTGTTGCCAAGACCAACTCTTCTGTCTTTGTTTTCTGAAGCTCACCATTATCGGCTTCAGAAACCCATTCTGTCTTGATGCGATAGTAATCAAGACCCATGTTTTCTTTGTTTTGCTCCATGTGGTTTATTATTTAAGTGAAACAATAAATTATCGGATGCAAAATTACAAATAATTCATTAACACACAAATGAAAACTATACTTTTAACACAATAATTTTATAAATAGTTGATTTACAGTTATGTTTTCGGCTTGATTTTCCATTTGATTGGCATACCTATATATAATCAACTTAAAATATAACAGCCATTGGACTCGATTTTCGGAAACAAAAAGGTGCTTCAGTTTCTATTCTTCTTAAAAACGAGTAATCAATGGCAACTACATCAGATAATAAGGAGTTTGACATTAAGCTGCTTGAAAGTATATTCCGAACAAATAAGAAAACTGTTCAGGAGTATGTTCGAGAAATAGAGCGTCACTGTATGTTCAAGTCATCTTACCGTAGCTTGAACAATGGTACTGTGCTGGATGACAGGGCAAGACTTATCGACCTTTACGATGCCTGTGTGGAACAGGACGCTCATCTGCGTTCAGTTCTTGAAACACTGGAGTCGCAAATTATCGGTGAGCGTTATATGCTTGCAAGGCAGAATGACAAAGGGAGATACATTAAAGACGTTGAGGCAACTAAGAAAATTCAAGGCACTCAATTCATTAAGATTATACGAGGGATAGTAGAGTCCAAGCTGTACGGATACACAGGTCTTGAAATTTTGCCAGACATAGATGAACGTACAGGAAAATTAAAGTATGTCAATAACATAGAGCGAAGGAATATACTTCCAGAGCAGCGGCGTATTGTGCAAAGGCAGAGTATTTGGAGTCCAGGCTGGAGTTTTGATGACCCTAAATATAGTGATTACTATGTATTGATAAACAACGGAAATCTTGGGCTGTATTCCGCAACAACACCGATTATACTTGCAAAGAAGTTTGTGTTTGCCAATTATGTGAACTTCTCACATACATACGGACAGCCTATTATTCATGGAAAAACCGAATCTGATAACAATGCCGACCGAAAGCGTTTGGCAAATGATATTTCAAGTGCTGCACAAAACAAAGTGATAGTTACTGGGTTGAATGATGAGGTTGACATCAAAACATTCACGATGTCAAATTCTGAACAAGTATTTACTCATTTGTTGGAATTGATAGACAAGGACGTGTCTAATCTTGTGCTTGGTTCAGAATCTATGGCAGGAGGAACACAGTCTTACGTTGGCTCAACAAGGGCGCATGAAAACATTTTTCGTGACCGAGTTGAGGTATATCGTGATTATATAGAGCTGGTTATGAATGAAGCTATTGTGCCTCGCCTTGTTAAGATGGGGTACATTGAAAGTGGTCTGGAGTTCAAGTATGCAAAACGAATTGAGATGTCAGATGAGGACCGCATACGGCTTTTCCAAGTTCTTGGTCAGCAATGGGAGATGGAACCAGACACGATTGAGAGTGAATTTGGAATAAAAGTCAAAAGGCAGTTAAATGCTCAGATGTCTGGTGGAATTGGATATGGTGGAGGCAGTAGCGGTGATGGCGGTGTCCGAATGAGCGATGAAGAATACTATAAGCGATATGGCCATCCCAGAGGTACGACAAATTTTTTGAAGGAGAGAAGATAGTAGGCAGAAGTCTTCTCTCCAAAATTAGCGCACAACGACTGCCAGAAGATGATAAGGATAAGCAAGAGAGTGAGTTTCAAACATTGTTCTCTTTGTTTAAGCCATTGGTGACAGCTATCCGAAATGGAGAAAATCAATGGGAGACGTTGGAAGACCTGATGTATGAACGTGCAGAGATAGGAATTAAGCACGCACTGGATGGGTTTGGAATCAGCTTCGATGATGCAGTAGAGCTTATGAGAAACGCCACCAACTTAACAGATGAGCAGCGAGAACAGAGAGACATCATTATTGCAGCGATTGACAATATTGTTGATTTTTCTGTAGCAGAGGAATACCAAATGGTTAATGAGTTTCCAGAGATAGAAGACATTGAAGATGATGAACTTTCAGATGAAGTGATGGAGGAATTGGAAGCGATTTTTACCAAATACAATAAAACGTATGCTACTACTGAAAATCTTGATATTGAGTATGCTATGATTGTGGCTGCGGTTATTTCTCGGTATGGAAGTGATACTGTTTTAATGTATATGACTATGGGAGATGAGCGTGTTCGTCCTTGGCACAGGCAATATGAAGGTTTTACTGCTCCAAAATCAAGATTTCCAGCATGGCTTATTCCACCAATAGAACATAGATGCAGGTGCTTCCTTGTTGAAGATACAGTTTCTGTTCTTGGTAAGATGAATGCTAAGGCAGATGTTCCTCTTACTCCACCAGAATGGTTTAATCCAACCTTTAAGGAGAGCGTAGCATTGAAAGGAAGGATATTTTCAGACGAACATCCATACTTCCAAATTGAAGCACAGCATGAAGATAAATTGCTGGAGATTGCGCAACGGATAAAAACAGAATTTAAGTATGGCAGCAATTCCGATTAATGTAGGCAAGCAGATTACTCCAAAGCAAATGGTTGCGCAATGGCGTAATCTGCCTCATAAGTTTCAGGTCAATCTTTGGAATTTTGAAGTGAAGGTCGGTAAGGCTGCTACTGAAATATTCCAAGAATCATTTGACTTAAAGCGGTTCAATAGCAGAGGGTCTGCTCCGTGGGCTGCTCGCTCCAAGCACAGCAAAGCGAAACATCCATTGATGACAGAAACATATTCGTTGAAGAAATCAATAAAATGGAAGCATCTTGGAGATAAATCATCACCGTCTGGTGTAACGATTTTTACAGACCCGAATGGGTTTGCACATACAAAAAGCCATAAGGGATTTTGTTTTGCTGCTGTACATAACGCTCCAGCATCACTTGGAACACGTAGAGGCAGGGTTAAGAATATGCCACGCCGTCAATTTATGGGAGACTCCAGTGTGTTGCGAGAAGAATTGAAAAAGTTATCGGTAATGATTTTTACAGGATTCCCTAAATGATAGTAGATAAGCACCCGACATCACCAGTTATTCAACCTGAAGAGGAATTAGAGCAAGAGCAGCCTTCTGGTGGCATTACGCAGGTTGAAGAGGCTTATGAAACAAATGCTATGGTAGAGGCGTATCGTGCAGTACGCAGGATATTGGAGACTATTAAAGAAGACCCTGATGACCCTGATAGTCCGCAGTTGTTCAAGACTATAAAGTTGGATAACGGACAATTATCAAGGGTTAAGAACAACAAACATAACCTTGAATATGGTTTTGCTTTTCCAGCGGTATTCATTCATTTTATAGAGGTGTATTACAATGTTGGCACATCAAGGATAGCTGAAGGCAGAGGAACAATGCGTATTCACTATATTCTTAATCGTTTGAATAATAGTGATGACGAGTTTGAGACGGAAGGATTGGAAGTGTACCAGCGGATAGTTAATGCTATCGAGGCGCAAAAGACAACATTCCCATCACTGGTGTCACGATTTCAACTTCAATATTGGGACCAGCCGTTGTCTTTTGATGATGGGTTGCAGCCGTATTGGATAGATTATCAGATATGGTTCAATGACTATACCAATTATCAGTATAAGAACTATGTCGATGTGTATGCTTCTCATCCGCCTTTTACTCAGCATAGTGACCAAAATGAAATTGCAAATCCTGATAATCTTCCAGACAATAAAGACAGGAAATTCGAGGATGCTGTGGGTTTTGATGACTTTAGTTGACAGATTTAACCTTTTTGTAGAACTGAAAAACTATTCTTTTTCAAAAAGCAAACGACAATGAATGTAGATAATTTGAAGTATGTGGTTGGCAAGGCAAAAGAAAATGAGCCTGCAATCATTCGCTTTTTTGGTTCTGTAGATGAATATACTACAAATTGTTTCAATGATGAATTTTTGTGGTTGCAGGATTGCGTAAAGCCGTCAAAGATTATTGTGATGATTAATTCTGAAGGTGGCTCCGTGCTGTATGGCATGAGTGTATTTTCAATCATCCAAAGCTGTCCTATTGAAGTTGATTGTATCATTGAGGGTATCGCCGCTTCTATGGGTAGCGTAATCTGGGCTGCTGGAGATAATCTGTTTATGCACGATTATTCGTTGCTTATGATTCATAATCCGTTCAATTACGCTGCGGATGAGAAAGACCCGAAAGTTCAGCAGATGGTCAACGCTTTCAAGGCACAACTTATGACTATATATCAGAAGCGGTTTGGAATGACCAAAGAACAGGTCGAAGGTATAATGAATGGAGAGGAAGGTGCTGATGGCACTTTCTTTACGGCCAAAGAAGCTGTTAAGGCTGGATTTATTTCTGCTGACCATGTAATAAAAACCTCCAAGCAGGTATGTGAAAAGGTAAAAAATGAAATTGAAACAAAAAGTGATACAGCTTCGTTGCGTGAGTTTATGTCATCAATTGCCGCAGAGGTAGATGAAAATAAACTTTTGGAAGAAGTTGTTGCTATTCATAATCGAGATGTAAAATCAATTGTTCAAGAAGTAAAAGCAATGGAAAAGAACGAAAATCAGAACTTCGATGCTATTTCCGCACAGCTTGGATTCTCGAAAGACGCTCAGATGACAGCCGTCTCTGCACGCATCGCTAACTTGATTAAAGCCGAGACAGACTTGAAGGACATTCAGGACAAGTACACTGCTCTCGAAATCAAGTACAAGGGTAAGGAAGCAGAACTTGGCAACATTAAGAGTGAACTTGAAGAGGTCAAGGCATCGCTGAAGAAGTATCAGGACGCAGAGAAGGCTGCGTTTGAGGCAGAAGTGGTTGCTATGATTGATGCGGCCATCAGTGCTGGTAAAATTGAGGACTCGTCAAAGGATGCTTGGTTGAAAATGGCTCACAGCGATTTTAAGACCGTAAAAGCTACCCTTGATTCAATCCAGGCCCGTGAAAAAATCACAGAAACTATTGCCAAGGACCCTAACAACGTCAGCAAGAAGGAGGAAACTCTGAAAACTGTTGAGGACAAAATGAAGGAGGATGTCGAGGCTGTAGTGGGAAAAGTTGAGTTGAAGAAATTTTAATCAAGAACAGATATAATGGCAACAATCAATTATGCTGGTAATACCTATAGTGGCGAGGTTCTTGAAGACCTTTTGGTATATACCGCACAAGGCAACGATACATACAAGGAGGGGCTGATTCACATTAAGCCCGGCGTTCAGAAGAAGTTTGTGCTTCCGCACGTTTCTCTTGGAAGTATCATTCAGGAGAACAAACCCACTCCTACTTCTACTGAAGGAGCTTCTGGTTCCAATGGTTTCAACCAATATACTCATTCGGAGCGTTATCTGGAACCGCAAGAGTTTATGGTTTATCTGGAGTTCAATCCTCGTGACTTTGAGGAATACTGGAGGCCGTTCCAGCCAGAAGGACCGCTGGTATTCCGTGAGCTTGACCCGAAGGTACAGGCTACTATGCTCCACTTGCTTATCGACCGCAAAGACCAGTACATCAATGATTGTATTTGGGGTGGCAGAAAAGGTGGTGAGAGTTCTGAAATCGAAGGTCCTACCGATGGAACAAAGCTCGGTGGCGCATCCGCTGCTGGACCGATGAAGTTCTTTGACGGTGCGCTTTCTCGTGTTCTTCAGAACATAGATGAAGACGCTTCTACAAACGAAAAGGCTTCAGGAACAGTTGTGATTGCAGGTAACACTGAGCTTACTACAGGACAACAGGTATCTGATGCTCTGTATGCAATTTGGAAGTCGTGTCCGAAGAATGTTCGCAAGTCCGACAAGCTGAAATTTGTTATGGGTTGGGAAACTTGGGATTTGTACGACCAATATCTTTCTGACAAGGATGTGAAGTACACCGAGAACAGTGACGTGAATCGCCGTCGGTTCAAAGGTAAGGAAATCGTTGTTATCAACGGTATGCCCGAAAGTACCATCTTCCTTGGCAAGTTCAGCACTGGAGTTGACTCTTGTCTGTGGATGGCGGTTGACTATGCAACTGATGAGGAAAGTGTTAAGGTTGAGCGTCTTCAGGCAAACAGCGAGCTGTACTTTTTCCAGATGCGCATGAAGATTGACGTGAACATCGTTCTTCCGAGTGAAATCACAGTTTGGTCTGCGTATAAGAACAAGGCGGCTGGAGTTGGTGGCTAATTGATGAAATGCGCTGATAAATTAGTATAAACCATAAGGGAGTGGAGACCAGCGAAACTCCACTCCCTTAATTATTTAGATAATCTATGGCAAGAGTTAAAACAGATAAAGAACTGGAACAGGAAAAAGCAGAAAATGCTGTTGTCGAAGCCAGTCCTGTTCAAGATACGGCAGCTTCTCAGGAAAAGGAGCAGACTGCTGAAACCAAAGTTGAAGACACTGCAAAGGAGACTGCACAAGAGGAAATTCCGACTTGGATTGATAAGATTCTTAAATCGTTCAATAACTTTGATGAATTGTATATCACCAAGAATGGTGGCGTATTCACAAAAGGCTCTCCGAAGAACCTCGTTGCATCGGCTACTTTGTACAAGAATCCGTATTACAAGAAATAACCAGTTACAACAATGGCATTAGGTAATGTATTTATGACCGACACAGACGGTAATATTGGTTCCCAGATAGTAAATCTGACCGAGAAAGTCTGTGGATTGCTCTTCGATATTTCAGCCCATGAAAATTTCTGGACAAAAGGTGCAGGATTGGCTATGGCTGAAACGTGGAAGGACAATGTTGTTGAATTGAACAGCCTTGACGATGCAACTAAGGCTGGAATCATACCTCGTTCTGGAGAAGAAGATGAAGGGGAATCAACGGATTTGCTTGCTGGTATTCCATATTATCATATCAAGCAGTTCTTTGGTTTTGCTGGTGGAAGCGGACGTTTGTTTGTGATGTTTGCTGACTGTTCTCAGAATTGGAATGCAATCATTGATATGCAGAAAGCATCTGGAGGCATCATCAACCAGTTTGGCGTGTGGACGGAACAGAATCTATGGAAGAAGATGGATGAATTAGCGGAAGGCTATACAATCTCGATTGTAGGAGACCTTCAGAGTGTGGCAGAACAGATGGCAAATGACTATTTCGCTCCTGCGCACATCCTTCTTACTGCAAACTCTTCCAAGGTTAAGACCTCAGATGGAGAAGATGGTAATATTGTATTGAGCGAAATCCCGACTTGTGTAATTGATGCTCGATATGTATCTGTTCTGCTCTCTCAGTCTATGGACACTGAAGTGAAACAAATGCAAGGTTCTCTTGAATCCACTACTCCTGTCGGTGTTGTAGGTCTTGCACTTGGCGCACTGTCACGAGCAAATGTAGCAGAAAGTATTGCATGGGTTGCCAACTATGACCTTGTGAACTATGTTCCAGCAATCGAAATGGGATTTGGAGATGCAACTGTTGTAGAGGGTGTTATCACAAATGCTACTCGCTATTCGGCACTCAACAAGTTCCAGCTTGACGAACTGGATGACAAGGGTTACATCTTCATGCGCACATACGAAGGACATGAAGGTCATGTGTACTTCACGAAAGACCAGACGTGTTCAGACGGAGATTTTTGCACGATTGCACGCAACCGTACAATCAACAAGTCTCGCCGACTTGTGCGTGAGGCATTATTGCCTTATGTAAACGCTCCTCTTAAAGTTGACCCTTCAAATGGGAATCTGTCATCTGCACAGGTTACGGTATTTACAAACCTTATTACAGACGTTCTTACTGCGATGGAAAGCGCAGAAGAAATTAGTGGTATTGGTACTGTAAGCGTTCCTGCCGAGCAGAACATCTTGGTTACTAAAGAGCTGAATCTTTCTTACACCTTGATTCCTATCGGTTGTGCCGAAACCATTAAGGTTGAGGAAGGATTGGCAATTAGTCGTTAAAAATTATAGCAATGATTGTCAATAACGTAGCTTATTCGTGGTCAATGATTCAGTTGACGGCCCCTGCTCTTACTGGTTCGGCAAACGCCAATCCTGTAATTCTTCAGGGAGTGTCTGGAATCAAGTGGAACATTAAGAAGAATGTTCAGACCAATTATGGATTGGGCGGTGAACCTGTAAACCGTGGATTCGGCAACCGTGAGTACACTGCGTCAATAACGATGGATTACAACACCCAGGTACAGCTCCGTGCTTTGAAAGGTACGCTGATGAACCTCGGAGAGTTCGACCTCATCGTTTCGTTTGCCAATGAAATGGGAACGGATGATTGGACGGAGGAAACCGTTACACTGAAAGGGTGTCTGTTTACTGAAGACGGTATGGAAGCCAATCAGGATGACACGAACATCACAAAAGAGTTTGACCTCAATCCATTCAAAATTGAGCTTAGTACATCTGGTAACTAATTCGTCATACGATTAAATTAAAGGTGGAGCAACAGGCATTTTGCATAATGTCTGTTGCTTTTTTATTAGTTAGCCCAAACCGTTTTGGCTTGTCAAGTCTATTCATTAATGATTTAACTTTTAATTTACGTTGATATGAACGAAGAAACTTACGAAACTGGCGTTGAAATCTCTCAGGAGCTTCAGGCCACCATTGAAAAGAAAGTAAAGGAACTGAAGGCTGCAAATCCTCAGCTCCGTGTCGTATTCCCTATCGTTGTTGACGGAAACGAATATGATGAAAAAGAAGTGTACGTTGGCTATTTCCAGCAGCCTTCATTCAAAGCATTTAGCAAGTACCTGACCGCTGCACAGTCCAATCAAGCCGTTGCCATGCGTACACTTGCAAAAGACTGTTTTCTTGATGGAGATAAGGAACTTGTAGATGATGATTCCTTGTTCCTGTTTGGTCTTATGGGCCATCTGTCGAAAATCATCGAAATGCGTCACGGCAAGCTGGTAAATTTATCAAAGCCTGGGAAGTAGGAGAAAAAGACTACTTGCGCCAAAAGATAATTTTGATACGCCACTATTTCCCAGGAATAGATGTTGAAAATTTGAGCGATGAGGAATTTGCCATAGCCGTAAATGATGCGGAGTGGCTACACGCTCAACAAATCATTACCAAACAAGCCAATACGCTTGGACTAATTTCATAACTCGTTGCGCCCATTGCCTTTATTTTGGTAATGGGCGTTTTTCTTAAAACGGAATTAGGCTGGATTTTCTATTCTTCAATAAAAGATGAGATAATGGCAGAGAATTATACAGTCAATTATAATATCAATATCAACTCGGCAAAGGCACAGGAAGCATTAACGGCTTTCCAGACTGCGACAGCCAAGTTGACAGAGGCGAGCAAGAACCTTACCGCCTTCCAGAAAAAGATAGACCAGACAATTGCCAAGTTTAATCAGTTGGCAAAGAAAACTCCTGCACTTGATTTTAAGGTAGCAAATGCCAATAAGAAATTGCAGTCTGTCATTACGAAATTGCAGACGATTGAAAGATTGGCTAAGAAGGTTCATGCTATAAATGTTACAACGACAACGAAAACAGGTGGAAGAGGAAGTAGTAGCACTGGAAATGGAAGAAGCAGAGGTTCTTCAACGGTAGCACCAATAACAGGAGGCACATCTCGCTCGTCTATCACTCCATCAAGCCGAGTAAGAACTACGCCAAGAAGCGGAGGTAGCCCTACTTATCGTGCGCTTGGTCCTACTATGATTGACACTGGTGGTATAAGTGCCATTGATATGTTGAAGGGCATGGGATTGGCTTATGGAATTACTGGGCTTGGTTCCTTAATTAGTAATGCAATTACTGAATCTGTAGCATACAACAACATCATGCAGACCACAAAGAATATTCTTGGCACGCATGATAAGAGAGACAACTTTGAAGGACGCTTCAGTGCGATGGAGCGCAATGTCAGGGATGTTGGTAAATTAACGAAATATACAACTACCGAGGTAGCCAATGCCAGCAGATTCTTGGCTATGGCAGGTCTTGATGTCGATGCAATCAACCAGTCAATTCGTCCTATTGCTAATATTGCATTGGTAGGTGATACCGAACTTGGAGAAACTGCCGACTTGGTAACAAATATTATGACTGGTTATGGCATTGCCCCAGAACGTATGCGTAGGGCAACCGATATTATGACCATGACTTTTACTTCTGCCAATACGACTTTGAACGAGATTGCAGAAGCATATAAGTATTCTGCTTCATTATTACATGAAGGCGGTGTATCATTTGAGGAAGCTACTGCTGCTATGGGCGTGCTTGGAAATGCTGGTATAAAAGGTTCTCAGGCTGGTACGTCAATGCGTACTATTTTGGCCAATATTGTAAATCCAAGAAGTGCGAAACGTGATAAAGCATGGAAAGAAGTTGGCGTAGAACGCTTTGATGAAAACGGTAAGATGCGTGATTTGTCAGACATCTTCCAAGACTTACACGATAAGAATCTGGATGTCTCGATGTATTATCGTTTATTTGACCGTACCGCTGCGCAGGGAGCTATTTCTTTGGCCGCAAATATTGATGTGTGGAATGAGATTATCAGACGAAATTTCATGTCTGAAGATTTGGCTGAACAGTTGGCCAATGAAAAGATAAACACTATACAAGGTTTATGGGACCAGTTGACATCGGCATTTGAAGACCAAGCATTAGTCGTGTTTGAGGAACAAGAGACCCCAATACGGAATATGTTGAATGAATTAATCGGATGGATAAATTCAGAAGAAACGCTTGACACTATGAGAAGTCTTGGAAAGGCGTTTATGGAATTTATCAAGATGCTTGTTGACTTTACGAAGCGTCTCATTGATTTATATAAAAGATTTGAAGGATTTATTAAACTGTGGGTTGAGTTGCAGCTTAAACTTTCTATGGTTTTAATTCCTTTAAGAGCTGTGCGTTCACTGTTCCAGTTTGGTGGATTGATTGTAAATGGAGCCAAGCAGCTTGGAATGTTAACTATGCAGTTTGGAAATCTGTTTAATATGTTGCGTTCTGGAGCTTCTATTAGACAACAAATGTCTGGATTATGGAGTTCTGTTTTACCTTTTGGTAATTATATCGGCAATACTGGTAATTTGCATAAGAATGTCAGTCCTGCTGTACTTGCACGATACAAACAGATATATGGTAGGTCTCCTATGGGTATGGGGCGTACTATGGGAGTAGGTATAGGTGGTATGGCTGGTGGTATGCTTGGTTCATATCTTGGCTCTGGAATTGGAGATGCGAATAGCGGTTGGAACATGGCTGCTACAGTAGGTCTTGGTGTTGCTGGTACTGCTGCTGGTGCATATTTGATGGGCGCGATGCCAGCGATAGGTTCGTTCCTTATATCTAATCCTGTCGGTTGGGGTATTCTTGCTGCTGGCGCAATAGCAACTGTTACAGTGGCATTAGTAAATGCACATAGAGAAGCAAAAGCAGCAGAAGAAGCATTCAATCAATTTGCCAATTCTGTTACTATGGTCAATGGTGTATTGACTGGAGAAAACCGTTCTAAAACAGAACAATATCTTGAACTTGTCTATAACAAACAGCTTTCATTGACAGAAGTTGTACAAAGACGTGTGGATTTGTTGAAAGAAGAGCTTGGATTACAAGACCCAGAAAAAGTTAAAACTGGCTCAACTTCTATTGACAATAAAGGATTGATGAACGCTGTAAATGCGTTAAACAGAACGGACCATTGGTATAGCTCAGAACAAATGGCAAATTCAGCAGAAGGGTTGGCTAATCAATTTGGGCTTAATCGTGTTTATAAAAATGCGAATGGTATTTGGTGGTACGATATGAACAGCCACTCTATAGCTGTCAATAATCCTGATGGTTCAAATGATAAACAAGACGCATTGGCCGCTCTTACAGCATTGTATTATGAGGGCGTTACTGGCTCAGAACAAGCAAAAATCAAGCAAGAGTTCCAGCAGAGATTAGCATATATATTAAGAAGCAATGGTTCTCTAAATGACATATTGAGTGTTAAGCAAGATTGGTATAATAGATATGGTAATCCGTCAAATTGGAAATACGATGCAGATACATATCCTTCTAATTTTGCTTACGGCCTTGATGAATTGTCTGACAATACAATTTGGAGTGCTGATAAAACTGGACGTAGCTATACTTATTTGCAGGGATTGTATGATACTATGTCTGGCATCTATGGTCCTTATGCAAAAATATGGCGCACTGCTGAAGATTATTGGAAAGGTGTAGAGTCTGGAAATCTCGATGAGGCAACTGTTATACAGTACATATCCATGATGGACGCCAAGTTGGGTGCATTGCTGAAAGATTACACATGGCAAGCCGTAGAACAATGGGCATCGTCATTAGGATATGTCAATGGAGAATGGAAAGCTCGTGATGGTAATTCCGCATTGACTATGGCGAATACAACTCGTGCGGCTCTTGATAGCTTGCTTGGTGCCTTGTCAAGATTGAATCAACCTGCACAAGACGCTACAAGTAATCTATATACGTTTGCCACACAATTAAGAGGATTGGCAAATGGATATATATGGGAAAGGAATGGTGGAAAGCCTACAAGTGTTGTTGCAAGAGACGGTGCAATTGAAAGTGTAGGCGGAATGAGATATAAGTATGATGCAGGAACAGATACTTGGCAACCGATACATGAAGACGGTTCCCCTATGGTTGTAGCAAGACCTATTTCCAATGCTGAGTTTCGTTCAATGCAAGGTGCTGCAAATGGCACAGGAAGTATGTATGGAAGCGGAACAAATCCTAATCCATCAGGTACTCCACAATCGGGAAGAACAGCAAATTCAGCTGACTATAAATCTCATTACAATAATGGGAATGCTGCACCAAAGCAGGTAATTGTCCGTATAGACAAGTTGATGAATGTTGAGTCTGTGGATTTGAGCAACCCAGACAATGCAGCAGTGATAAGCAATCTAAAAGGACAGCTTGCGCAAGCGTTGATTGATGTTGTACATGATTTTGATGAGACATGGCACGGATAGTAAGTAATCAATAAAACAATAGATACAATGAGTTTTTTCGGCCCTATATGGAGTTCGTTGAAGTTTAGTTCAGTAAGTGCTGGAAGCCAGTTAGTTTCCAGCCTGAACTACCGTATTCAACAAGACAAATCCGATTTAGTGTATAAAAACAATCGCTATAAAAGTGTATTGGTTCATATAGCTAAACAACTTGTTATGTCCGAGCTTGAAGGACAATTGAACCAGATACTTCCAAGGTTTCGGAGAAATACGGAGAACGAATTGAGGGAAACCGTATTGAAACAACAGGAAGCCAACAGAGCAAAAATTATTGAGAATGGGAAAATACAAGCTGAAAACTGGGGTACTGTAGATGCAGAAGGCGGCAATAAGATTATCGCAAAGGACAGGTTCGGTACGGCAGTTCCAGAAGCATTGATGGTTTATTACGATGATGAAGAGTCACATCAGGTGGAGGATATTTCTTATGTCGGTGGAAAAGAGGTAAAGACATCTTATAGCACCAAAACTGTATGCCATATCGACCTCTCGCCGCAAGTATCAATGAACAGTAGTAAGAATATAGTTATGACACAAGTTCAAGGACGTGATTATACGAGAAAGGAGCTTGTGTCTGGTGGTGACTTGCAGTTTACGGTGAATGGCGTTATTGTCGGCAATGAAGATGGAGTATATCCAGATGTTGCGGTTAAGAAGTTCATTCAGATTATGCAGTATAATGGAATACTCAATGTGAACTTTATGTTGTTCGGGCAATTTAATGTTAATCGTATTATTGTTACCAATTATTCGCTTGGTGCCGTAGAGATGAAAAATGTTCAGCCGTACAGCTTTTCATGTGTTGCGGTTGAGCCTGATGAAGACGTGAAGATTACAAAAGATACGATTGGAGCAATCAATACCGCACTTGAATTAAGCCCGATGAACAAGTGGTACAAATTCATATTGGAAACCAAACTTGGCGAAATACTTACTTCTGCTGTAATGAATACCGCTACATCGGTAACGACACAGGGAGCAGGTATGGGCCTTGACGCATTAGCACCTAATATATAATGGCATACAACAGTGAACAACCGAGTTTCCAGATATTGATATGCTTGATTAAAATCTGGACTCCAAAAGATAAAAAAGACCCTATGACCGTTCCTGATGACGCTATGCTTATCAGTGAAGTAGAGAATATAGAGATAGAAGAATCGTATAAGAAGCTGATTGGTACGGCTTCTGTACGATTCCCTCGTGGTACGGTTATACGCAAAACCGTGACTACTTTTAATGAGGATGAAGCAGCAAAAGACAAGTCATTACAGGCTGCTATTGATGATGCTGGAGTTGTGGAAGAGACACGCTCCAGCACATCGGTTGCAGGGGTTGAGAATTTTAAGATAGGCCAGCGTATCAGGATATATTTGGGTTATACGGATGACCCGACAATAGCTGCATTGGCTAAGGTAAGCGGAAGTAAAAAGAGCATTTTTAATGACTCCAATACAAGGAGCCAGTATGAAAACTCCACCTATCTTGCTGAAAAAGCTATGAACATTATGTTCGATGGCTACATAACTAAAGTAAGCATTGATACCCCCATTGAATTGCATTGTGAAAATCTTGCAAGTGCATTGAAACAGATAACGTGTCCTAAAGTGACAGTGAAAAACCAAGACACTGTAAATTTTCTGTTTGCTGATGACTGCAAGGAAAAAGGAGCATTGAAACTCCTGAAAGACACTGGCATTTCATTACATCCAGCATTGAAAGAGCAAAAATACAGTCTTGGTAAAATCAATTTGGAGCCAGATTTGACTGTTGCCGATGTGCTTACTGAATGGGCAAAATATGGAGTTTGCGCATTTGTAACTGAATATAACGGTAAGCCTGTTGTGGCCATTGGTCGCACTTATTTTTCAAACGCTGGCAAGGATTCTATTGTCAATGTGAGCGGAGAACCTGCTGAACCAACAAAGGTATTGTTTGATTATCATGTGGCAAACAATGGATTGTCACTTTTAAGTACGGACAAGAAGTATTTGGCTGTAGAAGCAGAGGGTCTTGGTAAGGATGACAAGTTCTTTCATTTGACCGTATTGCGTAATCCCTCTTATGACCCAAGTGACCCTTCTTCTGGAGACCCATATCGTGTTGTGAATGACAGCGAGCTAACGAAGAAGGCTATGAAACGTGGTGCAAGGGTTCTTAAAAACTCTCGTAAAGACAAGATAGATATGAAATTATACACAAAAATTCCATATCACTCCAGAAAGATACCTTGTACAAAGGAAGAATTGGAAGAGGAAGCCAAGAAATATTTTGAGTCTTATAATATGAATGGTATTGAAGGCTCTTTGACATTGTTCGGAGATTTGCATTTGCACACCGCAACAAAGATACAATTAGTTGATGAACGGTATCCAGGTAAGAATGGGGTATATCTTGTAAACGAGGTTCATACGACTTTTGGAACAGGTGGCTATCGACAGACAATTACGATGCCATATTGTATCAAGAGAGACAAACAGGAAAACAGCAATGAAGAATAAACATACGGATTTATCATCCAACCAGACCATTAAGGAAGCCATACAGAAAATTGCGTGGCGAGGAATGGTCAACAGCAATACTGGTGCTGTAAAAGGCACTGGAAAGGTATCTGGATATGTGGCAAAGATACATACGGATGGAGATTTGGCTGGCACCATTGATGTGCAGGAATATGTCAGTCTTGCTATGGATGAATCGGAAGAAATGAGTATGGGCTATCACGAAGGTGTTTTGTTGAGTGCCATTCAAGATAACTCAAAAGGTCTGCTGATTATTCCTAAGCTGTATTCGGAGGTGATTGTGACGCAAGACCCTGAAACTGGAACGGAATATGTGTCGATGTTCTCCCATGTAGATGTTATACAGCTTGATTCACATGATACGATTTCTATTGGCGTAAAAGAGCGAGAGGAATTTGATGAAAGCGACGAAGAAGGCCCAGATGTGCATGAACTGGAAGAAACTGGTGTGATGACCAATACCACATACACCAAGGATGCAATCGTCACAAATGTTCAGGGAGAAGATGATGCCAACAAGGTTCAACAGACAATAGACAGCACGCAGATTAAACAAGTCGTTGGCGATGATAAAAGTTCCTCCACAATGACTCAGGATGGAATCAATCTGGTGCATGACAAGGCTTCTTTGAATCTTACCGATGATGAGGCTACGCTTGAAATGGGTTCGTCAAAGGTTAAGGTTGAAAACGGTACTGTATATGTCGGTAGTGATAGTAGTACAGATGATGCCGTACTTGGTGTTGAGTTGGCAACCATATTAAGTGATTTGCTTGGATACATTAGTCAGATTATGACGGCCACAATGATGGGGCCTCAACCTCCAGCTAACATTGCCAGCTTTATTTCATTGAAGGCAAAAATTGAAGCGTTCAAATCTTCTCATAGTGGTTTCTTGACTAAGAAAGTTCAAATACAGAAATAATGGCAGAGGCAAAATTAAATTTTGATGAGAGCCAGCTTGATAAAAGTTCTGGTATATATGACCTTTATAGCAGGTTGTATGAGGGTATGCGTGTTGCCAATACCGTAGATGCCCCTATATCTCCAGAAAACCCTCCTCTTGATAGTGAAGGACAGATAGATGTTGGTGCGATAAACACTAAATTGTCAGAGTATTCCGAGATATTAATGAAAAACTCGGCATATCTGTTCGCTAATTCCATAATGTCTGTTATCGGGCCGTCAACTGGTGGTGGAGATGCTGGCGTTGGTTTCTTGTCTCGTAATGGAGATACGATGATGGGAAGCCTTGGTGCATTGTATGGGCTTCAGGCTGGATATGGCGGAAATCTGATTTTTGAAACAACGGTCGATTCTGATGATAAAGCATGGGCGAATATAACAGGAAATTTGTCTGTATCTGATAATGTCGTAGTGCAAGGAGCGTTACAGCTTTCAGAACATGGCATTGAATGGGGTGAAAATAAGGTTATTTATCACGATGGAACAGCATTGCATATTGACAGTCAGGATGTAGCCATCAAAGCGAAAGTGTCTGTAGATGGCTCTATTGTGGTTGGCAATGTTGTGATTGATGAGAATGGTATAAAGTGGGGTGAGCATGAGTTTTATCATAGTGGAAACAGCAACAAGAAAGATGTTGACTGGACTATGAAAAACGCTTATGTGCATGGTACATTATATGCTTATGGTGATGCCGAGATAACAAAGCGTTTTATCACTAAGGGTGCATTGGAGTTTTCGTATGGAGAACAAAAGCTATTGTTTACAGAAACGGACGAAGACACCCAGAACACAAGGCTTCTTTTCTACACAGACCTTGCCCTTATCAATGGAAAAGGAATCAAGTTTGGAGACAAGTATATTGTCAAGGTTAGAAACGATGATAAACAGGTTGTGTCTTTTTCCGCTCCTGGCATGATTATGAACCTTGGAGACAGTGACGGCGAAACTGCGACCGACCACATAGCATTACAGAGCGAAATATGGAATTATAACAGCGCATATCGTATCATATCCCAATATGGAGATGGCAATTTCCCCAATTCATTCAGTGCTGGTTGTGCAAATGCAGGACCAACAGTAATACGGACTTATTATGCTGGGTCGGAGGATTGTGGAGTTGTTTTATTGCGAAATATGAGATTGGGTGATGTGTCAGGACCGATTTTAGCAGGTTCAGGTAATAATGTATTGCTATCAATGCCGTACTTGCATATAGTTAGCGACTTACAGCAGACCGATTTCATACCCATTAATATTGGAATACAAGAAACAACCTCATTATTCAAAGACCAGACAAAGCAATGGTCTTCAACAATTCATTTCAATACAGAAGCGGAGTTCTTTGCATTTGACAAGCCTATTGAATCTACCAGTTTTTCAATAAAAAGTGAACAGTATAAAACTCGTTTAATAGAGAATACACTATTCTTTGATGACGGCAAGTTTCTGGAGGGCGTGACTGATGGCATAAGATGGTCAGGCAACGCATATTTTGACGGAAATCTGAGTTCGCCAAGGTTCGCCAGTGGTTTTGCTGGTTATGGATGGGCAGTCATGGAAGACGAGATGGTCGGTGGAATATCGGCCACATTTGATTCTTTGACTATCCGTAAGAAAATGAGAGTATATGAGCTTGAAGTTCAGAAAATATCGGTTACTAATGGTTCTCTATGGGTCAGCGATTCCTGCTCAGGAGACGAAGTTATAGAATTGATATAATGGCGATTTATAGTTATAAGAGATATAAAATCCTGCTCCATGCAGATTCAAAAAAGACGCAAGGATTGCAGACTGGTGATATAGTTCGCAGACAATATTTTGATGGAACCAATGTCATATACTCTCTTATGTGTGTATTGGAGTATGGGCGTGAGCGTTCAAGAAACTCTGAAACTGGACTGTATGAAGAAAAGCCGTATTTCATCGGAGCATTGCTTGAAGGAGATGCACCACAACAAAATGAGATATTGGATTTTGCCAGAATCACAAACCTATTTAATGTAGATAGGTCTGGTGCATTATATCTTACTGCTTCAGACGATAAGGCACCGTTTATGGATGTGATTGATGGAATCGGTCGTAAAGCCAGCTTGTCTTGGCCAGAAAACATAGCCGTTGAAGGATTTGAGGATTCCAGTTCACAATACATCGTCAAGGGTATAGCAAATCTGAACATTCAATATGAACCATCTTCACAGGATAATAGTCGAATATTAACTGTAACTCGAATGTCAGAAAAGACAGAAGGGTTTGAGGGTCTTCAGCAAGATTTCTATCAATTTGTACAGAATCCGAACCGTGTATTGGTATCATATAAGATTCGGGCAAGTAAGCAAATGGAAGCTAAGGCAACGCTTGGATACATTGATGATTTACGGATTGATGGAGAGTGGACTGAAGCGATTACGGATGAATGGAAATACAAATTCCATGTCATAACCGTGGATTATTCTGGAAGGCATTTAAGGTCGTTTAAGCTGTCAATGGATAATCTGTCTGTTGGCGATGAGTTACAAATTGCAGATTTCAACATTATACTGCTTTCCAGTGTAGCAAACTTCGGAGACTCCAGCAATATGCGTGTCGGCAAACTTGATGGAGTTGTTGACCCTGTGTTCGGACAGCTTGAGGGATATGGTGCGTACCTGCAAAAGTTATATGCGGCCCATGCGGCCCATATTTCTGGAACGCTTACGGCTGGTGATGAAAATGGGTTTGGTGCCACATTCTATGCAGGTAAAATACATCGGAACTGCTTTGTCAGCTCATTAGATGTGTCGTTTACTTCAGACATTCATATTGACGATACATTGATAAACCCTACAGGACTTGGAATAGTGTATCGGTCTGGAACTGAAATAGAGATGGTGGCACAAAGTAATGAATGGCTTATCGCACACAATTGTCAAAGATATTGTTATTCGTTTTGGGCCTATGCAAAACGTCCATGTCAACTTGGAATACAGCAAAACGGAAAGACTGTTGGCACAATCACTATTGCCGCAGACCAAACCCATGAATGGAGAAGGGTTCATGTGTACTTTGATTTAATAAACCCTGAGAATGAAGGAGAAGATTTGCTGATTAAAGTCATACCAACGTTCTCAAAGTCTGTGTTTGACCAAGTATCATCTTCAGAAACCAATCCTGATGAATCCGTGTTTTATTTCACGGCTCCTCAATTAGAATCTGGAGAGTATGTCACCCAATACCAGCCGACTGACACAACCTTAAATTATACAGATGAATATGGTGCTTGGTTTGCACGTGGTGGTATTGGTGGCACTATGCAGAATCCTTTACTTCAGCTTAACTATGACGGACAAGGAAGCATAGGTACACGCAGCAAATCCATTGAGCTTAAACAAGACGGAAGTGGTCACTTGGCAAACAAGAACATCAAGTGGGATGAGGACGGAAAAGTTACATTTGGAAAGGATGTAACCCTAAATTGGGAAAATCTTGGTAGTTCAGCACAGGACAATATGGCGAACCGATATATGCGGATTATCGGTGAGGACACTTTTGTGATTATCGGTCAAGAAACTACTGAAGGTAAGACATATAGCCCAACTTCCATTACGCTTTCTTTGGAAGAAGTAGGTTTTTCATCAACTTCCAGTCAGCGTCAATGGTATTATAAGTTTGGAGGTGAATGGATTGCTATTGAAGATGGGAATGGGCCAACTTTAACTGTAACTCCAGATTCTCCGTGGTGGAACAATGAAAGCTCTGTTACATTCAGATGTGTTATAGCATTAAATGATTCACGAACATATACCGATACATTTACTGTTAAAAAGCAATATGTTCAAGGATATACTGTAATTGTGACATCAAGTAAGGGAATATCATTCCAAAATGGAACTTGTGAAACGACCCTTACAGCACAAGTATATTACCAAGGAAAATTGGTAGATAGGGATTATGCCATTGATAATTTCAAGTTTATATGGAAACGGTATGACGCAGCTACAATGGAAGAACTTGAATGCTCGAATGGTGTTAACGACATCCTTACACTTGATTATGAATTGGACGGAAGTGAGATATATGTCTGTGAATTGGCTACAGCAGATAGTTTCGATTATTCATTCCCAATAATATTCTAAGATTATGATTGAAAAATTAAACATAGGAGAAAAGACGCAGAATCAAGGTGTTAATGCGGCAGGGAAATTAACAGCCGAAGAATTTAACGCACTTACTGCGAAAGTAAATGAATTGATAAACCATGCAAACAAATCAGTATATGTATCGCAAGAAGAATACGATGAACTGGTTTCATCTGGGGATATACAGGACGATGTTGAATATAACATATATGAAGAATGATAGTTCGCAACGGAATTGAACTTACTGCCAGATATTATGGTACAAAAGTGATTTCTGCTGTTTATAAAGGCACTGTACTTATCTGGGAAGCCATAAACAGTTGTTTTGGTAGTGGATTCTGGATAAGGGAGAAAGCATGGAGCAGTACAGACGGATGGAAGAATAATAACTAACAAAATTTCAAATAAAATGGCTAAAAGACAGATTATCAACACTCCTATTCCGTCCATTGATACGGCATGGGATAATGGAACTGAAGCATATAGCGGAGAAGCTGTAGAGAATTTTATAAAGGCACAGTTTAAGTCAAAGGTTGGTGCGCTGTTTTTTGACGATAGCGAGGATGCTTTTTTAACTGTATATACGTTCAGGAACGAGGAAGACAAGACCACTTGGCTTTTAGACAAAAGCGATGAATCTCTTGTACTTGGCAAGCAGACTTTCAATGTTGCCAGCCGACATGGAGAGGGTACGGCTTATGTCGTTACCTTGACCGCACAAGGTGCTTCGGAGCCTAAGTTTACGAATACAAAGCAGCTTATTATCCCAATACGGTTTACTTGCAAAAAGGCAACTACCGTAGCAGGAAGCACCACAACCGAGGATATGGCTGGTATCAGCGGAACGATTGTAGTCACTGGTAGAAAAGCTGGTATCAGTGGTAATTTTACTACCATCACTCCGTCTGATGGAGAGACACGCTATATTGATGCCGTTCCAGAGGATAGTGAAACTTATAAAGACTTCGACCTTGGTCCCTATTTACAGGATGGTGAATGGAACTACCGAATTACTGTGATTGAGCCTGAAAAGCAGACTTCTTCCAGTGCCGTTTCAGTAAATGTAACAATGTCTGAATCTATGGGTCTGGAATATGCAGGAGAACTCGGACATCCGTTTGAGGGAGACACTGTATCACTTCCTTTCTATGTGAAAGGGTCTGTTGACCGACTTCTGCATTTGGAAGTGCTAAATTCTGACGGAAGTGAAGTGTTGGCAAGCCCAGAGCCGAGAGCTTTCAGTGCAAACCAAGGCGGCAGCGAGACGGTGCAGAATATAGGAATAACCAAAGAACAATATAAGTTTACTCACGGCACATATCGTATTCATGCCTGGCTCACATTTGCATCTGACATCAACGGAACAAAAGTTAGTGAACAGACGTTCGGTATCATGTACAAAGAAGATGGCAATAACACTATTCTTGTTGCCGTATCGGATGCTATTACCAATGCCGACAATTATGACAGTGTGACTTTGCTGAATTATGCGGTTTATAATCCGTCTGGAGAAAGCACAGAACTGAGTTTGTCTGTGGTTGACGGAATGGACGGCGATGTGGTGTATTATGAAGAAACTGCAATCTGTAAGAATGAGACCACATACAGCATGAACACTGTTTTGAATTGTGAACATGAGCTGGGTGACTTTGATGTACAGGTATTGATTAAGGGCGGAGATGTACAGTATTATAGCGGAAAGGTAACTCTTTCAAACAATATTGACTTCTCGGCTCGTGGAACGGCAGACTTGGAGTTGATACCTAACAGCAAGATTTTTCATGGCACAGACAAACGTGGAAATTCATTTATGTTTGACCCTGATACTCTTAAACTTGTTGACCAGACAAGCGACAACAAGACAAACATAATGAATCCCACGGTTGAGGGATATATTAGAGAAGACAATATTGACCGATTGAGGCTTTTGCGTGGCAGTGTGATTGATTTGCCGTTTGAGCCTATCATTACGACAACAGGATTGCGTGTATCTGGCGTTGACTATTCTCTTACTATGGAATTTGACATCCAGATTAACCGAATAGTTGACGAATCGGCACCAGTTATCGCTTGTTATTCTGAAAATGGAGAATCGTTTGTCGGATTGAAGGTGTTGCCTGAACGAATACTTGTTCTTGGTACAGGACAAGGACCGATTTCAACCCCAGATATGGCAGATTATTATCTGGAAGAGGGGTGCCGTATGCACATAGCTGTAAATATCGTCAATAATCTGCGTAACGAGGGCTTGAACTATATGCGCATATTTGTGGACGGAATCATGCAGCGTGAATACACCTACCAGAATACACAGACTTCGCCTTTCTGTGGCGCAAGCGGAAGCAACGGACATCTTGTTCTTGGTTCGACTGGGTGTGACCTTGACATTTTCGGAATGAGAATTATGCTTGACCAGTCATTGAGTTCTTCTGATATTCAGCAGGACTATAAGGCTTCTATGTCAAACATAACTGATAAGAGAGCCTTTGTTACCGCAAATGATGAGATTATGTCTGGAAGCGTTATTGACTATGATAAGGCTAAGGCCATTTACAATACGATTCTCTATCGTCTTCCTTCTAATGCAAAATATCCCACATTTAACAATGACCCAGGTTCTATTAACAATGTGGTTATGGAGGTCAATATAATAGGAGATGAGAAGCACTCTGGTATTTTCAGTAGTGTTGAAATCAAACGTCAAGGTTCTACTGCAAAAAAATATTATTGGCCAAACATATCATCCAAGCTATGTAAGGAAGATACAAGCAAAGGAATTGTAAAAGGAACATTCACATCTACAGGAATAGACCCAGAAACAAGCCTTCCTTATTACAATAAGACCAACTATTATCAATTGGATGACTCACAGCCGAAATCAAAGAAATGGGTTGGGAAGTCAAATTATGCTTCGTCTATGCAAAGTCATAAGATTGGAGCTACTGCTGCATTCCATGATTTACATCGTATATGCGCATTACCAGCTGGAGGCTTTTCATACGACCAAACACACCCAGATACACCGTCAAGACGTGCGGTATTAGAAAAGCCGTTCTTGTGCTTTTTTACCGATGCTGAACATTCAACTCCTACGTTTTGTGGCTTCCAAACTTGGGGTGCAGCAAAAGGTGACAAACCGACATTTGGTTATGACGATGATGAAGAAAGCGATTCATATACGCCTGACTATATCATGGTTGAAGGTGCAGATAACAATGTCACTGGAGCTAACTTTGAAACTCCGTGGATACCTTCAGAAATGTTATATGTTCCAGATGAGGAATCATTCTGTTATAACGGTGCGCCGAATTTTGACTTTGACCTTGGATTATTGAATGAAGATGCGGAAGATGATGACCCATTGAAAGACCATCCGACAGGCGGTGCGGTAAATTCAATTAATAATTATCTTATTCCTGGATTCAATATGGTCTATTTGTGTAATCCGAATCTTCGTCCGTTTGCTGGCGGTCTTACCGCTCTTAATCAAGCATATCTTAGAGATAAGGCAAGACAGGCAAACCCGAACAATACAGAAGAGTTGGAACTTGAAGCCAATGTACATTATTGGAACTCTGACACATCCAGCGGAGAATATCTGAATGTATATCGTATGGATTACATAAATGATGTATGGGTTGACGCTGGGTTGTTTACTTCTTCGTCTAAGGACGAACGAGGATTTAATGTGATTACTACGGCTGTACTGAATCTGCGCACACAACTTAGCATTACAGATTCAGACCTGCTTGGTATGTCTGCTGAACAGAAGAATGATTTTCTGATAGAGAAGCGTGTGGCACTGTTCAAATCCCAGTTCCCTACTTGGTTTGACGTATCCGATGCCTTGTTCCACCAATGTTTTATCAAGTTGGTAGCTGGAACCGATAACCGTGCGAAGAACACATACTATTGGATTGAAGGAAACATTGACCATAAGATTCGCTTTGACGGCGATGATATGGATACTATTTTCAAAACTGATAATAAGGGCCAGCAGTCAAAGAAGTATTGGATTCTTGAAGATGATAAGGATGAATATGGTGCATGGTTCTGGAATGGCAGAAACAACGCATTATTCCGACTGATTGAAATGGCTTATGAAGATGATATGCGCACTATGATGAACCGTATCTTTGCTGCAATGGCTACATTGAGCGGTTCCGTAGAAAACTTCTTTCAAAACTATTTCTATTACGTTCAGGAATATTTCCCTGCCGTAGCGTACAATGAAGCTGGAAGGTTGCTTTATGAAACAGCCCAGCTTTATTATGACGGTATCCATCCGTCAGAACCAGGAGTGTCGTATGGTTATAAGGAAATGCCTATTACACAATCTCTTGGGAACCAGCTTCATGCAGAGCGTGCGTACATGGTAAAACGTCTTGCGCTTATAGAGAGTTATGCCAATTATGGAGACTTCAGTTTGAACGGTACGGACAGTATTACGTTCACATCGACTGGTAGCTCTACATATAATATCAAATGGACTGCTTATCAAGACATATTCCCAGTTGCTGCATTTGGTCAGGCATTGGATTATGGTACCGATGAGAATGGTGTAAAGCACACTAAGCCTTGGCGTTTGAAAGCAGGACATACATACACAATATCAACTCAAATGAGTGGAGAGACAACAGTAGCAATACATGGTATGTCGTTCTGTTCCAGCATTGATAATCTTGGTGCCAACGCAATTAAAGGGAACTTGCGTATAACAGGTAAAAGATTGAGGAATCTGGTTATGCCGAAGTTGAGTGCAAACTTTGTTCCGTCATCTATTGTTATGGCCAGCAACTTGAATTTAGAAGTCATTGACTGGAAGAATATAGACTTTTCTAATTCTAATCCAGCATTTGATTTTACGTCTATGATGAGTTTAGTAAAACTTGATTTGTCTGGATGTAGTGGTATTACTGGTGTAGAAGTACCGCATACGGCCTCATTGACATCATTGTTCCTTCCATCTGGAATGACACGCTTGGAATTGAATGATATGCCGTCCTTAAAGGAGTTTTCCATTGATGATGTAAGCACGCTGAATAATGTACTTATAAACAATGCGAAAGCACCAGGCGTTGATACATTGGCAATAGCAGGTTTGTTGCGAAACAATGCAAAGAACTTGTACTCATTGTCTATGCTTAATGTAAATTGGAATGCTCTGCCTGTATCTACATTGATGTGGATTGCCAGCATTGCGCCTTATTCATACGGTGTTACAAGTGAAAAATACTCATTGACAGGAAAGGCAACATTGGACCAGTCTGCAATGAGATTAACATACGACAATAAGCGCACGCTCGTTGACAAATACGGCAACATAGATTCCACATCGAATATCCTTGCTTTGACGTATGATAAAATACAGATAAGCCAGATTTCTATTGTCGGAAAATCGTACATCAGTAAAACTGGAACAGAGCAGTTCTCTGTAGCCGTAACACCAGTTACGGCCAATAATGTTGCCATTACTGCTGATGATGATGGTAATGCGCACGAAGATGTAAAATTCTGCTTTGTCGATGAAAGCGGAGATGAAATGACACCGTTCCAGTATTGTAATTGGCAGGATGCTGTCAAGGGATTGTTGAATGTCACAAACGTAACAACGGAAGCTGCTGGAACTCGTTATACATTACGTGCCATTGTGAAAGTTATTTCTGGCGGAACGACAAAGGAACTGACAGCCGATATGCAAGTTGCGTTTTATTTGCGGCATCCGAAAGTTGGAGACTTTGCGTATGCAGACGGTACTTTTGATGACCAGTATCAGAAAGACAAGACGTTGGTCGGTATGGTGTTCAAACTTGACCCGATGTATCAGGGTGAAGGAGATGCTTCACCTATTACATATTCTGGGTTCAATAAACCATCTGAAAGCGTAAAGCAGGAAAAGTCATTGGTTGGCTACCGTGTTCTTGTTGATTGTAAGGAAAACGCAACTATCAAGAGCAAAAATGGAGCAATCAATACATACAACAATGCCTGGGGATTGTATCCTGAAAATGCCGAAGGCAATGACGGAATGACCAGTACAAATGGATTCACTACTGATTTCGGAACAAAGATGGCCGAGATTGCTAATATGAGCAGTGTGTTTGACACGTCTATGGCAAACATTGGTAGTAATACTGAATGGCCGAGTGGAACATATATCTATCCTGAGAATGTATTGGATTACAATAATGAAGATGGTTTCAAGGAGTTTTCTAATGCAAGTGCGCCTGGTGATTTTAATGGTGCGACAAAGACACGTGCAGTTGTTAGACACATGGAGCAGATATTCAATAACTATCTACAAAGTGCTGATAATGATGATGTGTTAACTTCTTACATAGAGACCGACCCAGAAACAGAAGAGGGTACATTGCGCTCGATAACCAATTTGCCTACTACACTGGAAGAGCTTGGAGACATGATGGAAATCTTGGAGAAGGCAAATGGAGACTTGACAATATTCCGTCAGTTTGCTTATCCAGCGGCATATTCATGTTATTTGTATGAGCCTAAAGTAAAAGAAGGCGAAACTCTTGATGAGCAATATATCAAAGGAAAGTGGTTCTTGCCGTCTCAGGGCGAATTGATGAGGCAGTTTATGTTTTTTGCTAAATCAAGAACTGGAGGATGGACCAACGATTATAACGATGGATACAATACAAGTCCGTCAACTACTGTAATTGATGATATTATCAGGGATGCTTATAATTCTCCTGACAGCAATCAGATTAAGAACAATGTAAGTCTTGAACACATTGAAAGTGGAGAATATACATCAGCAGAGTTGACTGCAATCAACCAATACTTCCAATCATTAGTTGAATGTGACAGGCCGTTGTATTCATTGATTTTGTGGCGTGCAATGGTTGCTGGAGCTTCAGCACCATTCACGAATCATTCATTGGGCTACCACTGGTCATCCACCGAGGGCAGTTCCGGCAACTCGTGGAACGTCAACTTCCACAGTGGCGGCACTTGGACCGGCAACAAGTACAGCAGTAACGCTGTGCGGCCCTCTGTAGCGTATAGTTTTATGCTTTAATCTTCACTGGCGAACTGCCTTTGGGCAGTTCGCCTATAATGCAAAATAATGTTAATTATGAAAGAGAACGATGAATTGACACCAAGTCAGAGATATGAAAAAGCCCATACTTCTTATGATGAATTAAGAAATTTATTGGAGGCTTCTACACAAGAAAAGGTGGTTTTAACAAAGAAAGAAATTGAAAAAGGAAAAGAACGTAAAAGGGTCATTAAAGACAACCATAAAACGTTTGTTAATACTCCAATATATAGAACATACCATCAATCAATGACGTTGATGATGCAAATAATACAGCTTATGCCAAAGAAAACTGTTAAGATAAGCGATGAAATGTTGCATTATTTAATGGAAGCTATACGGTGGTCTTCTGCGGCGTATGAACAAAATAACATATTCGTCAAACATAATTCTCTTTGTGAGTCTATTTCTTTAATGACTACAGTTCGTGTCTGTGTCAACACATCGAGGTCTTTGAATTTGATTGGCAAAGCTAAGGCTACGCAATTATTATCGTCTATTGATTCGATATTACGCCAATTAGTAGCATGGCGTGGCTCACTAAAAGACGAGGGCGGCAATGATGAACGGTAACGCAAGCATTGTCGGAGAGTCTGAGCTGCTGTTTTCATACGGGCGGCATACTCCTTGGTTCAATATGGGAATCATCGGGAGTTACAAAGATGCAATGCCGCAGAAACCAACATTGGGCAACCACTGGTCATCCACCGAGAACAGTTCCAACAACTCGTGGAACGTCAACTTCAACAGTGGCAACACTTGGAACAACAACAAGTACAACAGTAACGCTGTGCGGCCCTCTGTAGCACATGAAACAGATGCGTGGATTAAGCTGAGGAAGACTGTTCAAGAGGCTTACGAAGACTGCTGTAGAGGTAAATCTTCCAGCAAACAAGCCCAAGAATATATCCCTCATGCCGATGAAGACCTTGATGTGTTGACCGACGAACTTATTTCTCGCACTTACTATCCAAGCACATCGACTTGTTTTCTTGTCAAATATCCGAAATGGAGAGAAGTATTTGCCGCTGCTTTCAGAGACCGCATCATACATCATTGGGTTTGCATAAGGTTGGAACCGTTGTTTGAACTGCGAAATATACATCAGGACAACGTGACCCATAATTGCAGGAAAGGTTTTGGAACAAAGACTGCGGTAAAAGCTGTTGCCGATGGTATAAAGTATGTCACAAATAACTATCAAGAAGAAGGCTGGGTTTTCAAAGGTGATTTGGTCGGTTTCTTTATGACCATCATAAAGCGAAGGATGTGTGACAAACTGTTGTCGTTCATCAAACATCGTTATCATGGTGATTATAAGAAACTCCTGTTATGGCTTGTTGAAATTATCGTCATGCACCATCCAGAAAAAGATTGCGTGTTTAATTCAAATCCGAAAGACTGGGTGAATCTGACTGCCAACAAGTCACTGTTCCGATGTGAGGAAGGGCGTGGTTCTCCGATAGGCAATCTTACGACCCAGTTATTCGCCAATTTCTTTATGACCGAGTTTGACGCTTGGGTTCAGAATAGGTTAAGGGAAATTGATGTTAAATGGTCGTATAACAGGTTTGTCGATGATTTTATTATCGTTTGCAGTGATAAGAAGAAATTGTTAAAACTGATAGATATGATTGCCGATAAACTTGGCGATATGGGGCTATTGCTTCATAAAAACAAGCGATACATCCAGCCTGCTTCACATGGAGTGGCGTTTGTCGGAAAATATGTAAAGAATGGAAGGATATATCTCAGTAATCGTACACTTGCTCGTTTCCAAGAAAAGATACACGGATTCAATCTTTATTTACAGCGACCAGAAAAAGAGATTACGATAATGGAATTAGAACATATCAGAGCCACTGTTAACTCATATCTTGGATTCTGCAAGGGTTGTGAGACATACTGGAGAAGAAGGGATATACTTTGGGATTTCTGTCATAACCATCAGAAGTATTTTTCTCATAACAGAAGCTGGACAAAAATCAAACTCAAAAAGAAGTTCAAGCCTATTTTTAATTAAAGAGCAGTTACATGGTACGATATTATTTTGAAGAAAAGCCGAATACAATAAAGATTGGCTCGACTTTACGAGGGAAGCGTTACATCTTTGTCAATTTGGATGTCAAAGAGCTTTCAGATAATGAACAAGACGAGGCAAGCGTTCAATACAAATACGACTGTTATAGCATGAGATTTGTGTTGTCAGAGCTGTCTATTCCTTGTCTGGTTGCTAATATGCCTAAAGAGTTCATTGTATTGGCTAATGAAAATGAAATCAAGTTGATTATTCAAGCATTCAAGGCAGATGATGATATTGAAGCATGGAAGGCCATCAGGACTGCGCAAATAGAAGCGTATGATTCAAGCCCTTATGTTAACAATTTCAAACTGAATGGCGTGAATGCTTGGCTTGACAAAAACACAAGGGTCGGATTGGTCAATATGCTTAATTCTGACTGGGGAGATACGCCAATTCCAGATTTGTGGCTCAATGCAGAACATCCAATATCATTGCCAAATGCTGAAACAGGATTGGCGTTGTTGAGCGAAATCGAGAAATATGCAGCACAATGTTATTCTACTACCCAGCGGTTATTAGTGTCGGTTAAAAACATGACAAAGCTAAAATCATTTGATGATTTACGCAATTTTGACTATAAATCCGCATACCCAGAACAACTTGATTTAACTGTCTAAAAAGTAGTCGCATGGCAAACGTAACAACAGCCATGCGACTATTCGTTTATAAAGACAGATTCAAAATGGGAGTAATAGCAAAAGGCGAAATAACACTGAGTAATGTGAACGATGCTTATACTGTATCGCTCACAAAGACTTCATGTGTTGTCAATGCCGATTATGACGGAAGCAATCCCAAGTTAGATGAAGCATATACTACCATCAGCGTAAAGCGTGGTGACAAAAAACAATGGTTTAAGGTTGCTGTAATATCAAAAACGAATGATAGCATAATCATCACGAATGCAAGTATGCCATCTGGAGGTGATGAGTCCACCTTGTTTGAGGAATGTGTTTTTCGATTTGATAGCGTTCCTACTGATGTTTTGGAAGGAAGTGCAACCATCCAGATTTCAACCGAAGATGGATATGTGGCTGATGTTGTATTCTCATATACGGTAGTCCGTGAAAGCACTATGCTTGACTGGATACAGGAGTGGGAAGGAAATAAGACGCAGATAGGCGGCAATTCAATCATCACCCCCAGATTATTTGTTGGTAAGAAAATCACTAATGGTGAAAATTATAACTCCATATTCAATGTTCCACAGCTTACGGGTGTGTACATTGGCCCTGCTGGTGAAAACGGAAACAGTTGTGGAGTCTATGGATATAAGGCTGGCGGTGAGATTTTTCATTTGGACGATACTGGCGGTTATATTGGCGGATGGACCATTAATACAGAAGGAATATATAGTGCAAAAGGTGCGTTACGGCTACTGGCCAGTGGTACTATAAAGGCTGTAAATAGTGAAGGTGATTCAATTTGGGAGATAAAGGAAAACGGCGATGCTTTCTTTGCATTTGAGAATGTTAAGTTTTATGCTAACGGAGATGCAGAATTTGCTGGTACGATAAAATCTAAAGATGGCCAAATTGGAGGATGGACTATCAATGATAATAATCTATACTCTACTCAAATAGGGATAAATAGTAGTGGAAAATATATTGCTATAGCCAACATTGCATCAATTCCAATGTATAACGGATATTGGGATGGAAACCATTTCGCATGGGTTAAGGCGTATGGCGGAGTCGCTATGTATTATTCGCAAAGTTCTGATTTTGGATTTGTTGCATATAAAAGTTCGTCAAAAGTATTTTCCGCTGGTTCTGTGAACATGATTGCAGGATGGAACTTTGACCACAACTCATTATGGTCTGGAAATAAGAATAACACTATTGGGGCCTTTACAACCAGTGGAATAACTATAGGAAGCAATGGAATCCGTGGTATCAAATGGTATATTGACAGTAATGGAGATATATCATTTATGAACGGACAGATAAAATTTACAGCCAACGACAATGGAGGTGAAATTGTTGGATGGAAACTCAACTCACAGCGTTTTTCGACAAAAAAAGTAGCACTTGTATCCGATAGTTCAAACACAGGATTATATTTGTCGGCAAGCTCTGAAGCATCGTTCAATACAACAGCCTCATCATCATTAAAAGATTTTATTGTCTCAAAAGGTGGTGTATATTTGAATGTTTCGTCAAATAATGCTGTATTTGGAGCATACAATTCATCTGGGGGAAAGATATTTATTCTACAAAGCAATGGAACAAACTCTATTGCAGGGTGGAATTTTGATGATGCTGTATTGTACACAGGAACGAAAGCAACTTCTGGATTTACAGCAAGTGGTAGCATTACACTTGGACCGACAGGGTTGCGAGGGTATAAATGGCGTTTTGAGAACAATGGGTCAGGAGCCGTAGCTGGTGGAAATATTAGTTGGGATTCGGCTGGAAATGTGACATTTGCTTCCAGTGTAAAGATTGGGTGGAGTAATCTTGGTGGAACTATCATTAACAGCGAAGGTGTGTTTGCTGGTAAAATATCGGCAGACAACATTACCGCTGGTACAATCTCCACAGCTAACATAAGAAACCAGAGTAATACTTGGTACTTGAATCAAGATGGGTCAGGAGCTTTGGCTAATGGAAATATAAGTTGGGATAAAAGTGGCAATGTCACTGTTAATGGAAAGATTGTTGCTACAAGTGGTTCAATAGGTGGATTTGAAATCGGAAGCAATCGTATAGGTGTAGCTGCCACTTCATCTGGAGGTGGTGGTTCATTGGCTATATATGATGATTTTTTGCGAGTAGGTGCTTCTAATGGATATGTTATGTTTGGAGATGATGTGATTCCAGGAAGTTCTGGAGGGGTATTTACAGCAACTGGACGTATTGTAAATCAGAAACAGAATACAATGGGTAGTTATGGTTTCGACCAAGCAAACTATGGACTATTAATAAATGTATCTGGAGGTACAAAAAATTATGGTATTGAATCCGATGCCGCATTAAAGGCACCAGCCTTTATCAATACAAAGGCAAAACTTCTGACTTTTACAGGTAACGGATATACAGTTGATTTTTCGCAGTATAATATTCTATTATTATATTATAACGACTCGAATTATTCTGGTGCTGAAGTTACGTTGCCTACAGAATCAAGTGTGGCAAGACAGTTTGGGTTAAACTCTTTACCAAGTGATTTTGCAGCAATAGTAACATTCCGTGTACGCCCAGGTTCTAAAAATATTACACTTAAAGGTATATATAATCACAATGAATCAAGTCAGAATTATGAAATGGCTTCAGGAGACTCCGTGATTGTACTAATTACTAAAGTTGATGGATTTAGGTATCAGGTTTTGAATCATTCAAGTTAAATTAATGCGTCGAGACATCGAATTACATATTAAAACAAATGATGTTACTCTTGTTTCAACAAACAAGATAAAAATTAGAACATTTAGGTGGGTAAGCAACCCATCTGGACTATCTCGTTATATATATGGAGAAATAGATGTTCCAGCGGTAGTGTCAGAATCAAAAGTAAGAGATGGAGGTGTGTTTGTCAATATACCTTATACTCCGAAATACAAAGAATTTATGATACGAGTTCGCCGTGTGTATGATGACGGCTCGTATATCTATCTTTATAACCGTAAAGATGGTTCCGAATGGTTTTTAGCACAAGTTGGAATGTATGGAGGAGAAAAGGAAAATTGTTATGCCTCATTACTATACACCATTTCAGAAGGAACATATTATATATCGCTTAAAGACGAAATAGCTACCATATATTCCAGTATTCAAAGTGACTTCAATATAGTTGATGCAAATCGACAGAACGCTAACTGTTTGATGGCTTGTTTTCCGTCAAATAGTTATCGTTATCCTTTGACTGGTGTTGGTCTCGCACGATGGATAAACGCCCACAATATCAATGCTGGAAATCTGGCAGAAATAATCAATCGTGAATTTGCAGAGGATGGCGTCATAGTAAAGAATGCTACATACAATTATGACACACAACAAATGGAAATGGATTTGGACGCTTCAAATAAATAATAATGGCTACATATATAGTAAAACCGAACCAAAATATATTTGATGTTGCACTTCATTTGTATGGCAGCATTGAGGGGCTGTTCGACTTGTTGATAACAAATGACTGGTTGAACATGACAACAGACCTTGAAACAGGTATGGAAATTGAATATCACGAGGACTTCATAATTAATTCGTCTATTGTTGATACATTCGATGATGAGAACATAACCCCTTCTAATGGTAGTAGGCATATTTACATCAAGGCCCCAGAGCTGCCATTAGTGATGTGTGTGCTCGTCAATTCTGAAGTTGTCAATGTATTGTTGACATTGGGGGGAGAAGGAGACATGATTGTTGATTGGGGAGATAATTCAGAACTGGAAACAATCACTCTTTCACATACAAATAAAAAAGTAGAGCATTGCTTTGATAATGTGGTTGAAAAGCGTAGAATCAAGGTTTATGGCACATTCAGCCTTACATATTGTGATACCACATATTTGTATGGAGACTTATTGTTGATGCGTCCGCAAACAATAGACGAATATATAAGCCACTCAAACGGATTCACGCTGAAAGGTCTATTCTTGTGTGAAGGAACATACAAAGTTGATTTAAGGGGATGCACAATTGCAGACCTTTTACCAATAGGAGATATGAGCCTTCAGGAGTTGAATTTGCTTCAAGTACAGTTTACTTCGCAAGACGTATTGGATGATTATCTTGAATATATTGTCAATAATTACGGAACGAGAAGGAACTGCACGGTCTATCTTGATACGGAGCCTTCGGAAAGAGGAATGGCCGCTATCAATACGATTATAAATGAAGAAAATTGGAATGCTTCAGGAAAATGGAAGTTTATTATTAACGACATAACATATACTGCTTCATAATGGCAAGGACATTGACTGAAATATATACGGTAGCCAAACAATGCCGTGACAAATATTTGGAATTGACAGAGTTTCAAAATGACTCCAAAATGTCAATTCTGGATGCCTTTACTTGGGTTACTTCTTCATGTATTTGGGCGTTTGAGAATATACTGGATGTCTTTAAGGTTGACCTTGCAAAAGACCTGCAAAACCGTGTCAATGGAACTCCAGCTTATTTCGCAAATGCACTTTTGAAGTATCAATCTGGCGATGACCTGGTGGTTAGCGAGGATGGTGCTTCGTTCTCTTATGCTACGATAGATGAGAGCAAGCGCATTATATCAAAGGTCTCGTATTCAGAAGTGGTAGAAGACGGATACCATGACAAGCTGGCTATATACAAGATTGCGACTGGAGAACCTGGGGCATACGCAAGAATAGAAGAGGATGAATTGTTGGCTATAAGAGCATATCTCGGTAAGATATTGTTCGCTGGCCAGCACGCAATGGTTGTGAGCCGTAACGGAGATGTGCTTATTCCACGAGTGACTGTATATCACGATGGGGCAATCAGTGAAGATGAATTGTACACCAATATAGAAAACTCATTGAATGATTTTATAGCAAACATGAGTTTTGACGGTATGTTGTATGCCCAGAAAATCATCGACTGCATCCAGAACGCAGAACACGTTACTGATGTGGAAGTTGATAGGACTGGAACAGACCAGCAAGGTATTTTTATTGCGATGTATGATGATGACAATAACTTGATTGAAGTTGGAGGAAGCGTTGAGCAACGAATAGGCAGGTACGTCATTCCTAACAGCGGATATATCAAGCAAAGCACTCGTTCTGGAAAGGAAGAGAACCTTCAGACATGGAGAGAGGCTATCACACTTAAATTGGAAGATAAACAATGAGGTACATGATTAATTTTGACAAGACCATAAACCAACTTGTTCCGTATTATATAGGCGGAAGAAAGTTGGTTTTGTACCTGCAAGCATTGATGAAGCCGTTGCAGACTCTTAATGCCGCTTTTTCCGAATATGCAAAAGAGCAGCGTATTGAAGCTGCCATGACATCACAAATATTTTATTTTGAATGGTTCCTAAACCGTAAGTTCAGCAAATATTTCCTGAACGGAGGTCAGATAACAATAAAAAATGGGGAGCGTCTTGGCGTGCCTATTCAATGGGAAAACGCTGATGTTGATGCGTCTGAGGATTTGTTGCTCTATAAGGAAGAAGAAGGAATAAAAAATGTAGCCTTATACCACTCCAATGAACAAACCGATGGTAGTTCACACAGTTTCGTTGTCAGCTCTCCAGCAATAAATACCCAATTGATTTCTATTGAAAATTATAAGGCTATGTTGTCTCATTATATAGACAAGTATCGCCTATCTGGTAAAACGTATGTCATTAAAATAAACTCTTAATGAAAGAATTTAGCGCACAAACTGGTGGCCGTTATACTTATGTCGATGACATTATCAACCTTCAGGAATTATCGCTTGCATTCGGCGAATTATTTGATGAATGTGATAATTTTATCGTCAGTGGATGCGCTGTGTCAGGCACATCAATCGGAAGCGGTTATGTATATTTGAATGGCAAACTGCGATATTTCTCTGGAGCTTCAGGAATTTCTCAATGGCCTCAGTATATTTACGAAGTAAACCAAAAAGAATCGGTTGCGTATGCAAGTGGTTCAGATAAAGTAGGTCGTACAGTATATGGATGCACTTGTGGCCCGACAATCCCTTCTGTAGTTGATTCTGTTACAGGCAATATACCTGTGGCTTTGAGTATAACACAGGATGGCGGTTTGCTTATGAAGGATGCTTTTATAGGTAAGTATGCGTTATTGCTTAATCCTGCAAAGGGCGCACAGACTGTCAATGGTACAGTAAAATTCAACAATGATGTCAACATCAACGGATTATTTGTTACATTGTCAGATATGGAGTTCTGGAAATACGTCTTGCAGAATTGGCTACAATTCCAGCCATAATCTGACAATTAAATCACAGACTGCTAATGGAAATAATTACAGTGTTGTATTGAAAAACGGTACAGGTATTGAGTTCTATGTAAATGGAGCGTTAAAGATGACGATAGGCACAGAGATTGTATTTAATGCCAACACTTCTCATAGAACAAACGCTTCAACTGTAGGAAGCATTAGAACTACAGGTACGCATATTCACAATGTTAGTACAGCAACGGATAATGGTGAGCTTAACCTTAATATGCTTGGTTATAATGGTGGAACGTCCTATTTCAGAAATACTTATATTGGAAATGGAAAAGGGAAAGCAATACTAAGCATAAAGGGGAGCGATAGTTCCGTATTGATTTCTGGAGTAACGACTATAGCGACTGATGGGCTGGAAGGTATCGTATTGCTGTCATCTGTGCCGAAAACAAATATGGCGTTACAGAAATCTGTTATATGGAAAGATTCCAATAAAGATGTTATGGCATCTATTGGATACTTGGATGCCAACAAACAGACGTTCAGCATTAAGAACAATGTATCTGACATAATAATAACAGGTACAGAATATGTTTCTATCGGTCCTGCAATCAAGGAAAATGGTGTATTGCTGTCAGAAAAATATGCGTTAAAGGAGTCAGTAAATACTTCCCTTTCGTTGAAGGCTGACACGGATAAAGTATATTCAAAGACTAATGCAGATAATACATTTGCAAAGAAAGCGTCTGGATTATCTCAATTTATCACCGCAACAAATACACAAGCAGTATTGCGTTCTCAAATCGGCGCACTTGGCACATCTGATTTGGACGGATACGCTGTAAAATCCAAGTGTTTAGCTGATATGGCTACAACAGAAGAAAACAAAAAGAAGATAAGAGATAACATCGGAGCAGCGGCAGTGGGAGATTTCCAAACAAAATTAAAGGATTCTGGATGGATTACCATCAAAGACGGACTGTATGTTCGTCAAATTGGAAATGTCGTAAGCATACAAGGTCAATTAAAGACAATTCATAGTGGAATATTGTTCAACATACCTAACACTATAGACCCACCTACGCACGCAGTATATCAATCATTTTCTTTTAGTAACAGTAGAAACTGGACGGTATCAATTAAAGGCAATTCACGCCAGTGCAGAGTGTTATATTGTAGTGGAAGTTGCGGTAACACAACAGATTTTTCAATCACTTATATGGTATAGCAATGAGAATTATAGGCAACGTAAAAGATTCCAAGTCGCTTGCAAACAATGAGCGACTTGCGTTTGAAAGAAGAAACAAACAAATTGAACATGAACAATCAAAAGTACATGAACCCGAACCTTCCATTAATTCCGTTGAGGAGACAGAAGGTGAAAACAAAAAAGAAGCACAAAAGCAAGAAGCCTCAACAAAAAAGAAGCGCACCAAGAGTCAGGTTTAGTGAAACCGATATTGCTCTTGAACTAAGGCTTAACGCACCTCTTGAATATGATTTTATCATTGAGGCTGGAGGATATGAGCCGTTGCCAGAGTTTATAGAGCAGATAGGGTACACTTCATTGAACCCCTATTTCAAGTCCGTCAGGTTTAGAAAAACACTGATGACATATCGAAAACAAGGGTGCAGACAACGGAGAAAGACATCTCCCCCATCTTCCCAAATGATAAGGGAAAGGATGCGAGTACGAAAGAAAAAGATGAGAATCTAATGTTAAAAATACAGCGTCAGAATAATATTTTTGACGCTGTATTTTCATCTGACTGAAATTTTGAGTATATTTGCAATCACTTTCCAAATTGAAATACACCATCTTCCCCTTTGTTTTATTTATAACGATAATCGTATGAATGAATTTACCGTGTCAGTACGCAAACTGACCGATGAAGAATTGATGCGAGAGGCGTGTGAATCAACTTTTATGGGGAAAAGCCATGCTTCGCTTTTAGACCTGTATAAAGCCGAACATTCGCCTGTGCGCACACAAATGTTTTGGGTTACGCTGAAACACATTCCTTTGTTCATAAGCACACACCTTCTTAGGCACCATGTAGGGAGTGTTCCATTCCAGCTTACTTGTAGGGATGACCGTAAAGGTGGAAACCCTGGGATGAGAAGCAAGATTGATGAAATGGTCAGCAAATTGAAAGAGGTCAGAAACTATGAGAGAATAGCTACACGCACAATGACATTGGATGATGTATGTGACGAGCTTGAATGGCTGAAAGACAATGCTGACCGCTATACCCCAGTCAATCTGTCTCTGCTGGTCAATGCCCAGTCATTGATTGATATGGCGAAATTGAGGTTGTGTAATCAAGCACACGCAGAGACTCGTATCGTATTTAATCGTATCAAAGAAGAAATAGCAAAAATTGACCCTTCGTTGGCTTCCATGATGGTACGCAAATGTGTGTATCGTGGAGGTCTATGTGGTGAGATGCGTTGTTGTGGTTTCAATAACACGCAAGCGTTTCAGTCAGAAATGAAGGACTATGCAAGCAATTTCAGTTGCAAGCAAATCGGACTTATGAATGCAGTAAAGCAAGATTAAGTTAATGGAAAGAATGGTAGTAAAGCGTGATGGGCAAATCGTAAAGTTTGACCTGTCTAAAATTGAAGGAGCAATTCAAAAGGCATTTAACAGCCAGCGAGAAGATTATGACGCAGATGTAATCAAAACTGTTATAGGGAATATTCCTATGCTTTCAGAAAACCCGATGTCTGTAGAAGATATACAGGACATCGTGGAGAAAAGTTTAATGGAACATGGCCATTACAAAGTTGCAAAGTCATTTATTTTGTATCGAGCTAAGAGAAGTAATGTTCGAGATTGGGTTGCGAAAAAACAGCAATTCATTCAGGACTACAAGAAAAGCTCAAATACTGCAAACGCTACGATAGATGACAATTCTAATGTTGGAGGAAAAAACATTGGAATATTAAACTCTGAAATCCACAAGCAAGACAACATCCTTATCAATCGTGCTATGGTTATGGATAAGTTGAAAGAGCTTTATCCAGACTTTGACAGCAAGAACTATGAAAGAGATTTGACTCATCACATTATATATAAAAATGATGAAAGCAGTTTCGCTGGAGCCATTTCTCCGTATTGTTGTTCTATAACCATGTATCCGTTCTTGACTGGAGGGATTAAGGGTATTGGTGGTTTAAGTGCGGCTCCAAAGAATCTTGATAGCTTTTGTGGTATGTATATCAACTTGATTTTTGCCACTTCAGCCATGTTTGCAGGGGCGGTTGCCACATCGGAGTTCCTTCTCTATTTCGACTATTTTTGTAGAAAGGAATGGGGAGATAATTACTGGCAAAAAACTAATACCGTTATAAGCACAGAGCATTGCCAAAGAACGAAGACCATTAAAGGACAAATCCACCAATACTGGCAGCAAGTCATATACAGCATCAATCAACCAGCGGCAGCTCGTGGGCTACAAAGCGCATTCGTGAACTTCAGCTATTTCGATAAGCCGTTCTTCGATGGAATGTTTGGGGATTTCTATTTCCCAGATGGAACACAGCCACAATGGGATTCTTTGAACTGGCTTCAGAAGGAATTTATGCAGTGGTTTAACCAAGAGCGTTTGCGTTGTATGTTGACGTTCCCTGTTGAATCTTTTGCGCTCGTTTATCAAAACGGTAAATTCGTTGATGAAGAAAGTGCAAAATTTGTAGCTGAAGAATATGCAAGAGGACATAGTTTCTTCACATACATATCCGATACTGTTGACTCGCTCAGTTCGTGTTGTCGGCTCAAAAACACTCTACAAACCAAAGAGTTTAACTACACAAATGGTAATATGGGTGTACAGACTGGCTCAAAATCAGTTATTACTCTTAACATTAGCAGAATCGTTCAGGATTGGGCTTGCACTAAAGAACTTAATGGAAAATCTGTGCAAAAAGGAGTCCGAATTGGAATTAATCCATTTAAGGTTAAAAACTTCTGTGATGACTTTGAAAAGTATTTGATAGACATTCTTAATCGAGTCTATAAGTATCACGAAGCATACAATGGATTGCTATGGGATATGTACAATGCAGGATTGCTACCAGTATATAAAGCAGGGTTCATCAATCTGAATAAGCAATATCTGACAATCGGATTGAATGGGTTAAACCAAGCAGCTGAATATTTCGGCATCCAATGTACAAACAACAAAGAATATGCCGAGTTCTGCCAGTATGTGTTTGGAATTGTAAAAGAGCAAAACCGTATTCACAAGACAAAGAAAACTACATACAATACAGAGCAAGTTCCAGCGGAATCTTTGGCTGTGAAGAATTATAACTGGGATAAAGAGGATGGGTACTGGATTCCGTCTGATACCAATCTGTATGCAAGTTATATCTTCAAGCCTAATGACCAAGACGTGTCGATACTGGATAAGGTAGTCATGCACGGAAGCAATTACATTGGTGATTATTTGGATGGAGGGGCGGCAGCACACCTGAATCTTTCAGAGCATTTGAGTGAGAAACAGTACGAGAAGATACTAAAGTTTGCGGCTGAAAATGGATGCCAGTATCTAACATTTAATGTTCCAAATTCAGAATGTGATGATTGCGGATTTATCACAAAAGTTCCTATTGACAAATGTCCTAAGTGTGGTTCAACACACATATCTTATTATGACCGTATCATAGGTTATCTTACAAAGATAAATAATTGGTCTTCTGGCCGTCAGATTGAGCAAAAAACTCGTGTGTATGAACAGGCATCGGAACACTTATGAAACAGTTTCCATTGATGGTGTAGTATATTACTATATAGTATGCTATTCCATCAATGGAATTGTAACTGGAAAGATTTTAATAGACTCCGATAACTTGGAGCTATGCAAATCTCATCAATGGCATATTGAGAAATCAAATAGACGTGATTTGTTATATGCAGCAACCAATTATAATGGAAAGACATTGAGATTGCATCGTTATATTATGGGAGTTAATAACAAAATGCAAGTTGACCATATTAATCATAATGGATTGGATAATCGAATAGAGAATCTAAGAGTATGTAATAATAGAGAAAATAACTGCAACAAGGACTTTAGCAAAATGACACACGCAAATCGCCTTGCGACAGGTATCAGAAAAATAAAAGGTCGTTATTTTGCACGTATCATGGTAAACAAAAAAGAGATTGCATTAGGTGGGTTTGCAACATTGGAAGAAGCTAAATTAGCCAGAAAAGAAGCAGAAATTAAATATTTCAAGGAATACAGGTATGCTTAAATATGTAGATACAAAAGTTGTATTCGTCGAGGTTCCAGACGAAGTGACTTTGGCAATAAACATATCAAATTGCCCCTGTCATTGTGATGGGTGTCACAGTGAATATCTGGCAGACGATATAGGAAGGACATTGAACTGGGATAACCTCAATGCCATTATTCATATCAACCGTGGAATTACTTGTGTGGCATTTATGGGAGGTGACATTGCACCGAGCGAAATCTCACATCTTGCCAGCAAAGTAAAACAAATGGGATTGAAAACGGCATGGTATAGTGGCCGTCAGGAATTGCCGCCGAACTTTAAGATAGCGGATTTTGACTACATTAAGATTGGGCCGTATATTAAAGAACTTGGTCCGTTGAATAAACGAACAACCAACCAACGGTTTTACAAGATAGAACAAGGCAACATAATGACAGACATTACCAGTGCATTCTGGAAATGATAATTTAAGCACAAACAATTGGACCTATAATCCGTTGTTTGTGCTTAATGTTAAAAGCACATTTTACTATTATGTTCTTTTGCAATAATAAAATACGAAATACGCCTAAACATCAGCATTATAAATGTTAAAAACAATACTATACAAAATTTATTATACTGAAAATTTGGCAGAATGAAAAACTATCCTTATCTTTGCAATCACGAACCAATAATAATTAAGACGCTTATGTGAAATGATTAGAGAAAAGGGCATTGTCGAAGTCCATGACGGCCATGCCGACACAGACGAGCTTTTAGATTCAGTGGACTCATTGCCAGACGGTGAATATGGGTATTTGCTATTTGACAAGAAAAAGAATCGCTCACTACCTCAGTTGAAGTTTCTATTCGGGTATCTTTTGAAGACTTTATCAGAAGAACTTGAAGGACACCCAGAACCAGAAGCCCTATACAGATATTTTGAGGAGATTTACGCTCCGATTCATAGATGTAAAATTCCAGGCGAGGAAGAAGAATTTGAATACTTTGACCTCAAAAATGAATCAACAACTGAGATGGATTTCGTCATTGAGAAGATTATCCATCATGCTATGTCGGAATGGCATATTGACCTGCTTTCAAGAGACCGTATCAAAGCGGCTGAAGCACAAGAGGCTTACGCAGGAGCTTATGCAGAGACATGGAAGAATCTTTCAAGAAAAATTTAATCGTATTTTTCTCCATGACGGAACAAGAAAACATGATGTCAGCATTAGACATCTTCGCAGCCTCACAAGAAACATTTGAAGAGGCCAAGAAAAAAAGCAGTGATGAAAGCAGAAAGCGTGCAAATTATCTGCGCTTCTCACAAGATGGCACATACGCAGTCCGTATCCTGCCGCTTGCACCAGTAATTGACAAAGACGGCAAAGTGTTGCCTATGGAACGCAAGGGATATGAATATCCGCTACGTTCACTCATGTTGAAAATCGAGAACGACAAGAAACTGGTCAAGGGCAAACCTTCTATTACCTATGTAACTGTTTGCGATGCCAGACAGCGTTTCTCCCAACTTAAAGAAGACCTTATCGACCTTTATGTATCAACTGCGTGCGATATGTATGCAGATGATGAAGACCTGTGCAAGAAACTTCGTAGCAACAGCTTTGAAGGTGGCCTGAAATGGGATAGCAAGCGTTGTATGTATGTGATTGATTGTGACCACAAGGAAGACGGTCTGCAAATCCTCCAACTTTCATTTGCGCAGTACAAGGAACTGGAAGAGCGTAAGTTGAATCTGTGGGCAAAGCTCAACAAGAAAAAACTCGTAAACTGCCCTATTTCTTCTATCGACAACGGTTATCCTCTTGAAATCATCCGCAAGACAGAGAACAAGAAGACATCGTATAGCTTCAACATTGACACCGTTTCTGGTGCGGAGCCGTTGGATGAGCAGACACTCCAAACTCTTTTGGATGCTCGCCGTCTGCCTGAAATCCTCTATAACTACACTCGTTTCCATCTGGAGGCAACCATCGCATATCTTACCCAACTGGATAAGAAGTACGACATTGACGTAATGTCAAGCGAAGAAATCAAGAACTGCATCGAGCAAATCAAGACCCTGCTTCCTTCTGAGGATACCTCTCATTTCTCTATGGATGATAAAAATTCCAACAATTCGGAAGCCAATTCCAGCATGAACGACCTTGATGCTCTTTGGGAGCGTTTTGACAAGTTGGATGAAGCAGGTCTTGACGATGAGTCCGCAGAGGGCCAGGAACTCCGCACGTCAATCAAGGAGTTTATCGAAGACAATGACCTTGACATCCAGATTAAGCGCAGCAAGAGCAATCAAGACCTTCTTGACGAATGTGAGAAGATGCTTGGAAGCAATAGCAGCGATGATGAAGAAGAAGAAGAAGAAGAAGAAGAGGAAGAAAAACCAGCTCCTAAGAAATCATCCAGAAAAGACCCCGAACCAGAGCCAGAAGAGGAAGAAGAGTATGACTCTGACAACGATTCTGGTGAAGAAGGTGACAACAACGAAGAGGAGGAAGAAGCTCCGAGACCTCGTTCTTCACGCAGAGAGCGCAACGACGACACAAATGAACCTGCTGCACGTTCAGTAAGACGTGGAGCAAGACCTAATCGCAGACGTTAATCATTAAGGCATGGTATGTTCACGTCATTAAATTGGCGTGAGCATACTCCTTTTCGCTACGAGTTATGAAAGAGAAAAATCCAATTGCCTTATTGATTAATGACATTCATGTCAGTAAGGACAACATAGCAGAGTTTAAGGTCAACTGGATGGAAGCATTGTCAGTATGCAAGAAGTATGGCATTGAAGACATTATAGTTGGCGGTGACTTATGGCACTCACGCTCGGCTCAATCGCTTGACGTATTATTGGCTGTAAGCGGTGCTATTAAGGAAGCAACCGATAAGGGGTTTAATTTAACCATTGCAGAGGGGAATCACGACAAGGTGAATCAAGAATCTCCGTATGGCTACAGCCACTTATTTAGTGAATATCCGTGTGTATTCGTTATTGACGATTATACGATTATGGATATTGGCGAGGATGTGGTTCTGTATGTTATGAGTTATTTCCCAGAGAACGGCTCATTTACAGAGCGCATCAAAGAACTTACAGAAACGCTTGATGCCGACAAGAAAAATATCCTATATATCCACGAAGGTATTAGAGGCGGATTGGCAACTGCAAGTGACGATGAATTGCCAGCCAATTTGTTTTCTAAATTCGACACTATACTTGTCGGCCACTATCACAATCGTAAAAAAATAGCTGGTACAAACATAGAGTACATAGGTTCGTCACGCCAGAACAACTTTGGCGAGGATGAAGAAAAAGGCTACACGATTTTATATGACGATGGTTCATACGAGTTTGTCAAGAACAACGCCAATACACGCTATATGGTGATTGATGTTGAACTGGCTGATATGGACGATAATTTCTTTAATCGCCTTCAGGAAATCAAAAATGAAGGGCGATATAAGGTGAAAGTCCGTATAAGCTGCACAACCAAGGAATCACAGACCGTTGACAAACAGAAATGTATTGAAAACGGAGCGGTAAAACTGGAGTTCGTAACGGAACAGACTCAAATCCAATTGACAGAGGCGCAGGACATATCAAAGAAATATGACAAGTCAGGCATCAAACAGGAATATATCAATTTTTGTGATGATAGAGCCATATCGAATGTAGAACTTGGATTGAACTATCTCAATAAAATTCAGTAGCTATGTGGTATTTACAGAGGATTAAAGCAACCAATATATGTGCTTTTGAAGAATTTGAATATGAGCTGGCACAAAGTAAAACCACACTCATATTCGGAAACAACATGGATGATGACTCCCAGAACTCCAATGGTTCTGGTAAGTCTGCGCTAATTGAAGCCATCGCAATTGCCATCACTGGCGAAACTTTGCGTAAGGTTAACATGGACGAGATAATCAACGATGCCCATGACACTGCATCAGTCACAGCATGGATAGCCAACGACTATGAGCCAATGGTGATGAAAGTTGAGCGCACGTTTTCTCGCAAGAAAGGACAAGAGATTGTTATTACTACGGATTCCCCTACTTACGGAGAAGAAAAAATAATCAAGGCTACAATCAATGATTACAACAAGTATGTGCTTGATATGCTTGGTGTGAACAAGGATGATGTATTCTCAAATTACATTTTGACTGCACGTAAGTACCGCTCTTTTCTTTCCAGCTCTGACCGTGAAAAGAAAGAGATTATCAATCGCTTTAGCAATGGAGTTATTGTAGATGAATCTATCGAAGCCTTGCATGAGGACATGGAACCTATCCAGAAGTCACAACTGGAAGCTGAAAAGAAGGTGTCTGAATGTAATGGTCGTGTTTCCGCATTGGCCAGTGAAATAGAGCGTGCCGTTGAAGAATCTGCAAACCGTTCTGCAAATAAAAAGGCACGCATTGATTCATGGAATGAGTCAATAGCAAGCAAACGAGCTGAAATACGTGAAACAAACGAGCAGATTAACAAGGCGAATGACCGACTTGATGTGCTTGATGGATTGGATGAGAAACTTCAGAAAATCGAGAAAAAAGAAAAAGATACCCAGTCTGCTTATGAAACGATTAAAAAGTTATGTGAGGAAAGCGGCGTTCAATTTGATTATGATTATGCTTCTGAATATAATCGTCTGCAATCAAAACTTAAAAAATCAAATGAACAACTGGAAGATTGCAAGGCGAAGAAGAAAGAGGCTGAATCAAAGTTGAAGTCAGCATCCAAGCTACTTGAAAAGCTGAAATCTGCCTACGAAAAAGATATGAAATCCATATCCGACAAGGAATCGGAAATCAAAGAGAAGATTGATGCTCTTACAAGTAAGGCGTTGAAATTGAAAAAGGAGTATAACGAACTGAACGAACAGCGGTCAAGCATTGTCAACAAGATTGCACGTCTTGAAAAGCAGTTGGCTGGAGTTATACAATGCCCTAAATGCAAGCATGAATTTACATTGGCCAATGATATTGATGTGAAGGAAACACGTATGAAGTTGTCTGATGAGCAAGAGAAAGAGCATGATGTAGAGGATAAGATAACGATAAATCAAAAATCCTATAATGCTTGCGTTGAAGATGGCCATAACGCTCGTGAACAGGAAACGGCAATATCGAAAAAACGTGCAGAGATAGAAAGCGATTATAATAAGGCCAAGTCTGATGTGAACAAATCCGAATCTTTACTTTCAGACATTGAACATGAGCATGAGAAAATAGAATACGAAATATCTGCCATCCAGCGCAATATTGATGCTCAAAAGAAGCAGATGTTCGATGAAGTGTTTGACACGATTGATGACTTGTATAAGAAAACCGAAGCAGACATTAAAGGGCTGGAACTTTCCATATCCAACTGTGAGGGTGCAATAAAGTCTTATCAGGAGTCTATAAAGGAAATCGAAAACGCTTCAGAGACAGATGTTATTTCCAGCCTTAAAGAGAGCAAGGAAAAGTACGAGAAACAGCTCAAAGAGGCTATGGATAATCTTAATGACATAAATAACAAGCTGAACGAGCTTAAAGTTCAGGAAGCAACCTTTATTGAGTTCAAGACATATCTTGCGAACACAAAAATAAATGCAATCAGCCAGATAACGAATGACTTTTTGGCAACCATTGGCAGCGACATACGAGTGTCTTTGTCTGGATTTACCATGTTGAAATCTGGTAAGGTGAGAGACAAGATTTCTGTATCTCTTTTGCGAGATGGAGTTGATTGTGGTTCATTCGAGAAATTCTCAAAAGGAGAGCAGACTCGTGTAGAACTTGCCAGTATTCTTGCATTGCACAAATTGACAAACGTAAACTGCGAGGAAGGAAAGGGATTGAATCTGTTGATATTTGACGAGATTCTGGACGCAACAGACGAACAGGGTCTCACAAATGTGTTCAATGCCTTAAATGAGACGCACATTACGTCATTAGTGGTAAGTCACGGAAATATCGCCGAAAATTACCCGAATCGCCTTGTCGTAAACAAACGCAATGGGGTTTCCTTTATTTAATGAAACAGTCAGCTACAAAATGTCCGACACAATTGACCCGTGATGAAGTTGCCGCTCTGGATATTGCTACCCATACAGGGTTTTATTGCACGAAAGAGCGTGGTACATGGGATTTTACGGAATCTATGCGCAGAAACAACAACAAGCAACACGCAGCGTTCCGAAACACCTTAATTGATTTTATCACACGGAATGGTATCAAACAAATAGTTGCCGAAGATGTAAGCGTAAATAACCACTTTACAGACACACGTAAGTTATCAGAATTTCGTGGGATTCTGTTTGAGGTTTGCGATACGCTTGACCTTCCAGAACCAGCATTCATCAATCCTATGACCGTCAAAAAGTTTGCTACTGGAGACGGACACGCAAAAAAAGACAAGATGATGGAGTTCTGCCGCAAGAGATGGCAGATAGAACCTGGGGATGACAATGAAGCTGATGCCATTCATATCTTCTTCTGTTACATTAAACGCTTTAAGTTATGATGGATAAGACGGAGAAGAAAAAGAAAGTCTCTTATAAAGAGCGCAAGGCCGCAGAAAAGCATAACAAGGAATTGAGTAGGCTTCTACAACGGTTTTTCCGTTTCCTTGATAAGAAGCCGAAGCCAAGCGACCAAGAAGTACGAATTGAGTTTGTCAAGTCAGAAATGGCTTGGAAACAATACTGTTCCCAGCATAGCCTTGGATTCAGGACATCTATGTTGTTTAATGCAAAGGTGGCCTATGAATGGGAAAGGAAGTATATGCGGAGACAGAAGAAGAGCAATTAGACAAGGAGACAGACCCCGAAGTCATTGCCAGAAGACACGAGCTATATGACAAGTATGTCGCTCCCTTTTACAACATGATTTATAAGCTGTGCATAAGATACAGCTACAAGCCATGCAATGTACAAGAGAATTATACGGAGGTTTTGGCAAACTTTTATCGTAGAATAGAAACCTATGACCCCAGCAAGTCTATTCGTACATGGCTGCATATTGTAACAAAGCGACAAATCAGGGCAATCGAAAAGCGCAGACAGGCGCACATTGACCGAGACAATGATGACCATGACATAGAAGAGTACAGCGAATCTATCATTGACGAATCTACTGTCAGCAGCAATGTGATGAGCATTGACAATTACAGGGAACTGTATAACGATGACATCCTATCTGTGCTTGACGAATTGAAGCCGATACACAGGGATGCTTTCTTGCTGCAACAAGCAGGATACGCTCTGAATGAAATAGTTGAAATAGAATACCAGAAAGGTAGTCTAAAATCCAAAAACATAGAAACGATAAAAAGCCGATAGTTTTTTGCACGGCAATATCTACAACGCAATCTTACAAGAGATGGAGAACGACTATATCATACATCAGACAATGAAGATATTTGCGGAGATAGCGACTAAGTTAATCTCCCATTCATTCAAGTTTTCCAAAGGCGGAGAGGCCATTCGGATTGTTTCACAAGCTCTTGAAAGACTGGAGAAGAAGTACGGCTCTCTTTCCAGAGAACGCATTGTGGACTATTGTGTGAGTGCGGCATATTCGTTCAAAGACAGAGGAGAACGATGGAAAATCAACCAAGTGTTTGGACCTAAGTCTGTTGAAAAGTTTGGCACAGACAGGCGTGTAAAATACTATGAAGACAGATGGCTTGCGAGTGCGGAAATCACTCGCAGCCACCTTCTTTCATATCTTGCAGATAAAAGCAAGCACCCACACCAGCAATATGTCTATATGCCAATGGAAGAGCCGACAAAAAAGAGAATGCTGAACAGTCAAGCTGGGTACATTATTTGTCAATCCTCTACATTGGGTTGGTCTCCAGAATCAGAAAGCTGCTCACGGTGCAAATTCGTAAGCAAATGTAAAATTGAAACACAAAAAAGATTCCCAGAAATTTATAGACTAAGATTGGAACATGGCATCAAAGACTGTGAATAATGTATTGTCAGAAGAGTTCCTGATGGACTTGTTCAAAACGTGCATGGATGATGCGTATGTTTTATCTATTGTATATCAGCACGTTAAATCGGAACATCTACCAGACAGGGATTCAATAGCTTTGTTCAAAGCATTAAAACGGTATTATGGCCAGTACAAAAAAGTACCGTCATATTCGGCCATGAGAGAAGCCGTAAGCGAGAACAGAGGGGCAATAAACTTGTTGAACGACATCTACGACAATGCTGGCGGATTGGAGGTCAACGAGTGTGTGCATTTGATTGAAGAATATCTTAAAAGAGTCACATTCCAGAAGGCATATAAGGAGGCTGGAGATGCTTATAACAAAGAGGGGTATGAACAAGCCTCAAAGGTACTTAACAATTATGTGGAATGGGAGCGGTCGTTTTCCCTGACAGATGCAGAGTTTACGGATGTCGTATCTACATTCAAAGAAAGATTCTACCGAAATCAGACACAGGCCAGTTCACAAAAGAATGCAAGACCTATTACCCGTTTCTACATTGACGAGCTTGATGTTCGCAATGAAGGACAGAACCTGCGGACACAGCTTACCTGTTTTCTTGCAGCTACAGGTGTAGGTAAGACACACGCAGCAAGGTGGATTGGCCGAAACGCTTGTCTTGACGGCTTGAATGTCCTTCACTTTCAGCTTGAAGGCAGTCGTGCAGAGGTTGAAAACGCATATTCAGCATCTCTCGTCTTGTGCAATACTTTCAAATACGAGACTGGAACCATCAGAGAATCCGAGATTGAACGTATGGCAAAGGAACTTGAAGATGTATCGGGAAAGCTGTTCGTGCACTCTTATCCAAAGTTCAATTGCCAAGTATCAACATTGGATATACAGGAAGGAATCGCAGAGTTCAAGAAAAAATACGGCATACAGCCTGATGTAATCATCATAGACTCTATGGATTTGCTAACAGACGCTTCTGGAAGAAAATACGGCGAGAACGGTGAACGTCACAAGAGAATAGCCGTAGCAAACGACTTGAAAGACTTGGCTGCTGATGAAAACGTCTGGATAGTAGTAACGTACCAGTCAACAGTTGAAAATCAGGAATGGATTAACGATGAAAAAAATGTGCTGACTGAATACAATACCGCAGAGGCAAAGGGATTGGCAAGACCGTTGACACATCTTATCACTCTGAATCAGTCATCCAATGAGAGAAAAGAGCACGTGTTGCGTATCAATGTAGCTAAAAGTCGATTCTTTGAAAAAGGAGATGTATTCAAGATAGCTACTGATTACCGTCACGAGCGTTTCTACGACAGAGAAAGAACACTGAATATCAACAAAACGCAATGATATGGTTATCAGCAGGGAAGAAAAAGAATATCTCATCAAGGAGCTTATTATAGAGCTTCATGCAAAGTATGACGGAAGCCATAAGAACCTAATTGTTCCACGATGCCCATATTGCGGAAAAGAGGGAGGTAAATTCGGTATATATGTGGGTGTTGAGACCGACAAGAAAAAGTCGTTTATGACCCATTGCTTCAAATGCGGTCACACCACAAAGGATGTCAACCAGTTTCTAACCGACATAGGGCGTTCAGACCTCAAACTGGAAGAACACGCAAGTTTTGCGCCTGTTCAGATTCCAGAGTTCTTTAGGCTGGAGGAGCAAGAAATTGATGACGAGTTATGCGTTGTGGAAATGCCTAAATCATGGAAGCGTTGCTTCAGGAACGATTATCTGAAGTCTCGTGGGTTCGTCAATGATGATTATGACTACTTCCCAGTCGGAACTACCAGAGGACTGAATTTTAAGTTCGATGACTATGTGATTTTTCAAGTAATAGATTCTGGCGATGTGGTCGGATATGTTTCAAGACATACATGGAGCAAGGACGATATAGAAGAATACAACAACAGGGCGAAACGGAATGGGAAATATCAGATAAGGCGTTACAGCAACAGTACGGAGAATGATTTTTCCAAACTGTTGTATAATTATGATGCAGTTATCGAGGATGAAACAGATACCGTAATATTGGTTGAAGGAATCTTTGATGTCATTGCATTGACAAGAAAACTGGTGCTGTACGATAATCACCGTGTTGCTCCAGTGGCCACATTTGGAAAGAAGATTTCAGACACTCAAATATATAAGCTGCAAAGCAAAGGGGTACGGTCTGTTATCATAGCATACGATGCCGATGCAACAGATGCGATTAATAAGACCGCAATACAATTGAACGAATTTTTCGATGTCACCATAGCCAAGTTGATGGGCAACGGAAAGGACTTCGATGAGATGGACTTCTGGGAGGTGTACGATGTGTTCGCTTATAATCTTAAAACTCCAATTGAATTTAAGTTGAATACTCTTGATGAAAAAATCTGAAAGAATAAACGAGCTGCACCAATGGCTTGAAGACAATAAGATACAATACAGCAAGGTTGACGATGAAGTGATAGAAATCGTTGGCTTTGGTAAGGTGTATTGGCAAGATACTGAGAAGTCAACATTTAACTCCATCTTCCGTAAGAATAAAGACGGAGAGTTGATTTTCAACAGCATGGAAGACCCAGAAGTGCTTATGAACGAGAATATCAATTATATCACGTTCAAGTTTGGAAACAACTTCTATTATTACGACTTGCGAAAGGATTTTAGCCTGAATATACTAAAATACGTGGGAGAACGCAAACCGTTGGAACACGACTTCCAATTTGTCAATCTGGGAACGCATACCGCATTTGAATTGCTGAATGGCAGCTTCATGCCTAATATGTGGGTCAAGAAAACAAAATATCTCGGCCATAAAGCACTTGGAATATGCGACACTAATACAATGGCCGCTTGCTTTACATTACAGAAAGAATGTGAGGCCGCTGGAATCATCCCAGTCTTCGGATATTCCATGATTGTAACCGATGGAGACGATGAAGAATGCGAAAAGTTTGGCGTGAAAGTGTATGTGCAATCACAGAAAGGATACCATCATCTTTTGCGGATACAGAAAGCTATTATGGTTGACAACGTTGAAAATAAGACCATTGGCATTGACGAACTATGTAAACGTGGAGAGGGTAACGTGATAGTATTCGACAAGTACACTTCAGGCTATATGGTGAACCATCCAGATGTCGTTAGCCGTCTTTCACAAGCATTTGATAAGGCATATTATCAGGTTGACTTGTCCGAATACAAGGCAGAGCGTATTGACATAAGGGTGCTGGAGTCCACTAAGCTCTATTTCGACAAGTTATACAATAATGTAAAAATGCCTCGCCCCATATTGATAAGTGATTGCTATTACTTGGATAAGAGCGATGCCAAGAATAAAATTATTCTCAATAAGGTCGCTGAAGGTGCTGCACATGAACAAAGCGATGACCAGTATTTCAAAGATGCGGATGAGCATTACGAAACATTTGCCAGTCTGTTTAGTGATAAATGGAACATAGATAAGTTGTTCAAAGAGTGTTGCGATAATACTATGGAAATCGCAGACAACGCAAAAGCTCATCTTGACACAACCAAAAATCGTATGCCAAAGTACGATATGACTGATGAGGAAAAAGAAAAATATGGAACAGTACACAATATGTTCAATCAGTTGTTGGAAGAGGGATTGAGAACGAAAGTTCCAGCAGAGAAACAAGAACAGTATCGTAAGCAGATGGAGTATGAGAAATATATCATAGAAAGTACCGATAACGTGGACTATCTGCTTGTTCAATATGACACTTGTAACTGGTCCAGAAAGAACGGTATTCTTGTCGGTTGTGGTCGTGGCTCTGCTGCTGGTTCTTTGCTCTTGTACTTACTTGGAATCACATTGATTGACCCTATCAAGTACGACCTAATCTTTGAACGCTTTCTGCTCCCAGAACGTGCAGGGCTATATCCAGCCGATGTGACCATAATCGGAGAAGACATAGACTCCAAAGATTACATAGAGCTTACGCTTGAATCTGGTAAGGTCATCAAAGTGGATAAGGACGCTCAATTTATGATTAAAAGAGATGGAAATGACGAACCGATACTGATATATGCAGACGAAATTCAGGAAGACGATGACATTTTATTTGACAATAAAGATTTGATATTCACTATAAACGAGTTATGATATGATAGACATGGTACTCACCGATGAGATGCAAAAAGCCTATGACTTGATTGAGAACACATCCGAGTGTCTTTATATCACAGGAAAGGCTGGAACTGGAAAGACCACGTTCTTAAAGTATTTAGTTGAAAACACTCATAAAAACCTGATGGTTGCCGCTTCAACTGGGATTGCGGCAATTAATGCAGGTGGAGTGACGTTACATAGCTTGTTCAATATCCCACTTAGTGTAAATGACCCGACAGCCCCATTAAGAGGAAAACTGTATGCCGACAAATTGGAGCTGTTCAAATCGCTGGATGTGCTTGTAATAGACGAAATTAGCATGGTTCGTCCTGATACCATTGACTACATTGACAAGAAGCTGCGCATTTATCGAATGACTGATGAAGCGTTTGGTGGCGTTCAGGTAGTTATGTTTGGAGACTTGTATCAGTTACCACCAGTTTTGAAAAAGGATGAGAAAGATATTTTGCTGCAATTCTATCGTGGCGTGTACTTTTTCTATGCCCATATCTTCAGGAGTTGTGGTTTCCGTGTAATTGAATTGGCTCATGTATTCCGTCAGACAGAGCAGCGGTTTGTCGAAATACTGAATAACATCCGTTGCTACAGAATGACTCAAAGGGATGTAAATGACTTGGATAAAGTAAGAGATAGGAGAGCCAGCAAGGTCTATGACAACCAACATATCCATATCTGCACACACAGAAAGGATGTACAAAGAATCAATGCTGAAATGCTTGGTCAGCCGACTCACGTTTACAAAGCCGTCTTTACTGGTGAATATCCTAAAAATGCTTCTATCTGTGATGAAGTTCTGGAGTTGCGTGTTGGTGCCAGAGTAATGATGTTGATAAATGACAAGTATCGCAGATATTCTAATGGTTCTATGGGTGTGGTTACAGATTTATCTAATGATTATATAATCGTGCTTTTGGATAATGGAAATTCCATAGTGGTTAATCCTTTTGAATGGGTGGCTCACGAATATAAGATAGAAAATGATAAGATTGTCACCATAGACAAAGGAACGTGCAAACAAATGCCTCTGTCACTGGCATGGGCGATTACTGTTCATAAGAGCCAAGGATTGACGTTTGATAAGATTGTTATCCATACGAAAGGAATGTTTGCTCCAGGACAGTTATATGTAGCTTTGAGTCGTTGTACATCGCTGGAAGGAATAATCTCGGAATCATATATTGACAAACGGTACATCATACCAGACTACGAATTGAAAGCCTTTGACCAAGCGTGTCAAAAGGCTGGCGGTATCTTCAATAGAAACACTTATATCAGTATGGCATTGAGATGAAAGTTGTAAAAACAAAACATATAACAAGTGCAAAGCCTGTTAGTGTAATTGATTGCTTTGTTGATAGTGGTTTTTTACAAGGAGCTGGTGGTTCACTTCCTGATGTAGATGTGGACTACCAGTCCGACCGCCGTCAGGAAGTGAAAGAGTACATTGAACGCCGTTATAACCATGATGGCAAACAGCGTGTGTTCTCCGCTGGTACATTTACCACATTAAAGGTGAAAGCCGTTATTAAAGACGTGGCCCGTACTATGCGAATCAACCCATCATTTGTCAATTACCTCACAGCATTGTTTGATGATGACAAATGTGATTATACAGGAATATTCAAACTGGCAGCAGAGAACAAGAAAATAGCTAAGTTTATTCACGACTACCCAATGCTGTTTGAAGACATCCGCACACTGATGTTTCAGCCTCGTTCAAGTTCCGTACACGCTTCAGCATTGCTTGTGACCCCAGACGAACTGGATGGAGAGGATGCAGAATGTTTTGACTTTGTGCCAATCAAGAAAGTGGATAACATTCTTGTGTCGGAAGATGATGGATATAGCCTGGATGAACTTGGACTGTTGAAGAACGACTGCTTGGCTACAAAGGAGTTATCAAAACTTCACGAGACCTTTGACCTCGTAAAAGAACATTATGGGGTTGATATATCTCTTGAAGGTATTGTAAGTGGAGACATGGATGATGAAAGAGTGTATGAGTTACTTCGTCAAGGATATACACAGAATGTCTTTCAGTTCTCATCGAAGGGTATTACCAAGTTCCTTGTAGATATGAGACCGACTTGCATACATGACCTGATTGCAGCCAATGCCCTATATCGTCCTGCTACATTGGACTGCGGTTCGGCAGAAAAATATGTGGATTGCAAAATAGGTAATGTAGCACCTACATATTTATGGGGTACTTACAATGCGCTCAAAGATACTTATGGTGAGGTTTGTTATCAGGAGCAAATCACACAGATAGCTCGTGAAGTTGGTGGTTTTTCTCTTGGTGACGGTGTAAAGCTGGTGAAATTTATATCCAAGAAAAAGAAGGATAAAATCTTGGCGATGAAAGACAAATTTATGGATGGTGCCAAGAAGAATGGATGTCCGAAAGAGGATGCAGACAAGATATGGGAAATATTTGAAGTGTCTGGTTCTTATAGTTTTAACAAGAGTCACGCCACTGCTTATGCCGCTACCGCCTATGCTGGAGCATGGTTAAAAGCGCATTACCCTACTGCTTTCTATACTGTTGCTCTCCAGTGGGCAGATGACAAGGAGCTTGTTCCTATAATGTCGGAAATGGAGGGTTGCAGTAGTGCAAAAGTTGTAGCTCCAGACATTAACATCAGTGCCGACAAGTTTTATACTGACTATGAGACTAATGAAATATTTTGGTCGTTGTCGAGTATCAAAATGCTTGGAGCAAAAGCCGTTGATTGGATTATAAAGGAGCGCAATAAGAATGGAGACTTTACAAGTATCGTAAACTTCATTGAAAGAGTGTTCAAATACAAGCTAAAGAAGTACCAATATTGGGATGACCCAGACAATGAAGAAGAAGCTACGAGATGTCCGATTGACGCTCGCCATGTGCGCAATCTGATACTCGCTGGGTGCTTTGACCATATTGAACACGCAGATTCAGTTGTTGAACGGTATGCGATACTGGAAAGGGCTGCACACACGCTTGGCTTCCAGATTAACGAAAAGGAATACCCAGCTAATCTTATTGGAAAGCATTATTTCTGGAGCCAGCAGCAAATTAAAGTGTCTGGTCTCGGAGCAATCGACTATAAAAGGATATACGACAATGCAGAAATCAAATCTGCAATCAGAGGACGTGCATCGTATTGTTCTTTGAAGGACATAGCAGACCCAGACAAGGACGGAAAGAAAGTTGCAATCAGTGCTACCGTTGTTGAGGTGGAAGAAAAGAAATTCACAAGCAAGAAAACTGGCGATGTAGAGACGTTCTGCAAGCTCACACTTCAGCAGAACAACGATATGGGAGAATTGGTTGTGTGGCCAGAAGAATACAAAAATGCCCGGCCAAAGCTCATAGATGCAAAGAACAAATTGATAGTCTGCATGGCCACAGTCAAATACAGTGACTATGCAGGACAGAACAATCTTCAACTTACAAGACACAATTTAATAGAAGTATTATGAAACAAAAGATAATTTGCATTGTTGGACCATCTGGAAGTGGTAAGTCCACTCTTGCCAATATTGCCAGCAAGGAATTGAACATTCCGACATTGTGCAGCTATACTACACGACCCAAACGAGAAAATGAAGTAAGCGGCATAGACCATTTCTTTGTGTCAAAAGAAGAAATGCCTACTAAGGACAAGATGTTGGCTTATACGAAATTCGGAGACTACGAATACTGGGCAAGCATCGAGCAGATTCCAATAGACAAGCCAATAATCTATGTAATAGATGAGAAAGGGCTGTTGATGTTGATTAAAGAATGGGGAGACAAATATGAGATAGTTTCAATGCTTATCAAACGAGACAAGAAACTGCTTATTGAAACAGTTGGAGAGGAACGTGTTAAGCGTGACCATAGTCGAGTTAAAATTGATGAGGATAGCTATGATGCTGTAATATCCAACAATGGCTCTTTGACAGAGTTCTTAAAAGACGGAGTAGAAACGATTAAATTATTGATTGACTAATATGGCACCGAAAACTGAAACAACACCTATCGTTGCGTTTACATTGGACTTTGAAACTGGTGGTTTGCAATGTCAGACTTGTGCGTGTACGCAGATTGCTATACACGCTACCAGACTTGATACATTTGAGCGGATTGGCACATACATCAGCTATATACACCCCTATTCGCAAAAAACGATTAAAGGCGTAACAGAAAAGCGAAAGGTTTTGAAAAGCAAATATGACGTTGACGAAGAAAAGCCGATGTTGTATGAAAATAAGGCTTTGACATACTCTGCGATAACGATGGATATGTTGTATGAGCAAGGTAAGCCCATCGAACAGGTAGGACAAGAAGTGCTGCAATTCATCAAGGATAATACTCCGAAGGGGGGGCGTAACATGAAGCCGTTTTTAATCGGTCAGAATGTTGCATTTGACGAAGGATTCTTTTGTCAGTTGATGGAATATGCTGGTCTTATTGATGATGTGGCAAAGTTGCTGAGAGGAACAAAGGATTTCTACGGACATTGGCATCCGTATATGCTTGACACAATCATACTTGGCCAACTTGCGATGTGCCACAAACCTAACATAGACTCATACAAACTGGAAATTATGTGTGAGCGACTTGGCATTGAATTAACCGATGCCCACGATGCAGACGCAGATGTGTCGGCCACGACAAATGTCGTTTCAGTTCTCACCCAGCGTATGCGAAATGAAGATGGTGGATATTCTGGACCGACTTTGGCGATGGCCACTACAGAAAAAAGCAGAAAACATTTCAAAATCTGATAAAAAATGGAACAAGACAAAGACGTACAACTGCCAAAAGTCGATGAGCCTATAGTAAAATTCAGGCTCGTTTCAGACCGTGATGTAATGAATATCGTAAATGACGATATTAAGGAAACACTTGTTGAAATCAGCGGATATGACCTTCAGATAAATTTCAATATGCAGTATTTGAAATCAGTTGAAGACATCAATGCTGCACGAAATGGCATTGCAGACTTATTCCAGCAACTCATTATGGAGAAATTGCTTGAATATCGCAAACAAAAAGAATAATTTAGCTCTATTCGTAAATGAAACAAAGGCACTTCAATGTTATTTGTTGGAGTGCCTTTGTCAATATAATAATTTACGATAATGGAAGCGAATACGTTAACTGAACAAGAGATATTGTTTTGCGAGCTTTATGCCACTGGCGATATTCCTTTTGCTGGTAACGCTGTAAGATGTTATCAAGAAGTATTTAATGACAATTCCAGAAGAGTTCGTAACAAGGCATTGCTGTTGTTGAATCGAGAGGACATCAAGAAAAAGATTGAAGAACTTGGAAAATTGTCAGAAGAGGACGCTAAATCCATCAAGACTTTTCTTACAGCCAACCTGAAGCATATCATCGAGGAATGCTCATCGGCTGAATTTGTTGACAGACGTGGCAACCCTTTGTCACCAGCGGCAATGAGAAGCGTGGCCGTAAGTGCATCAAAGACATTGATGGAGATGTACCCAGTCAAAGAAGCCCAGACTACAAAAGTGTCTATTGACAACAAGGGAGAGTCTGGCGTTACGTTCAACGTGATTATCCCAACCAACGCAGTACAAGTCGAATCAAAAACAACAGATAGCGAATGATTGAAATAATTGTAGCAATAGTAAGCGGAGTGCTTGCTGGAGGATTGTCACCTTTCCTGTTCTTGCGCCAGAATAAAGACGCTAAAGAAATTGAGAATGAGTCGCACCAATCAGAAGAATGGTGCAAGTTGTATGAAGAAGAATGTAAGGAACGAAAAGAACGTGATGCCAAGATTGACGAGCTTTACAAGGAGATAAGCGTACACCGTGATGCCAAAGGTGAAATGGCAAAAAGAATTTCAGAATTGGAAGTTGAAAACGTAAGACTTAAATTGCTGATGTGCGAAGTGCCATCATGTCCTAAGAGAAAACCACAAACAGGTTATTAATGAAAGAAGGTGATACTATTCTGATTCTGCCATCTTGCGCATTGAAGGAAATGCACATGGAACAATTAGCTGGCACATACGCCACAGTAGTTGACGTAGTTATGGATAACGATAATACTGTAAGAGGATGTTGGGCAAAATTGCCACGTCCATTTTTGAATGAAGAAGAATGGTATATACCGTACAGTTCAATGGGATGATATGAAATTCAGATTGACACGAATAGACCTTCAACCAGATTATACGATAGGCCGACTGGAAGTTTGGAAAGACGGGCAGTGGGCCTATTTGTGTGATACGCTTGAAGAAGCAGTACGGAACAAGAATAAACGTGGGAAATATCCACGTACAGATGAGCGTGGATTTGCCACACGGACAGCTGTACCTGCTGGAAGCTATGTGGTTGCAATGAATGTTCAATCACCGAAATACTCTGATTACGACAAATATCCATTTGCAAAACCATACAAAGGCTGCATCCCCAGACTTGTGAATATCAAAAAATTCGACTCTGTACTTATAAAGCCAGGAATGAGGGCAATACAGTTGCATGGTAGCATAGTAGTTGGAATAAACAATGGAAATGACCGTATGTGCGATTCTGTCCTTATATGGAACAGTCTGATGCAAGCATATCTGCAACCAGCAAAATTGGCAAACGAACAAATAACAATAGAAATAAATGAAGAATCTTAAAGAGTGGGCTTTGATAGCCATAACAATAGTGTTGACTATGCTGGCCGTGAAAACGTGCCAGCACTTCAAACAAGACGGCACCATTGAACGAACAACGGTAGTGGATACCTGTATTGTCTATGACACGGTAAAGTATTTCCAGCCTGTTCCGAAAGACAGTGTGGTTGTGCGATATGTGACAGCGACACTTCCAACCGTACAGCATATTGATACTGTTACCGTATTTGACAGCATACAGGTTAAAATTCCAATAACACAGAAGGAGTACAAAGATTCCAGCTACCATGCTTTTGTAAGCGGATATATGCCGTCATTGGATAGCATTACGGTATATCCAAGAACGATATACATCAATAGCACCACAACCAATAAATACGTGCCGAAAACGAAGCGTTGGGGATTGGGGGTACAGGCTGGATATGGAGCTTATCTTAACAACGGAGTGGTTCATGCAACCCCATACATCGGCATTGGTATCAGCTACAATATTTTTTCTTGGTAAAAATTTCATTAAAACACAAACTTGCGCAACTTGGAACTCCTATTCTTAACCAAAGAAACTAATTAAAATAGATAACAGTATGGACTTACACATCAAAGACCGCATCTACATTCCGCAGATGCTTCCGCAACAAAACAACTTCATGGGATTCAACCTAAAGCGTGAGATTATCAAAAAAGTGGCCCTTACAGAAGCCGACAAGGATACATACAACATTGAGGAGGACACCGAGAACAGCCGTGTCACTTGGGATATTAAGAAAGACCGAGAGATGCCTCTGACTGTAGAATTTTCAAAGGATGAGCTGAAGTATCTTAAAACAGCTTGTGAAACGCTTGCAGAAGCCAACTACCCAGATGATTTCTGGATTACGGTAGAGAAAATCTACAACGAAGCACAGGAATAGAAATTTCTTGCTCCTCATACTATATATTCTCACGACCGCAGCCAAAAGGTTGCGGTTTTTATTTTATCAAAATTTCAAACCATCAAAAGTCTGAAACTCTATTCTTCAATGAAATATTAATAATCAATGTATATGATAGATACCATAACATCGAATAGAGCATTAGGCTTTTTGGTCTGGTTTCGCAAATTCTATAAAGGTGAAACCAGCGAAACATATCAGAGAATTGCAGCTAATTATCCACAAGCCAATTACAGTACAATAAGGGTGTATTTGCTGGAATTGGCTGACAACGGATATATCACAATTGAGAACAAGGGAAAATACTCCCAGAAGTTCATTGTCAACGAGGAAAAGTATCAGATGACGTTTAGATAATGGTTTTAGGACTGAAAGAGCCAAAAGGATTACAGATTGATTTCAGACCGTCTCCAAAGCAATATGATGTATGGAAGAACTTACAGCCAGAATGTCCTGTATGCGGAGGAGAAATAGCCCAGAAAATGTCTGGTGCCGATAGGAACGGCAATCCGACATTCAAGCCTGTATGTTCAAAATGCGGCAACGAAAACATACCCCAAATGATATTGACTGGCGGCGCGGCTGGCGGAGGAAAGAGCTATCTTGGAAGCTGTTGGCTAATCAGTTCGTGTTTACGTTGGCCAGATATGCGCATGGTCGTTGGCCGAAAGACATTGAAAAGCCTCCGAGAATCTACTTGGAATACAATCCTCAGCGTATGCAAGAGTTGGGGATTGGTTGAAGGAGAGAATTACAAGGTCAACAATCTGTCTGGAGAGATGATATTCTGGAACGGCTCAAAGATTATTATGAAAGAGATGGCATACAGCCCTTCAGACCCATCATGGTTGAGATTTGGTTCGTCTGAATATTCTGGTGGTTTTATTGATGAGGTCGGAGAGATAGAAGAACGAGGTGTCGATGTGCTGTTCTCTCGTATTAGATGGAAGGTGCATGAGACATTCAAAGTGCCAAAGCTATTGATGTCAACCAACCCTTGCCTTGGATGGGTTAGAGACCGATTTGTGATTGACAATAACGGAGACCCTGTTCAATGCAGGGAAGGAGAACTGTATTTGCCGTTCTCTGTATTTGACAACCCAGACGTGGCATTCCGTAATGCGTATGCAGCATCATTGCGTAAAATAAATGACCCTACAACAGTAGAAAGACTATTATATGGAAACTGGATGTGGGTTGACAGCAATGAAGCCGCTGCATATTACAAGTTTGACGGCTCAAAGCATTTGGTAGATAATCTAAAAGAAAAGGTGTACAATCCATTGAAACCAATCATACTCAGCTTCGACTTCAACGTGATTCCTTTCATGTCATGTCTTGCATTTCAAATAGACTATGACAACAAAAAAATCTATGTTTTGGAAGAGATTTTGGGCCGTCCTGAAGAAAAAGACAACAACACTCCAAAGCTGGCACAGAAAGTTCGCAATAAATACTTAAACGAACAACACACTGGAGGACTATTCGTAACTGGAGACCCTGCTGGTTTGGCTCGTTCTACACAGACAGAAGATGGCGTAAACAACTATACCATCATTATGAACAACCTCGACCATCCAGTATTGCGACCCAAGAAGAAGCTCCTTAAAAGACAGCCGTCACAGGTCGCACGACTTGATTTCGTGAACGCTATGTTTGACGGATATGACGGATGGGAGATACTAATTGACATGAGATGCAGAAAGTTTACGGAAGACCTGATTTATCAAAAGAAGAACGCAGATGGAACAAAAAGCAAAGCAAAAGCAACAGACCCCAAGCTCGGAGTCAAATACGAAAAGTACGGCCACTTGTCGGACTGCTTCGACTATTTTCTTTGCCTGTTCGTTAGTGAATCATGGGGCCGCTTCCAGTCCAAAAATTCTGGCATCACTACAACGGTAACGCCGATATATAACAACTTTAGTTTTTAAGACAATGTATAGACGATTTCTTAACAATAATGATTACTATGGCGTAATTACCAGAGAAGCCATGAAGCAACTCATTCGTGAAGATGAGGAACGTTATGCACAGGCAGAGGAAGCGGCAGAGGCTTCTATCATTGAATACCTAACTGACAATTATGAGGTTGAAAAAGAACTGGAAGTCGGCAAATCATTGATGGAATACAATCCGATGATTACATATCCAGTTCATAGTCATTTCTACAAAGACGGAAAGATATGGGAGGCCCTGCGTTCTATCAATGGTGTCAAGAAGCCGACAGACATCGTGTATTGGCAGGAGCTTGACTATGACGAGCAGAAATACGAGTCTGCACAACCGTACTCCCAGCTCCAGAACTGGCAACCTGGCGACATTGTTACGTTTGCCAACGCCTACTTTGAATGTATGGAACCAAACGGACTTGACTTCAATGACATCCGTATTCCTGGGATTTCTGCATGGCAGAAAGTTGATGCTTATGAATGGCAAGCGAACCTTGAATATAACGAATGGGAAGCTGTGTCTTATGAAGGGAAATTCTATGCGCTGTTGAACAAGGATAACATAGACCTTACAATCAATCCGTATGAGTCGGACAACTGGGGTTTGATAGGAACTTATGATGAGGCATATCCCTATGAACTGAAGGAAACTGAATATGTTGAGTTCAATGGGGGTCTATATATTCCCACAATGTTACCAGTAGCCGATGAACTGAAAGAGGGCTACAACATTCGTTCACACGACCCAAGAAATGCGAATATCAAGAAACACATGGTTAGGCTTGCGCTGTATGAGCTTCACAAGCTGATTTCTCCGAACAATATAAGCTCGGCACGAATCACGGACTATGAAACATCTATCACATGGTTGCGTGATGCCAACAAGATGAAGATTAACCCCCAGATACCACGTAAACTTGATGAAGATAATAAGCCAGCGGCGGAGTATGCCATAGCCACATTCCAACGTGACTATGACCCTTGGCAGAACCCTTGGCAGATATAAGGCCCGATGTTAGATGTGATGAAAACACGTACTGTTGTTTGACAAGTGCGGCCGAGGTTCGCTGTGAAGTGCGCCTCGGCTTATTTATTTGACTTCATGGTTTATTAAACAACCTACAAAATCACATATTTGCCATATATGTATTGCAGTTGGTGTCTTTATATTATGGAATTTCATTACCATTAAGTCGAATTTTATGTGTTACTGATATAACTCCATGATAAAATATACGTTAAAAGATTTGGCGATTCTGCATTTTCATTATACCTTTGCAACACGAATCTGAGAGAAGATTGAGATAGTGGTGTATTAAAAGTGTACATTTTCACTTTCTCATTTCGACTGGAATCATTGACTATCAATAAGATACGACAATAAAAGTATAGGTGCCCGTTGGCACCACCAGACAACTCCGACGAGAGTCGGAGTTTTGTTGTAAACAGACGATTATCAGCTGTTTACGCGTGCGTTCGTCGCGGCTTTTTATTCCGATTTCAACAGCTTAACTTTAACCGATAAAATCACAGGAAGAAAACACGATTGTTTATAACGGTGCCCCTCGCGGCAGCTCTGCTATGCTCCTGCTCAGGCAATAAGAAGGAAGTAACTGACTTCGCTGCCGATTTCGCGCGAAAGGTTCAGTCCGGTCAGGTCGACTCTCTGAAGATGGTTTATCCTCAGATTGAGGACGCCGATTCGATAGCCGTAACCTTTGTCGCCGATAGCCTAAGGGTTGATGATACCGACAAGGAAGGTGTCTATAATGTCAGTTATGGAAATGGTGTGGCTGTTACGGTCAGGATGGACGGCGACGGACGCATGACGGTTCTTGATAGCCGGGGGCTGTTCGCATATCCGAAAGAAAAGGAGCAGTTCGCCATAAAGACAGGCGCGCTGAACGGTGATCTGACCGATGCCGAAAAAGCTAAGAGGATGGTGATTGTAGATCTTATGGCTGAGGACATCTACAGCAGATATTCCGACAAACGCAAGAATGCGATCGTCAATCTGGGCCTCACGATTACAAAAGACATCATGTTCATGATGGACGAAGGTGCCGGCCATTATACTCTTAAGAACACGACAGACCGGCCTATCAAAGGCAGTGAATACACCGTCACCTGGGAAGACTCCTATATCGGCTCGGGCATTGAGGATACAAGATACCGAACCGAGACGGGAAAAGATATTCCGGCCAACGGAACTGTGAAATTTCCCTTCGCATTTACCGGACATGCCGGCTCTTCGATCAGCAAGATAACAATGAAAGAGCTTTCGAACGAGGAATTCATGGCCGGTTATACCCCGGTCGGGAATGAATATGAGGCTTATGTCAAAGACACGGCGACGAGGTAAGTGCAGCAGGGAAGAAACTTTCCGACGGCCCGTATCACATTCAGGGCAAGCTCGGCGGAAAATATGCTGTCCACATCACTCTTGACAAGGGAATGAAACAGGGCTCTTATTATTACGACAAGATGGGCCCTTCGGCCAGACTTGAGCTTAAAGTGCTCGACTTCAATCCGAAAACAGGTAAGCTGATTCTCGAAGAGCACAATGACAAGGGACAGGTTACGGGAACCTTCACGGGCACCCTTTCCTCCATCGGTTTCGTCGGCCAGATGACATCCTATCAGGGGAAGATCTATGATTTCAAGATGACGGTTACCGAGTGATCACTCGTCAAGGATAAAAAAGAGGGGTGCAACGCGATCGCGGTGCACCCCTCTTTAGATTCTATATGTCGGACTTATTTTCAGAGGTGATTCCGGCTGGCGCTGAAATCTGCTTTTTCGTCATAAGGTTTATACTTGATCCATTCATTAATCGGAGCATCTATTGTCGGCCGTTGGATCTGGTAAGTCTCGCCGCATCCGTTCAGCAGAATTTCGTCGGGCTTAAACGAGATTAACGACCAATAGATTCCGCCATCAGGGCTGAATGTGCATTTGTCGGGAACAAACTTGGAATTGTCAATCTCAAGATCGTTTTTGGCGAGATTGAAGTTGTTTGGCTTAATGCTCATTGTGTATTCGCCGGTGTTACTGTTTTTCATCATGCGGATGTTCTGAAAGAATAACGTGCCGCTATTGTTATTCCGGGCTGCCGCCGCACGGATATATATCATTGATGGGTTAACCATATACACGAACATGTGGCGGTTGGTATTGATCTCACAATATGGGTTATCGCCCTGAAGTCCGTATTTAGCGCCCAATTGCCATTCCTGAAGGCATCTTCCGACGTCTAACTTGTAGTTGCATTCAGGCATTTCGTAAGGAGCGACAATTTCGATGTCCTCGACTTTTTTCAACCGCTCTCCGCCGATGATGAGATTGTCGTCTTTAATCTCGAGTTCCATAGGATTCTGGAATGTCGAGAACGTCACGGTGCCGTCTTTTGCGAAAGTTGTCCGGTGAAAGATGTTGGAAGACGGTATTTCAAATGTGGCCTGCATAGTGCTGTCGATCTTTGCATAATAGATACATACCGAATCGGTAATGACAGCCTCGGCATTATTGTTGGCCCAGACGCCTTTTGCGGAAGTGAGATCTGTGCCGGCGAATGACATCGGGAATGTCATCGCAAAGAATAGAAGAGCGGCAAATTTTTTCATTGGAATAGTTATTATGTCGTAAAGATAGACATTTTTAACAGAATAATGAAAAACAGGCCGTGTCAACGCGACACGGCCTGTCTTCGAGCAGATGAAAAGAAGTTAACGGATTGCGATTTTGCGGACGTCGACAGCAACGCCGTCGGCGTTGAGGTAGCGGACGATGTAGACGCCGGTGGCTACGTCGACAGGCTTGTCGACGGGCTGTCCGGCAATCTTCACGCCGTCGAGGCTGTAGATCTCTACGGCAACAACCCCTTCGGCGGCGGTGAGTGTCGAGAGTCCGTCGTGGCGCTCGTCGACGGTGACGGTCAGAGCGATATACTGACTCTGTCCGGCCTGGGTCATCTGGGCGTCGACAACTGTCGAGGCTTCGACGCTGAGGGTTGTTCCTTCGAGGCTGACGCCTTCGGCGGGCACGATGGAGTAGTTCTCTGAGGCGTTGCTATCGGCATTGTGCTCGAAGAAGTCGGCAAGGTCGATGGTCTGGCCTTCTTCGATCTCAACAGCTTCGGCTTTGCGCACGAGGGTGGCTCCGAGGTCGTCGATACAGAAATATCCGGGGGTATTCATGCCCCAGTTGCCGGTGTCGGAACTGCTGAGCTCGAATTTGAGTGCGGTGACTTTCCCGAAGCTCGAGAGGTCAATCCACTGCCATGTGTCGAGAATATAATGTTCATCGGCATTGTCGCTGCGCAGGTCGGCAAGATAGAAGTCGATCGATTCCTCGGTGTCGTCGGCTTTGACTCCTTTGACGGTCAGCAGATACCAGTCGCCCTGGCCGAATTTCTTGGCGTAGGCGTCGCCGTTTGTCATCGAGAAATATGTATAGGCGCTGTTGGTGACATACATGCCCGGAATCAGCGAGCCTTCGGAGTCGTTGGTGACGTCGATTGAGTAGGCCTGAGGGTATGCCACGCAGAAGTCGTCGGAAAGATGGCCGCCGCCTGCTGCCGAGCGATACTGATCGTCGAGACCGGTGAACTCTGAGCTGTCGTCGTTCGAGAAGGTGTAGCCGTTCCAATAGCTTGTAGAGCCGTACCACATTGTGGCGCCGTTGAAGGCGAGCGAGCCTGAGTAGATTGCGTCGTCTTCATTCTCGGGCGCGAGTGTGACGTTGAATTTGTTGTCCTCGAAGGTGGCGGGAACAAATTCGCCGGTGACGTCGACGTGGGTCTTGGCGGTAGCTGTCTGTCCGTCGGCCGAGGTTACTGTCAGCCAGTAGGCCTGTGTGTTGGCGGGCGATACTTCGGCCGTTGCCGTTGAGGCGACTTCGTTCTGCATCTGGTCGACCCATTTGTAGGTGTAGGGTTCGTCGCCGCCGGCTACTGCCGAAGTCAGTATCACTGCTTCACCGGCTTTGGTTGCGCCTCCTTCAACCTCGAGCGTGAGCGGCTCGATATGGCGCAGAGTGGTCACTTCGGCTGTGGCGATCACGTCGCTCTCAACGTTCAGGGCGGAGTTGACGAAGTAGTAGACCTTATAGGCGGTCTGGTCTTTCAGTCCGGTGAATTTGCTGACAACATCGGTGTCGGCTGTTATGTCGGTGGCCGGCGCGCTCATAAGTGTCTCGATAGAGGGAGCCTCTTCTGAAGCCTCCACGGCCTTGGCATAAAGCTTGCCGGTCACGTTCCAGCGGCTCGTCGCGCTGAACGAATAGTCTTCGATGGCGGAGAAGGTCGGATATCCGGCAGCCATCTCGGGCTTCACGGCCTCGATGTCGACATATTCGTAGGCGCCAATGGTGGGTATCGTCATGTTGCGGCGCACGCCGGCCTTGTCGGCCGCCAGATCTTCGTTGTGAAGCGGAAGAGCGG